ATGAATAATGCGGGCATCTTTATAGAAAAACACTTTAAAAACAAAGAGATAGAATTTCATTGCAGAGATGAATCAGAATATATTTACTATTCTGACTCTATGGTATTAAATCGCAATATAATAAAAGGAATAGTGCTGGAATATGATAAAGAGAGCGGTGTGCTGACTTTGGACAACAAAGGGAAAATATTCTACGTAAATGAAGAAAGTATCGAGCTCTTTTGGGAGCCTGGCCTGAATATTAATGATATCATGAGACCTGCGCTTAATACTGGAAATAAAATATTTAATAAGTAATGTTGGAGTATTATATGAAAAAACTATCAAAAAGGGAAGAAAGCAGCCCTACAGACAAAATTCCTGGTGGGTTGGGGCAATTCACCGAGCCAAAAGATGTTGATTCAAAAGAATTAGATGCCGGAATTGAAATTGAGTATGAGCACAACTCCAATACTGAAATAGCCCAAGATATTGCTTTAGACCACCTGACTGAAATACCTGATTATTACACCCGCTTAGAAAAAATGGAAGATTCTGCTAAGGAAGATGGGGTTTTTAAAGACATCAAAAGAACATGTTGTCTTATAAAAAGATTAGTTAAAATATCAAATTCATTAGATTCACAAGGTCTTTATGCGGAGGCGGATAAAGTCGACGAACTAATAAAAATGGCCTCTATGGCTCAAACCAATATGCTGATTAAAGCACTGAAGAGTGATGACCTGGAAACTGCCAAAAACATAATGTCTCATATTTCTGCTTCTGACCTACAACTTACGACAGATGATTTTCGAACACTAATGAATTTCTTGCATAATGGGGATTTGGCCGGGGCCAGAGGGTTGTTGAACATTGTTAAAGGCAATCCAGATTTAGACTTGGGGCGCCCAACTGTTAGTCCACACTTAAAAGATGTTTTTATTCCAGAGACTTTGACGGTTAGAGATATAGTGGAGGGGAAAGTTAGGATTGATGACTTAATAAAAGAAAGTTAAATACCACGCAAGAGGTAAGTAATATATGATTGAGCAGTAGCATAAAAAGCGTAATTTAAAAATTCAAATAAATGGAGCTGTATATGTTTAAAAGATTTTTAGTTGCTTGCTTGTTTCTTGTTACCGCTTGTTGCACTTTCAATTTTAATGTAGATTCTGACGCCACCCAATCTAAAAAGCCGAGTTTCGATGTTAATAAGACCTACAAATCTATTGGCATGATTGTTGGTAAAAGTCCCGATGGAAGACAAATGTCTGGCGCCGGCTTTGCTATTAACAAAAACCAGATAATGACTGCTGGACACGTTTGCGCTGGAATTTTACAATACCAGGCCGCGGGCGTTTTGGTAAATGATATCTTTATGCAATTCTATGCCCCTGATGACGAAACTATATTAGAAACTAATGGGCTAAGGATACTTAAAATCGATGCCAAAAATGACATTTGTTTGTTGCAGAAAGACGGCCATGGGCTAGCTCCTGTTAAATTCACGCCCAATTATTCTGGTATGCCATTGCATACCACCGTATATATTGTTGGGGCTCCTTTGGGCGTATTTGCCACATCGTTTGAAGGCAAAACAGTATTAAAGGACAGCAAGGATATGTATGAAGGAATGCCTTCCAAACTAACGGTAGATGCCGCAGCAGCGCCTGGCAATTCGGGTTCCCCGGTGTTTAATGCAGAAGGATTTGTTGTGGGTATGTTGGTGGCGGGTCCAAATGGGTTTGATCATGTTTCTATATGCACCGCAAGCCCGTATTTGGTATATTTTATTAATCATAGGAAATAAATGAAACTCTCTCTCAGACATAATGCAGGAATCGAAACACCAAGCGGTGGTGGCAGCATTGGAATATCCACCAAGGTTCGTAAGTACTGGAGAGAGTATTATAAAAGCGTTCCTGGTATGCTCGGGCCGAATGATTCTATCAATTATTTGATAGCAATGGATTATAATTCTGCCACCCCATTGCACCGATTCATATTGCGTTCCGAAGAACCAGCCGAAATAAGAAAATCCCATGAGTTTGTATACATTGCTGTGATTAGGAAAACTGGAAGACATGATATTATAGTTATACAAAAATCATTTAAAGAAGCTCCAGATACCACCAAGAAACAAAGAATGACTCAAGAATGGTTAGATAAAGTGTTTCGTGGAGAAATTAAACGGAGAACAAAATGAGTCTGTTAAAAAAATTAGTAAAATTGGCCAACGAATTAGATGAGAAGGGATTGTTTGGTGCAGCAGACGAAGCAGATGCGTTGGCTAAAAGAGAAATCTTAGAAGAGCTTAAGAACATACGTGAGCATATTGACGAAGCATGGTTATGGATGGATTCGGATGATAGATGGAGATTGCGTTTGCGTAATCTAATGGATCATAGAGACGATATTATCGCCAGGCTGAAAAAATTAAACGCACCCGCATTACAAACGGAGAGCAAAATGAGCTTATTAAAACAATTAGTAAAATTGGCCAACGAATTAGATGAAAAGGGCCTATTTGATGAGGCAGACGAAGTAGATTCGTTGGTTAAAACAGAAACCTTAGAAGAAGAACTTAAGAGAGTGAAAGAAGATATTGAAGAGTGTCTTCCGCAGGCAGATTATGATGGTGGGTGGAGATTGCGCCTGCATAGTCTAATAAACCATAGAGACAGCATTATAGATAAGCTGAAGGCATTAAACACGCCTACGTTTGAGGCGGATGATTCGCCAAAGCGCAGAGAGCCTACTCCTAAACCGGCTACAATTCCTCCTCTTACTATTGGGCCAGCGCCTGTCGTAGAGTATCCTCCCAAGGTAGAGAAAAAGGTATAATTTTTATCATGCTAATCAAAACCAGTATCCTTAAAAAACTTCCATCGGGAAAATATCGCCTTTATTCTAAAAAGAAAGGGCCTGATGGGAAGCGTAGAAATTTAGGCACTTTTGATTCTTTGTCTGCTGCGAAAAAACATGAAGCAGATGTGCACTTTTTTAAAGCGCACAATGAAGATGGCGAAGTAGACGATTTCCATACCAAGACTTTAAATAGGCTTTCTAATATAGCTACTTTTTTGGACGAAATAGGATTTAAAGAACCATCAGACAAAATTTATGCTGCGATGGATTCTATAGACGGAAGTTTAGATTCAGACGATGAAGATTATATTGTTGATATGTTTGTAAATACTGACAATCAAACGAATGTGGGTGGTCCTCGTGGCGAACCAGGCTGTGGCCCAGTGTATGATGGCAGTGCTGGCAGTTCGCCGAGCCTTTTCAGTGTTGATAGCCCTTCTCTTGTGGGGCGCGAAATATTAAAGAAATTAGTAAAATTGGCCAACGAATTAGATGAAAAGGGCCTATTTGATGAGGCAGACGCTATTGATGAAGAATTGGTTAAAATAATACATAATTTAGAAGAAGACAGAAAAAATAAGAAAACTCAAAAGATGGATCCTGCTGAAAAAGAAAAACAAGGAAATGAGGCTGTAGCTCGTTCTAACGGCAGAGATGGTAATAGTGTGACAGACAATAGCAACTGCGGTTCTTTTCAGGGTCTGAGTGACGCGTATATGTATCGCGGATATGGCGATTTAGAAGGTGCATATGGACCAGCTTAATAAAGAATCTTACAATTTCAATCACTTACACATATTACTTTTAATCACAAAAGGAATTAAACTTAGTATAAAAATATAAAAAATCTATCAATATTTTATTTTATAAGTATGCGTAATGGTGTGCAAAATGGAGACTTGTCTATAATGAACAAAAATGCTATTTATGGACAACCATCCAATTTGACTATTACGGACTCCGAACGCTCTACAGCTAAGGAAGTTAAAGAGAATTTTAAGGAAATCTTAAAGAAATTAGATAAGTCGGTTAAAGTTATATTGGATTTAAAAGACGCCATTACTCAACAAAGACCATCAAAAGGCGATTTGGCTGGAAAATATAAAGGCCGTCTTTTGAGATACGGTAGAAAAATTAAAGAGTCATTTAACGATTTTTTGCTTTCAACCAAATCAGGAATAGAACAACTTTCAGGAATAACTGACCCCAATATGATGAGATTAAAAGAGATTCTATTGGCCGAGGTTGGTGAGTTGTCCGATGGTGCAGAAGCCGTGTTAGACTTATTGAAAGAGCCAGACAAAGAAGGATTTACTCAGACTCTTGAGCGTGTTTGTTTTCAAATTGAAAAACGCAACAAATCGATTAAGGATGTCGTAGACAATCAATTGTTTGCGCATATAAACCAAGACATTTTGGGAAAGACAAAGATTAGCGAACTAAGATTTAATATTCGAAGAGGAAGTCGTATATTAAAGATATTGGCCAGGAGATAGTATGTCATTCATTAAAATTGGAGACGAAATACCGATTTTGGATTATTTTGATGATAATGGAAAAGAATGTTATTGTCCAGAGTGTGGGAAAAAACTTAAAGCCATTTCTATTACGGACGAAGAAAATGAGCTCGTTTGTGATTGCGAAATAGAAAAATCAGAAGAATTGAATTAGGAGTTAGGTGATGCCTATATCTAAAAAAGAATATATAGACCAATTAATTAAAATGGCTGACAAGTTAGACCAAGAAGGTAAGTCTGCACTTGCTGCAGAAATTGACAAAACAATCAAAGACATGATTCCTAAATCTGTTCCAATGGGAATGCCTCCAGTTCAATCTATAAAAATATCTTCAGACGAATTAGACATGCTGACTGAAAAAGGCAAGTCCGAGAGAGTTGCTAAGATTTTAGCGAGTCTTGGCCGTGCTTTTGAAGTCACAAAACATCCTGATGGCACTATGACCGTTGGACTAAATAACACCATTTTGCTTTCTGGTGGCAAAGGACTATATCCAAAAATGGACAAGCGGTTTAAGTCAATTAAGACGGCGGCGCTTGATCCTTCAAAACTCACCCCTGAAATGAGAATAATGCGAGGCCAATTAAAAATGGCCATTAGAGATAATGACGGGTTTCGTGTTCAAGAAACGTTATCGAAACCAGAGTTCACTCATAATTTGGAATCTCAAATAGGAACACAATTGGTCGCAGCGTTACAAATACTTGTAGAGAACGGCGATTTCAAAAGTGCTTTAGATATTTTAGGAATTGGAGATAAAGAATTTAAACCTGTAGCTTCAGACTCCGAAGCATCTTTGATTTCTGAAGCCGCCCGTCCAAAAGCTCCACTAAAACATCTCGATGATGGAACCAAAAAGAATCTTCTATTGTTCTTACACAAAGCTGATAATGAAATCAAAGAATCAATTACCCTCCTACAAGAGTTCTTTAAACGCTTGCGATATTTTGATATCGACAATACGGTAGAGCATTTGGACTTGGACAGAATTATGATAGATATGTCTAAGAACGAAGAGCGATTGAATATAGCCACTAAGAAATTTTATGAGATGACTGCTGGCCGTAGACCCGGAAAAGATGGAATAGAATCTTTTGTTGGGGCGATTCCACAAGGTTCGCCTATACAATCTGCCGAAGATTTTTTTGACTCACAAAGTAAGAAAGATACAAAATCAGAAGCCGAGACAGAGAAAGAAAATCTTTGCAGATACTGTAAAGGAAAAGGGCATAGTGGACCGCACGGAGATGCCTGCGGGCATTGTGATGGTTCTGGCCTCGAGATAGAAATGCCTCCGTCAACTAAGTATGAAGACTATGACGCAAAGGATTCGGGACCAAAAGAAGAATTAGAACACTGTGAACAATGTGCCGAAGATTGTGCCGGTGATTGTTATTGTCACGACAAATTAGATGAAAAAGATTTGGCCAATTTTTGGAAGGAAGAGAGTGATGAGGCCAACGATGCGAATTCTGTTGGTCGTATGAGTCCTAATGGAATAGCAATTACAAACGTAACAGGCGGAGAATGGAAGGAAGAGTAGTATATAGCAAAGTATACGATAGAAGATATTACAAAGTGGGCCGAGAGTTCAAAAATTATCGAGGAGATGACAGATGTCGTTTAACAAGATTGGCGAAAATTTAAATTTTGATGCTGAAAAAAGTCTACTGTCGCCAAAACAGGCGCTGGCAACACAAGAAATTACTGAACAATTTATTAAACTGGCCAAAAAATTAAAGCGGATTGCTCCAAAGGCTAAAGATTTCCTTTATTTCCATACTATAATGATGCATGCGGCCGAGAGCGCATTAATAGATCAAAAGACTGGAAAGCCAATTCTAAACGCAAAAGGTGAACCTATTGAGGGGCATTTTGAACCAATAAGAGTAAAGGGCAAAGAGTCTATCAAGTGGATTAGCAAAGACGGAATTAAGCCTTACAAGAACTTAAACGGGGATATTTTTGGTGAGGCTGAGCTTATTAAGGCTCATAAAAAATGGCAAGGGCGCCCAGTTTGTAAAGACCACAAATCTGATTCGGTTGACGGTATACGTGGTATAATCGTTGATACGTTTTATGACAAAAAATTCAAAAGAGTACATGCATTATGTGCTCTCGATAGAAAAAACTACTCTGATTTGGCTCGAAAGGTTGAAACAGGATACTCCAACTCAGTCAGTATGGGCACGGCGGTTGGAAGGGCTGTGTGTACCGAATGTGGCAATGTTGCTACCACCGAAAAGGATTATTGTAAATGCATTAAATCTCGCAGCAATTACGGCGAAATTAATTTAGACCTTAGTCCTATTGAAATCAGCCTGGTTGTTAATGGTGCCGATCAGTTGGCGAAAATTCATAACATTATTGCCTCTGTAAATAATTATGTTGAAAAGAAACAAGAAAGGATAAACCAATTGGTTAATGACCGTTGCGTTAATCCTACAGAACTTCAATCTTTGGCCGACTCAGTTAACGAGATTCAGGCGAAGCTTAATAACCTAATGAGCCTACAGAAAACTGCTGGTGACAAAACCGCGTCTGACTTAGGTGAAGTTGGTAAAGCAATCCAAGTACTACAAGATCAGATAGATAGAGAAGACGACCCAGAAAGACAAAAGATGCTCAAAGAAAAAATCGATGGATTTATCGATGAGCTTTCAGATAAAGTGAAAGAACCAGTACAAGAACAAGATGAAGACCTCAAAGTATGGCCGCAGGCCACTATGGGTGGTGGACCAAGCATGAGTACAATGAGTGACCAAGACACAGCACAACCTGCTCCTGGATCATTAAATCCATCAAGCAGATATGCAAATAAAGAAGGAGACAACATGAAACAGGGAACTTTAGAAGAAATTAGTCTCCTTCGATCCAAAATCGAGTCTGTACAAGACTCAATCAAAGAACTGAAAGAAACATTTTCTAAGGAGGAAAATAATATGAACTCAGCTAGATTACGGGCACGCGCAAAAGCACGCAGAGCTTATTGGCTTGGTGGTGGGGGCGTTAATGAACCTACTCCCGGCAAAGAAAAATATCCAGAAATGGGTGATTATCAAAAGATTCGTGATAGTGAAGACAAGCAAATGGTGGGTGAACCACTTGAGACAGGATCGGATGGATTGTTCCCTGGTGACGAGCAGAAACTTAAGGAAATTGGCCGCGATGGTCTAAATCTTAAGAAATCTGAATTGGAAGAAAGAAAGATGAAGCGCAGGGCTTATTGGCTCGGCGGCGGTGGCTTAAATGAACCAACTCCAGGCAAAGAAAAGTATCCGAAAGAAGACGCGGACAAAATCCGTGATACCGAAGACAAGCAAATGACTGGCCTTTATGAAATGGGCGGAACTGATGGTATGGTTCCTGCTGACAAGCCGGTTAAAGAAAAGATGTTGCGTGCCAAATTGCGCGCAGTGTTTACCAAAGTTGCCGATGATAAGGGCGGGATTCGCAAAGACGCCTCTCATTGGGACATTTTTGCTGGCGATAAGATGATTCTTTCTGCCACTGGTTCTGAAATCTATGGTGACGAATTGGACACCAATTGGGATTATCTCAATTCAAAAGAATATGGCAAGGATGTTATGGCCCATATTCGCAACGAGGGTTTTGACCGCGTTGCTTATTTACTAAAGGGCGCAGATGCAGTCCCAGCAGTTGACATGCCTCCGGCTCCAGCAGCCCCGGCTCCAGCTCCTGATGCTGCGGCTCCAGCCCCAGCTCCTGCAGAAGAGCCTAAGGATGACAAGAAAGATAAGGCTCAAGATAAGATTAATGCAGCTTTGAATGCTGTTGAAGAGAAGATTGAGGAAATTCGTGAATTGTCTGGCGGCAAGGGACTTGTTGACATTGATGTCGATGTCTCTAAGAAAGAACCCGGCAAATTAGACGAATTGACCGCCTCTGTTCTATCATTGATGGATGAATCGGCTGACGAATTGGCTCTTGCCAGTGAAGCCTTAGAAAAATCCGCTGATGATAAGATGCTTGAGGTCGTTAGTCAAGTATTACAAGACAGCGAAACTATTATGGCCCAGGCCAGTTTAGTTGTCGATGCTAAGAAAAAGAAGAAAGAAAAGAAAGAAGATAAGGAAGATAAGAAAGAAGACAAAAAAGAGGACAAAGAAAAGAAAGCCCAAGAGCTTTTGGATAAGGCATTGAAAGTTCGTGCCGAAAATCGGGCTGCTATGCTGGCCGTTGCAGAAGATGCTGCCCAAGAGACTTGTTCTGTTTGTCACGGCGCAAAAGACAAAGAATGCAAATGCATGAAGGCCGACGATTCTATGATGGTGGAAGAAGATGCAATTGAGACTTGTGCTGCTCGTAAGAGTAACCGAGAAAAGTTAGTTGCCGCGGCAGCTAATAAATTGCAATATCCTACCATTCATGATAAGCCCCTAACTTTGGATACCGCAGAGAATGCTACAGAACCAACTTTCTTCCAAGCACATCCAAAAGGTGGCACTACCACCGAGCTTACTGGAACCAAGACCCCAGAAGCTAAGGTAGAGACAATTGAAGAGATTCACGAAGTAATGCGTGATGTGGCAGAATCTGGCCCACGCAATGTGCGTGAAGCTGCTGCAATCCTTCAAGAAAAGATTGTTGAAGGCTCAATTAAAGCAGAGGATATGGATAAATTGGTTGCTGAAGGCAAAGTTGATTCAGAAACCGTTAGCTATTGGAAGAAATTCTTTAGTCAGGCTCCTGGCGCTGGAAGTTTTGGTGCTGATTTGAGCAAAGAGTTTGCTTCTAAAAAGAAAGAAGCCAGCGATGGCGCTTATAAGATTAAATTGCGCAGAGCTTATGACCTTGGTTTACAAGCACAAGAGAAGGGCATTATACACTCTACCCGCGCATCTTTAGACAACTATGTTGACGAAGTTATGCAGTTTGACGATGCAGCTTTCGAATCAACCAAGCGCATTGTTGCAAGTATAAATGCAGTAGAAAAGAAAAATAGTGGTTCAATACCAAGAGTGGGTCTTGATGCCGCAGCAGAATCATTGAATGTTACTGCATCTGCTGAACCAACCCAAGAAGTATCTATGTTAGACGGTCTTAATACTTTGGGCTGGAAGTAATAGTATAAGGTTCTTGGAGTTCATATAAAATAACAGGGAAGGATGCCTCGAGCGTCCTTCCCGCCTCCTTATGAGTTGCATATGAAAAACTTGATGGACGCGCTTGAATTATATGTTGAAATTGAAGACTTAAAGAAAATGGAATTAACTGAAGAAGAAATATTAGGATTTTTAGAAGTATATTACGAATCCTGGTTTCAAAAAAATGATAGTGAGTCTAATTGAGGCTTTAAATGATTGGTATAAAAGACGAAATACTTTTTAAATTTGCTGCCTTATTGGATAAGCTTGCAATAGATATTCCTGTGCCACCGAAGACAGAAGAATTAGAAGTGATGCCTCCAGAAAAATCGACTGATTTATCTCAAACTGTTCCTGTGCCGCTAGAGATAAAAGAGAAGCCTATTTCCAATAGAGACGTTGAGCCCAAACAAGGCACAGCGGAGTGGGCCGCAAAGTATCATACTCAAGAGTTTTTAAGAGGAACAAAACAACCGTATCGTGGATGGATAAGACAGCCTGAGAACCAAACACTTGTAAAAAATACCATGAACGAGTTAGTGGAGAAATCACCAGAAGATTATTTTGCCTGGGATTTACACCGTAGAATAGAACTTAAACCATGGCTATATCCCGCTGCCAAGGCATTAATAAGCAAAGACCCCATGATTGCCCTAATGAAAGAAATATACAGATTCGATGAATTGACCGATTTAAACACGGAGCTTTGGAAGGCAGTGTTGGACAAACAAATATCCCGGTCGGCACATGACCCAGAATCTAAGGGAGACGTTTTTTTAAACAACATATTTAACAAAATGCGTCACCTGGCCGGAAGAATAGCTGTTACTGACCCCGAATTTTATTGGCTGTATATAGAAGGGAAACCAGTAACCACAAAACAATTCGATGAAGAAGCTAAAAGAGTTCTTAAACAGAAACAGGAGTTGGGTAAATCTGAACCTGTGAAATTAAAATATAAGACCAAATTATAAGGAGAATACAATGTCACAATCCGGTAATGAAATGATGAGGAATCTTGCCAAACTTCTTGATGTAGATATGGTTAAGACTGCTGCAAAGAAGGAAGACAAAGAAGAGAAGAAGGAAGAAAAGAAAGACGAGAAGGATGAGGATAAGGACGAAAAGAAAGAAGAGAAAAAGGAAGACAAAGAAGAGGAGAAGGAAGAAAAGAAAGACGAGAAAAAAGATAAGAAAAAGAAGAAGTCCGCGGTTATGTTTGGTATTATTAATGACTTGGTTAAATTGGCCAATGAATTAGATGATGCAGGCGCCACAGACGCTTCTAATCTTATTGATGATGCTCTACAAGTTTTGAATCAAAATTTGGATAAGTAAATATATCAATATTTGTTTTCTATATTGGGAGCAAGAATGGAAAAGTTGTCCGGGAAAGAACAAGCGATAATTGAGAGTTATTTGTTGGGAGTTTCGGCTTACCAATTGGCAGAGCAATTTGGTGTTAGCCGCACTCCAATTTATAATGTCTTAAAACGCAACGGAATTAAAATGCGCACCAGTAGGGAAAATAATATTTTAAGATTTAATAATGACAAGCCACTTTCATACAAATTATTAAATTGTATAAATGGGTGGCTTTTGGGAGATGGTGGTTTGCATTATACTGGCAACCAAGCATATTTTTGTTTTGCTCAAAAACATGAAGAGTACGTGGATTATATTATAGATTTGTTTGAAAAAGAGCACGTACATTGTAGAAAATATCACTCAATTGATAAAAAATTTAAAACAGACAGTTATAGGTTATTCACAGAAAGTACAACTCAGTTTGCTGAATTATACAATCTTTGGTATCTAGATAAAAAGAAAATTGTCCCAAAAAATTTAGAATTGTCGCCGGAATCGATTACTTTTTGGATTATGGATGATGGAACTTTAAATAAATCTGGGGCAATGAGACTTTCCACAAACGCTTTTTCTTTTAAAGATGCAGAATATCTTTGCAAGAAATTAGATGAATTTGTTGGTATATATCATGTCTGTTGGATTCAGAGAGATAGGGATTATCCCAGAATTTATATACCAAGAAAATATTATAAAAAACTTATAACAAAAATTATCGGGTGCCCGTGCAATTGTTTGATGTACAAATGGCATATAATTGATTGCCCAGATGAACCACACACGATAAAAATTTTGGATATCTGTGTAGAAAAAATATTAAAAATGTATAATGATGGGCAAAGTTATTCTGCGATTGGAAGAGAATATGGGTTTGACCATCACTCAATTAAAAAATTCATAGCCCAATGTGGAGGTTTGTCTTGTTAAAGTTAATCCAGGTCGGATCCAGTCTACCGGTTTCATTTCCCGTCGATCCAACTAGCACATTTCAGCCGGGTCAGATAGGCCAAATGAAAGTTCTTGGAAACGAAATAGTTTGCGGGGTTAGTGATGGTACAGCGCCAATAGGAATAATTGACGACATTAATACGTCTGCTTTCACAGCATCTGTTATTGATGAAGTTGTTGTTATTCCGCTGGTCGGCGTGGGTGATGGGTATGGACATTATGTGTCCGCTATAGATACAGAAAAAAGATTAAGATTTTCCAATATAGTTCGTAGTAGTTTTACGGCCGATATTGAAGGCCTTATACTTTATGATGTGAATGGTGTAATTTCTGTTCCGGCCGGAAGCACGCTCAATTACGACTCTGACGGTGACTCAATACCAGATTCTATCAGAACAATTGTGAACTATACATATAGGATAGCCAATATACCTGGAGACAATACCACAGTTTCTAGTGGCCGCATCACTGTTTGGTTTCAAAGAGGGATTTATGAAACAGACCAATTTGATCCAACTCAGCAATATGTTGTGAATGCCACGTTGTTTTGTAATGCTGAAGGCTTGTTGACAACAGAAAGAATCACCCCATCGCACCCAGGAGTGGCGGTGCTTACGGGCCCTCCAACTGGAATTAACAATTCGATTGAATTTATGTGGATGTAATAGTTTTATAGAAAATATTTCAAGATGATATAATAAAAATAGGAGATAACAGATGCGCACAATAAGCTTTGACGAATCATTAGTAATGCGAGAATATGCTCGTATAGCTGGGGAGAAAAATTTTGTTAAAACGGCTGCAGACCAAATGCCTGCCGTACCGACCCCAATTCCACTTGGAGAACGGCAAGAACGCCCAGTCGGAGCACCAATGGAAAAATGGACAGAGCTTTTGAATGCATCTAAAGTTGTTGATGATTTGGAAAAGAAACGATTGCTAGAAGGAATTAATATTCCTACAGCGATTAGAGATTTTGCAAAGTTCAACGCCGTTATTGAAAAAATTAAACTAGGCGACCCTAATCTGTACGCTGCACTGGCTCCCAAGCTACAAGAGGCCATGGCAAAACGCTCTAGTACCAAAACAGATTTAGTTGTTGAGGCAACTGAAGGATACGATGTTAGTGGTGAAACAGGTAAAGATTTGGTTGATAGCGCTCATCCTGGCAAAATGCACACAGAGGTTACTTATCATAAAGATGACGAAGGCAATCTTATTGAAACTATATTAGAGCAACAGGAGACAGACATTGATGTTGCCCACTCTGTTCCAAAGGGAACTTATGCCACCTTGATGGACTTATACGAAAAATTAAATAAGATGGGCCATACGGATGTTCTGAAAGATTTAGAGCATGCTATTAAATTGGTGGCAACTCCAGAAGAAGTCTTTAATTATACTTTGATTACATTAGCAAATAAACTCGATGACGGCGGATTTGTCGAAGTTGCTAATAAGGTGGATACTTTAATAAAAAAAGCACTTGAGTCAGATACGTATCCCGGCAATATGTATATGCCTTATGATCCCGTCCAGCAGACACGTAATGATATTTCGCAGCAATCACGTATGCCTGGTACGGGCAACTGGCCGCCGCTAACTACACCAGCAGCTGCGGCACCTGTGATTCAACAACCTACCAAGCCTGTACAAAATGCAAACAAATCCAATCCGAAAGTCTTGCAGTTTCAACAGTCATACAATAAAACGAAGGGCGCTTTAAAAGAGGATGGTATATGGGGCCCGAATACTGAGGCCGCATGGAAAAGCTCACAACCCAAACAACCGGAACTTGAACCGATACCGCAAACAACTACGCCTCCAGCGGCTCCTCCAGAGGCTCCACCTGCGCCGTTGAAGCCCGAGCAATATAGACCGGTTGTGAATCCTGAGAATAGGTTTGCACCTGCTTTCTCTCCCGCTGCTCCAAAAATAAAGTAAGGTGAACTATGCCCCAATCCACTAGAGATGAAATATTATTAAAGTATGCCTCTTTAATGCAACCCGAGCTTATTAAACTAGCTTGGAGTTGGAAAGATTTGGCACAAGCTCTAATACCAGAAGTCGGTATACCAGCGGCAATTGGTACTGGCGTAGGCCTTGCTGCTGGAACAGGGTTAGCCGGTGGCGTAGGCGCTGCGGTTGCCTTAGGAGCCAGCCCTATAGGTTGGGTGTTGGGTACAGCCTTATTGGGATGGGGTCTTTATGATGCTTTTCATGGAACATTTCAAATCACAGATAATAATCTAAACGATTTAGTGAGCCGTATTAAAGTCTTGGATCCTAACGAAAATGCAAAACAAATTGTAGATGATTGGATTAAAAATTTAGAGGCTTATAAGACAGTATTCGTTGTGCGTCCATTATCCGGCAATAAAGAACAAGACGCCCAAATTGTCCTAACACAACTAGGCCAAATGAAAATGTTGGTTAATTACCTAGCGACACTCAAGCAACAATGGCCCGAAGTGAAAAAAAATCTAACCGATGTTGGCTGGGATATTGGTGAAGCTGAAAATGCAATCAATCTAACTTCTGATGCTATTCAAAAGCAATTCGTGTCTCTTCAGCAGAAATTAAAAGAAGCCACCATACAGGTTGTTCAGCAATCTAGCAAAAAATCTGGAAAAGATTATTTAACTTTGGCTAATGATATATCCTCTCTTTATTCTAAGGTTGTCTCGTTGAATCAAAATCAAGCCCCGGGCTTGACTCCATCCGAAGACTATGCTTGGAATTTGGCACAAAAAATATTATTAAAGACCGATGAGACAATAGGTGAGGCAGAATTAGAGCAAGGAATGCCTCATTTAACTAAGCTCAAATCATCTTTAGAACAGGCTATAAACTATTTGTCCAAATCTACCAAAAAATCTTCTTATAAGCCCGCTATTTCTAAACGAGCATTAGTTTTGGCAGATGGTACTCAGATAGGTGACAAACAACCTACCGCACCTACGGCCAGGACCAGACAAGTCGGACAAACAAAAAATAATACAGTGGCGGCCATTCAAACCACCATAAACAACTTCAAAATGTTGGACAGGCCGGATTTGGTTGCAGACGGAATTTTTGGTCCTCAAAGCGCAGCCTCATTAAATGACCTCATGGTAAAAATACCAGAGCTAGAAGAATACTTGAAATCTATAGACATAACTGGCAAAGATGTTTTTAATTACAACGAGCTTAATAAAAATCAAGAGAAGCTTAATGGAATTTATAAGGCATTGGCTGCTTTCCAAAAATCAATATCTGGTGGTAAAGAAGAAAATAAAGATAAACCTGAAGCACCTGCAATTTCTGCTCGCTGTCCTATCGGAAAAGATAATATGGACCCAGATGAAATTGCGTCTTGTCTAATGACTATGACTATTCAGGAAAAGGGCCGGCCTGCTATGCGCGCAAGCGAGTGGTTAGCAATGTGGGGATACAGAACAGTAGAAGAACAGGCGACAATAGTTAATGAAGCATTACAATCAAGGGTAACTGGTTTGCCCGGAGATTGGATTAATAGAGCAAAGACTTTAAGAGATTATGTTATAGAACTTCACGATGGAGTTCAACCTGGACCAGGTCAAATGAGTTTTAGGAGATAAAAATGGGCTACGAAACATCAGAAGTGATGCGGGAGTTTATGAAGATAATGGCCGAGCAAGAAACCCCGGCCAAAAACCCGTATGCAGAAGACAAGAAAATTATAGAAGAGAAGAGAGAATTTCCTGAAGAGGACTTGATTGAACAAGCACATCCGGAGAAAGTGTATGTTGCTGAATCACGAGGCGATGGCGGTTTGGTGGAAAATCAAAACGAACAGCATGAGAAAATGATGACGGTTATTAATAAGATGCCCACTGGTGCTTTGTTAGGAACTTACGCATCTGCTGTTACTACTTTGACCAAAATGGCCGATATTTGTGACGAACTAGGCGATTCTGAATCAGCCGACGCACTAACTAATGTGGCCGAAAAAGTTTTGGCTCTTATGGATAACTGCCCTTTTGACCGCGGCACTTGCATTAAAGACGGCGAGGTAAGCCCGTTACACAAAGAAGCAGATGGTAGAACATGTGGAGCTATTAAGGAAATAAATCGTCATTTATCTGATGCTAAATTCTATGCGGTAAAGGGCGACAGTGTAGAAATGACCATAGCGTTAGACCGCGCGCGTCATCTCGCCTATATGTTCGGGGGCACAATGCCATCTAAAGTTATGATCGTGAGAGAGAAAATAATGGCTTTGTGGAGAGGTGAAATAACATTAGAAGAGAGTGCACAAACAACTTTTATCAAGAGTGCCGGAATAATAACAGCTATACCCAAACTTATTTGGTGGTTGACCAAAAACACTTTTAAGCTGGGCGGGGCAGCTGCAGGTAAGGTAGCAGAAGCTACGCCTGAAGTTGCAGGCGCATTAAAACTTTGGTGGAAATCAGGAAAGGCAACCAAAAGTTCTGAACAAATAGCAGAGCACGCAGATGATATACTCAGAGATCTGACTTCTGTTACAGAAAGTGTCACAAAACACTCACAAGATATAAAAGAATCACTTTCTATAGCAAGCAAAAGTTTAGCCGACCAGATTACCAAACTTCAATCAGCCGTAAATGCAAATGAGTCTGAGGCTGGTAGATTATTGCGTTCAATAGAAAAAAACAAAATAATGGCAAAAAATAGGCCAGAATTAGCAAATGAGCTTATTAGAAAAAGTGACGAGGATATAATACAAAGAAATAAATTATTAGAAAATATAAAAGGTGACAAAAGCTATATCAATACATTAATTTCTATACGGCAAGTTGCCAGTGAGCCAGGCGGAGAAAGTACGGCTCTCGCCATGATGAAAAACAATCCTCAGCTGCAACAATATTCTGGAACATGGTTAGAAAATATGAAAAAAGCATTCGATACTAACGCAATGGTATTGTCTGCAAAAAGTAAAAATCTTAATAATGACGCTGCATTTTTGCAAGAATATCTTGCTCTAAAAAGAACTTCTGGTGCGGAAGAAATGCGTAAATTGTTCGAGGCAAATCCTGACAATATCGCCAAATTATTGCAATTAAATAGTACGGACAGAATAGCAAAAATAATAGAGAGTGGAAAAATTCCATTAAGAAATAAACTATTCGGCTTGACAGTACAAGACCAGGCGAAAACATTAGGTCTTCCTGTCACTGTGCTTGCTGGTGGTGCGGCAGCCACGCTCGGCGCTATTGGAGTATTTGATTGGTTTCATAAAAATGACCCCAGCCAGGTAGTCCGTGCGGCCCAAAATGTCAAAGATCCACTAAGTAAAGTTCGTACTTATGGTCCTGGCCAAGATATAGTGAATAAAGTTAAAACATCTATGAATAATATTGACGAGATGCAAAAATTGATAAATGATGGGTTGGAATCAAATCCAGAGCAATCTATTTCAAAATATGTATCTGGAATGAGCAAAGAGCTAAAGTCTCTTAATGATGCTGTAAGTCAGTGGAACTTAGTCGAAGAAAACGCAGAAGATAAGAGTGTGGCAGAACAAGCCAAGAATCAAATAATAGATTTTGTGTACAAACTCGCCTTATCTTTTAATGATTTGGCCAGTCGAGTTGGTGTGCCTGGCGTACAGGCTCCCAGCAAACAAACAAACAAACCGGGCCAGACAAACGACAATGTGACCAAAATACAATCTTTTTTAAAGATTCCTGCGACTGGAACATTAGATTCCGCTACTGTTAGTTCGTTGCAAAAATTAGAGCAAGACTTTAACAACAAGCAAAAAACTAATGAATTCACTGGTGTTTTTGTTCAACCAGCTATTAATTTTGTGATTGATTACAGCAATTTAATGAATATAGTTAAAAAGTATTAAAAATCTATCAATATTTTTTCTTATATATACATGGATATTCTTGTGATTTAAACTATGTTTTTATCTGAGAATTTTACCACAAAAACTAATTCTTTGGAGGAATTAAAATGGCTCTATATCTTATGCAATCTGGTGTTCAACCACTAGGCCAATTCGACATCCTAAATACGGATGCTTCGAGTATTTTAGGCGGAGAAGTAATGACCTTGCATTACACTACAGTAGCAAACAGCTCTACTGAAACTTCCGCGTTTGACGCTCAAGACGGTTACGTCGCACCCAGTATCGATACTGGTACGACTACCCAATATCGTCCCTTGGCTCGTATAGCTTCTACAAGCTATATTGGCACGCCTTATTACAATGCATTGTATCTGGCAGATGAAGGCTCTGCTGGCTATGGCGTGTTGTTTGGCACAGTTGTTGGTGGTAACACCGGCACGACCACAACTGGTACCAACCTCGGGCCCAGCTCTTTGACTGGCTCAGGCAAAGTTACCTTGTGGAATAGCCCTGGTCTTTATGCGATTAGTTTGGACGCAGTTGACCACGCTAATGTTCAGACCACAGCTATCGTGTATCCTACTACGAATAGCGCAGCTTGGGATACGCCGGTACCGGGTGCCCAACTAGGCGTTAATGCTACCGGTCTATTATGCCGTTACGTATCAGGCCCAATCGTTGCTCAATTCGTTGAGTTGACGAACAGCGGTGGCTTGGTTCAGACTCCTGGTCGCTTCTTCAGTTCATCGCCAAGTGCTTCGACATTTGACCGTGTTGTGATTCAGTGGGCAGGCTCTGGTTACAGAACCATTAGCTAATAGTTAATTAATCTCGGGGAGTCGGTTTTATCCGGCTCCCCGAGGTTTTTCTAGTAAAGACATGTTTTAAATTTGTTGTGAGTCGGTTGGCAATAGCCAACAAATTTAAAAATCATCTATCAGGTCTGGGACGGGAAAATATACGACCAGATACCAAAATAGAAATTTCCACGGAGGAAAAAAATATGTCAATGTTTAATACCCACGGAGAATTGAATGCGTTGAACGACAGAGACGCTTTAGCTCAGATCGTAAAATTCGCATCTATTATCCAAAACAATCAGTCAGCCAATCAAGGTCTTGCTGGTAGCCCTTCTTTCACAGAAGAGCAAAAAGATGAATTGGTTCGCCGCGCTTTGATGACCCAAGAAGGTAAAGTTGCTTTGGGCCAAGCCATGGCTAACCCAATTCGTAGGAACCTCGACTATCAAGGTGTTGGCCGTAGAGTTCTAGTTGTAGACCCATTGCCCCAAGGCGCATTGCCCGTCTATGACCGTGATATTGATGTTGCAGCCGTTGTTGTGTCCAGCAATGGTTCTGCACCAGAATCACGTATTTTCTCAGACCGCGTTACCGTGCCGGATTTTGAAGTTGTGTCGAATCCTACAGTACGCATCGCTGAAGTCAAACGTCGAAGATTCAATGTCATCGACCGTGCCCAGCAAAAAGCACGCCAGGAAATCCAGGCCCAAGAAGATGCTAACATTTTCGCAGCTTTGGATTATGCTGGTGACGCATCTTTGGGTGGTGAAAACACTGCTCAAGACATCGCTGACGCAGGCCTTTTGAAGCGCAACTTGTCCAATATTAAGGTTCAGGTTGATCGTTGGGACTTGGTTACGACCAAATTCCTCATGAACATCATTGAGTTCAATGACATTCTCAATTGGGCCGCATACAGTGGAACTTCCACTGGTGAGATCGACATGGTTTCGCAACGCGAAATCTTGCAGACTGGTCTTTTTGCCCATCTTTGGGGCGCTGACATTATTGTCAGTAAGGTTGTGCCAGTTGGTAGCATTTATGGCGCCGCAGATCCAGAGTTCGTTGGTGTAATGCCGATTAGACAAGACATAGAGGTGTTGCCAGCTGACGAGCCGAAGCAGCTTAAGTTGGGCTGGGTTGTGAACGAGATTATCGGAATCGGAATTGTGAACCCCAGGGGTGTATGCGCAGGCCGAAAGACAGTAACCGTAGGCTAATCAAGTAGTTATAGCATGCCAATAGAATAGAATAATTGAGAGGCGGCTTTGTTCGCCTCTCTTTTTTTGATCATTTTTCGTGACAATCCAACCAAGATTAATTTCTTGGCTCATCCGCTGGTAGCCTTTTCTTAAAAATCTATCAATAATTTAATAGTATTAGTAGGGATGTTTGGTGTAATATTATATTAAAGGAGATTGCTATGAGAAAAATATCAGACCAAGAATTAATAGATGAGATGAAAAGAGTATTTGCCGAAACTAATGAAGTTCCCAAAACCGTAACCTGGAACACAAAAAGTAAAATATCCCTAGATGCTTATCGAAGAGCCTTCGGCTCTTGGGAAAATGCATTAAAAGCGGCCGGGATACAAAAAGAAGAAAAAGATTTTATAGTGAAAGAACGAATCATTATAGATATTAAAAAAGCATATATTGCCAATAAAGATTTAAATGTCAATGATTTGATTCGATCTTCTGGCCATTCATTACCAACAATAATGAAATATTTTGGATCCGTAGATTCGTTATTGAAAATTTCCAAGATTGATTTAAATAATAGAACATCTAAAGAAGAGTTTATTAATGATTATATAAAAATATACGCCAAATTAAATCGAATTCCTACATCGAGAGACCTTGATACTCATTCTAAATACGCAGCAAATACTTTTAGGCGTAGATTTGGAAGTTTGGAGGCCGTGGCAGAAGAAGCCGGAATACAAAAAGGAGACGCGCCACTAAAAGTTTCAGATGAAGACTTATTGTTTGAATTGAAGCGAATTAGTGATGAATTAGGTAGAGTTCCTATGACAGAAGATGTGGATTACAAAACAAAGTATAGTGTCAATTCCTATATCAGGGCCTTTGGCTCATTTGATAAGGCCCTCAAACAAATAGGGCTATCTGCGGTCAAACAAACAAAAATCAACCAAATCTGTTCAATCTGCGGTCTTTCTTCTGTTTCTATGATTTCACACTTTACCGAGCTACATCCAGATGAATTGAAAAAACAAGAACAATTGGTGGTAGGTTTGTTTAAAGACGGCTTAAGTGCCAGAAAAATTGCTACTCGCGATGATGTTATTTTTAAGGGCGGAACAAGCGTTACTAGAGTTATTAGAAAATATCTATCATCAGAAGAAATAGAATCATTGAGAGTTTGCAAGATTACTTCAAAACTCAAGCAAGATTATGCGGATGGAAAATATGAATGGGTGAACGAACTAAACAGAAATAGAAACACTACAACAGAAGCCAAAGAAAAGAACTCTGAGGGCTTAAAAGAAGCTTATGCGTCTGGAGAAAAAGAGGCTTGGAACAAAGGTCTTACTAAAGAAACAGATCAAAGGGTTGCCAAATCATCTGAATTAATAAGCGAAGCAAGAAAAAGTGCTTTTAGTTCTGGAGAACTTGAAAAGAAAATTGGACCAGAAGCAAGTAATTGGAACGAAGACCGGGAAGAAGTAGCGCGAAGGTATCGCTTGGGATTAGATTTTTCTGCTGAGGCTCGTAGTTGCATTAAAAAACGAGCAGAATATAAATGCGAAAAATGCGGCATCTGCCAAGAACAACTGGAAGAGTTAAGTCAAACTCTTGAATGTGATCACATTATTCCTATTTTTAAGGGCGGTCTAGATGATTGGCAAACAAACGCCCAAGCATTATGTCCAAAGTGTCACCGAGAAAAGTCTATGTCAGACTTGAAAAAATATACGAAATGTCTGACTTAACTACCAAAGAGCAGTGCATACAATTAAAAACAGCATTTGGTTTTGAACATTTGCATTTCTATCGCGGCCAATATGGCCGCTTTCATTGCGTATTTATATCTGACCCACTCAACTTTAATAGTGAAGATATATTAGACCTAACATTCATTTTGTCATCGCTAAGCAGAAACCAAGGAAATTTCTTCTTTGATGATATCGGAAAGGAATGTTCCGTGCAAGAAATACAATTAAACTATCTAATATTAAAGCTATCTTTATAAAAATCTACTAATATTTTTTATATTCTTCTGTAAGACAATTCCATTTCGGAGATGTCTCATGAGAATAGGACTTTCTTCAAGCAATTCAATAATATCCAAGGCTATTAAATGGCTCACGTGTTCTAAAGTAAGCCACTCTTACATTGTGTTTTGTGCGGCCGATGAAGAATTGGTTATAAACGCAGCCTATAATGGTGTGATTTGTGAACATTATGAACTATTCAAAAGACGCACCAGTATAATGGCCGAGTTTGAGATTTTATTAACCCCGGAGGAAGAACATCGAGTTCTTTCTTATTCATTAAAACAATTAACCAAGTCGTATGATTTTCTTGCTATTTTGGGTTTAGCGTGGGTATTTCTCAACAAACATCTTGGCAGAAAGGTTTGCCAACCATTTTCCAACAAATCAGCTTATTTTTGTAGTGAATTAGTAATCTGCTCGTTGCAATCTGCTAACTTTCCATTGTCTCATTTTATGTATAGAGAGGCCACTAGCCCAGAAGACGTGATAGAATTTCTTATTAGCCATCCGAGGGCTAAATTAGTAAGAGGAGGAATATAAAAACAAATACATCCCGCCAAAGTTCAAGAAGCTCTTTCTTTAATATAAATCTCAGATTTCTATCAATAATTTTTAATATAATATACGTAGTGCTGTGCACTATTTTGGGTAAGAAATATGAAGATTTGCATAAAGTGCAACCAAAACAAAGAGTTAGGTGATTTTCCCATTAGGCCAGATTTGTCTAATGGGCACAGGAATACGTGTAAGAAAGAAGCAAAGCTTCTAAAAATTTAAGGAGAAAATTATGACAGAAAGTAATAAAGTACTCACAGGAAAGGTAATTTGGTTCAACGCCAAGACTGGAATTGGCTTCCTAGCTCGTGATGACGGGCAAAAGGATTTGTTTGTTCATTGGACAAACATAGAAATGGAAGGTTACAAGACCCTTAAGCCTGGCCAAGTGGTTTCCTTCGAAATCGGGGCTAATGATCGTGGTCCACAAGCTATCAAGATTAAGGTCTTGAAAGATGCCCCAAAGGACGAAGAAGAAACCTTCTAGTTCTTAAAAGATAGTTTTGTTGCCGATTCCATCGGCTTGTTTAATAAAGAATGTGTTATTATAGGAGTGGTGTATGAAAGAGAAAAATTTTCTATGGTTACAAAATTTGAGCGCAATGGATGTTAGTCTGGACGATTTATACTTGACCATAAAATCAGGGCACACTATAAATGTATATCAGACAAACCCGCAACTTACTGTTGACCAGGTGAAATTATCCTTGGAGTCTGGGTCGATATCTAGAAGGCTCAAGACCAAAACTCTTAAAATTGTAAAAAAACACACATCTGTTAATCCCCCCTCCCTGAAGAAAATAAAACAGAGCAATTCTCCTTATTTAATAAAACAAACCAAATCATCTATTATAATTGAGCCGGAATCTGTTTTAGACGATGACACAAAGGAGAATTTTGATTTTGCAGATTACGGGGTCGATATTGATGCTGTTGCCACAGAAACAAGGCCTCCGGTAGTAAAAAATATTAATGGCACTATAACTGTCGGAGAGTCAACCAAGCCTCGTTCTCTGAAAGCAATAGTTTCGGGGACTCAAGATTCGGGCGTGGTTGAAGACACCAAAGATGCCACTGATAAAATCATAAAAATAGAAAACAAAATACTAAATGAGAGCGGCGAAGAGACAGAAACAGAAGCAGTTCAAACAGAAAAGAACGTGATTGTTATGCAGACTGTAGATGAGCCCAAAGAATAATATCGGAGGATACAGTGTCCAATAGATTCGGAATACAGGGAAGAGACATAGAGATTTTTGTGCAATTCTCTGACGCAGAGGGCACTCACGTAAACACAGACGATATCCCTACTGTTGCAATTTATGATTCTAATGGTACACTTCAACAGGCCGCCACTAGAGTTGGGGTTGGGCTGGCCGAAGACCCTGGTATTTATAGTTTTACTTACTCTATACCGTTAACCGGGCCGGATGGATACTATACTGATTTGTGGACGGCCAAAATCGGAAACGAAACTATATCTAGCGGTTTTCAATTTTTGGTTAGTGCATCTAGTGAATTAGAAGAAGATATTGAACCCGTTTATTATCCTGGCGAGGATATTCCATTTGTGTTTACGCAAGCAGAAACTTATGGGGTTAATGTTTTGTTAAAATTAATTAAGCCTCGTTTAAAAAATAATGGCGTAAGAAAGATACCAGATGGCTTGGGCGGCTATACCACAGAGATATGCAATGTATTTACTGATGCAGAATTAATAGCGTTCTTGGTTAATAGCTTATCTGAATTCAATCAAATTCCACATTTCTCGAATTTTCTTTTTTCTGACCCTCAAATTTATACTATATTTGCCGACGTAATAGTGCAGGGAGCTGTATTGTTAGCGTTAGCTGCGCAGACTCTGATTGAGCGGGGGCGCGAATTTGTTATTACAGATAATGGGATAACATATCAGCCGCCTACTATATCAGAGATTTTAAATAGCCAATACACTACTCAGTTGGCAGATTATAAAGACAAAGTGAAGGTTATAAAGTGCAACCTAAAACCCTCACCGCGCGGTCTTGGTTCCTGGCGTGTTTCGGGTATTGCACCAGCTTTCTTAAGGCTTCGCCACCTACGACAAAGGCAGATAATATAAAAAAGTATAGTAAAATCAGGGAGTTATAGTGCTATTTTTCTACTAATATTTATTTGTATAGAGAAAGACAAATTGTTTAACATTCAAAGGAGTGTCTATGAAAGTAGATGATAAAACATTAGTAGAAGAATATTATAATCTTGGCAGTGCGAATAAAGTTAGCGACAAGTTGGGAATTCCAAGCTCCACAGTATCATGCAGGCTTAAAAAACTTGGTGTGCTAAAAAAATGGAGGAAGGAGATTAATATTGATAAAATGGCCTATGATTATAAAGAAACGCAGTCTATAAGAAAGACCGCCGAAAACTTCGATGTTTCTGCAGAATATGTAAGAGAAAAATTGGGGGCTTTGGGACTTATTAATAAAGCAATAAGATATACTTGTTCTGATGATTTCTTCTCTACAAATATCATCGAAAGTTTTTATTGGGCTGGATTTCTTGCGGCAGATGGTTGTGTAAAACTTAAAGACAAAAAATATAAACAGTTGAGTGTTGGTCTTGCATCTAAAGATAATCTACACTTATATAAGTTTAAAAATATTATAAAGTTTGATGGGCCAATTTCTACAAAGATGGTAAATGAAAAATATATAGCATCTGAACTTTGTATAAGTTCAGATAAAATTTTCGATGATTTGGCTAGATTTCATGTAACACAAAGAAAGTCATTGGTATTAACTTTTCCGGAATGGCTAATAAACCACCCAAATGTTAATCATTTTATGAGAGGCTATAATGACGGTGATGGAAGTTTCTATGTCTCGAAGCCAAAGAAGGGTAGGCCTGTCGAACAGCTTTATTTTTCTCTTCGCGGCACCAAAGAATTTTTGACTGTATATAAAAATATTTTAGAAAGAGAGTGTGATATAAAACCAAACGGCAAAAAACCAAGATTAAATTCTGGAATCTATACTTTAGAGTATGGCGGTAACAGAAAAGTTTTTAAGATTAGAGATTTTCTATATCAGAATTCTAATGAACAGATTCGTTTGGATAGAAAGTATGATTTAGCGTTTTCTGAACAATTTACTATGTTGCCAGAAGATTTTAAGTTTAGCCCAGTCATAGCAACAAATATAGAGACTGGCCAAGAAATTAATTTTAAATCAATTAAGGAAGCTAAAGCAGCAGGGTTTACTGGTTCAGCAATTTCTTCTTGTTGTCAAGGCAAATGCAAAAGTCATAAAGGTTATACTTGGAAATACGCATAGGAGCTATAAACAAAATGGAAACAGACTTAACAAAGATAGCCAACGAACTTCAGAAGTATATAGACCAATTGAATGAGGCACTTTTGATAGAGATTCCGAAAGAATTGCGCGAAGCAAACAAACAATACAGGGACCTTATTTTTTTGGCGGGGGAGTTTAATATTAGATTAAATATAAATAAATAAAGCTGGTTCTGTGTGGGGGATTTTAAAGAGAGGAATAAAATGACTGATACCAATAATGGCATCCCGCCCGAACTTTTAAAAAGTTTAAATACGGCCACAATGTTGATGCAGAATGTTCTGAATGATATAAAAGAACACACTACATCTTTGGCTATTATGAAAACCAAGATGGAAGACTTGGCAGATAATGTAGATTTGCTCTCTCATGTGGTTAGAGATGGTAACGGCAAAGGCTCTATGATGACTCGTGTTGCTTTAGCCGAGAGAGCATTGGAAGACGCGGAAGAACAGATAAATGATTTAAAAGACGATATGAGTTCGTCTATACTCGAGCTTAAAAAGATTATATCTACCGCTTTACTGAAGAAAGAAAGGGATGACATTCAAGACGGGAAATTCAAAAGAGAACAATCCGTGGCGAAATGGAAATTTTGGGGCGCAATGTTGGCCGCTCTGGCTGCTATGTCTATGCAGCTTTTCCAACTAATAAAATAAAGGAGAAAGTTATGCGTAAAGTTGAAAGTTTAAGTTTAAGGTACGTTGGTTACTCCAGTCCAGAGAATGAAGAAGAAACTGAGTTAGAATTGGCTGGGCTAGAAACTCTTATAGCAACTGCTAATCAAAGAATTGCGGTTTTAAAACAAGGCTTATGTCTAAACAAGATAATGAAAAACTCTACGGTCGAGGACAAAAATGAACAAGCTATCTCGGAGACAAATTCGCAAGATAAGTAATAGAGAAATATGTACAGACTCACTTATTTCTAGGATGCGCTCGACAATAAAGAAAGACAAAGCAGTTATCGAAAAGTTCGAAGAATACAATATTCCTATAGATGTAATAGATTCTGTTCCTATCTGTTTTTGCGAGTTGGATGTATCGGCCAAAACAAAAGATAAGAAAATATATTTGAATCAAAGTATGCTATCGAGAGATAATGCTTTTGAATTTGCTACGCCTTATCTTTCGCACGAGATAGTTCATGTGCTTCAGCAAATAACCGGAAAAAATTTAAGCAAAGATAAGGCCGATGATTATTTAGACAAGCCGACCGAAATGGAGGCATTTGAGACCCAAGTGGATTTTAAAAAGAGGCACGAGGGAGAAGATTCGGCCGAAGAATACGTAGATCATCTTTTAGACTATCATGATATAAACGGCAAAGAAAGGCGAGAAAAAGAAAAAAAATTATTGGACGAATAATAAAATGAAACTACCAGAAGTATCAATATCTCGTTGGTTAACAAATCTTAATGGCGATATCTATCGTTCTGATGGATATGTTGGCATTGGTACGTCTTCTCCGACAGAATCATTAGATATAAACGGCAGCATAAAAATATCTGGCAATATAATAAACGAAGACTTAACAGAAACTTTTCAAACTATTCGTCAATCCTGTGACGGCTATCAAACTCAAATAGATAATATTGGAACACAAATAAACTCTAGTCTTATTCCTCTGATGAATGCTGCTGATGGATATCAAAATCAAATAAATAATATTTCTTCTGTACTAGATGGCTACACTACATCAACCGGTTCCACTGGAGATGGTTATGTAACTTTCTTTACTGGAACTAATAAAATAGCTGGGGATAATGATTTGTTTTGGGATAGAGCGAATAATCGTTTGGGCATACATACAGCATCTCCTAGTGCAGAACTACATGTGGTAGGAACAATAACAAGTCCTGGGGCAGGAACAACCAGTGAGCATTTCGGGTTATCTTCTGTTGCCTCTGGAACCAATTCTGTGTCTATTGGAAATGCATCTACCGCATCTGGAACTAAATCTACTGCAATTGGACAAGGAGCAACCGCATCAGGTGGTAGTTTTGGTGGTACAGCCATTGGTCAAGCATCTTCTGCGACAGGAGCTTATGGTTTAGCGATTGGTATTACAGCCAACGCATCATCGACTTGGGCATCGGCAATTGGATACGGGGCCACAGCCTCAAATCAATACGCACAATCTTATGGGTATCAAGCCGCCGCGTCAAACGAATACACTGTTGCTGTAGGGCATCAGTCAACAGCTTCAGCCAGCGGAAGTGTTGCTATTGGGAAAAATGCAACTGCTAGTGGAATTGTGGCGGTTTCTATAGGGCAAATTTCACAAGCGACACAAACAAACGCAGTGGCTATAGGCCAAAATGCTCGTGCCCTTGGGAGCCCTTCTGTTGCTTTAGGTGCCAATGCTGTAGCAAATGGTGCTGGTTGCATATCCTTTGGAGAAGACGCAAGTACAAGCGATTCTTCAAGCATGTCTTTTGGAAGTGCTTCTTCTGCTGCCCTAGGAGGGATTGCTTTTGGAGGAAGTTCTGCTGCTAGTGCAACATCAAGCATTGCATTTGGTACGTCTTCATCTGTTGCTGTTAATTGTAATTATACTGTGGCAGTTGGGCCCAATATATCTGTCACAAATGCAGCAGCAGACTGTGTTGTTATTGGTCATAGCGCTTCATCAACAGGCTCGGCAAATACTGTTGTGGGCACTAGTGCAGTTGGCGGCGCTTCAGGTGGAGGAACATCTATTGGTCAATTGGCATCGGCTGATATAGGTGGTACAGCCTTGGGACATGATGCTATCGCAAACTCTTATGAAAGTATTTCTATTGGAGGCCACGCAACTAGCAATGGTTTTGCGAGCACCCTTGCAATAGGGCATATGGCTGAAGCAACAGCCCAATACGATGGCGTTATAGGCAGAGCTTTGGAGCCTATCAATCTTAGAAATTATGGAAATATCACTTCAGGCAAAAACACCATTGCTGGACAACAATTTGGCCAATCTCAGATAAAAACAAATACGCCTGTTATTGCCGCCCAAGTTATAGAGTGGAATAATTGCAATCATCAGATTCTTAATCTTAGCGATGCTCCTGGTGACGTTACATTAACGTTTGCAAGCTCTCTTGCGGGCTCACTATATACTCTTGAAATAGAACAATCTGATGCGCCACCATTTAGAAATGTCATTTGGCCTGCCAATGTACAATGGATAAGGGGAATAACCCCCATTATTACTACCATTGCTTCTAGAAGAGATATAGTATCATTGGCTTATGACGGATATAATTTTACATCCGATATAATACAAAATGATTTAATGGTCGGCGGCACTATAATAAATGCTAATTTATCACAAACATTGGATGGTTATGCGTCTTTAGACGAATCTAATGTTTTTACACAATCTAATACATTTGCTGGCTCAATTTCAGTTGGCGGTAATATAATAAATGAAGACTTAACACAAGCGTTTTCTGATATAAGAGAATCCTGTGATGCTTATGGCGCTATTTTTACAGACACCGAATTACCTACTGGTGTTTTAACTGTTCCTACACCATCAGCAGCTTATGTAAATCCAAATGTTGTAGCTACTGTTACAGGAAATCACATAATTTATATTGACGGAACAAAAATAAGCAAAACTACAGCTAGCGTTAGTATAGCAGAAGCCGAAGGCAGACACTATGTTTATTACAATGCTAGTGGCGTATTAACTATATCTACAACTATTTGGGATATACTTGACACTGTTCAACTATTCTCTTTCTATTGGGATGCCACCGCTCATTCTGTTGTCGGCGATATATCGTATGAATTTCATTCTATTACTATGAGTAAAGGCACACATGATTATTTGCACTCCACTCGTGGTACTGCGTATGAATCAGGATTGCCGATTACTTATACGGCAAATGATTCGACAGTTACAACAATAGGAATAGGAAATGGAATTATACATGATGAAGACATAGAATTTTCTATAACACATGCTGATTCTCCTTCTAGTGATTTCCAACAAATATTGTATCCTGTCGCTCAGATACCCGTCTATTATTTAACTGGAGCTAGCTCTCTTCCTAGAAAATTTGTAGCGACCATTCATCCTTATGTAACTGCGGGAACAGGAAGAATAGCATATAATCAATTTACTGGCGGAGCTTGGCAACAAACTGAGGTTGGGAATGTAAACTACGTCGCTTATTGGATAATTGCAACCAGCAATATTAGAGAGCCTATTATATCAATTCAAGGACAAAGAACAGATATTTCTTTAGCGAATGCCAGAGCCAATAATGACTTTGCTCAAGTAAATCAGGCTATATTACAATTTAATGAATTTAAATTATTATATCGTGTTATATTTCAGGCCACAAACACCAATGATAAAGCACAAATAGTAGACGTTACAGACAGCAGACTTAGTATAAGTGGAGGCAATGCTGTTGCTTCTGCGTTATCTCATTCAAGCTTGAGCGGATTATTAAACGACGATCATCCACAGTACGCTTTAATTAACGGAACCAGAGATTTTACTGGAGATGTAACTATAAATGGTAATATAATAAATACAGCATTAAAAACAGCGTTAGATGGATATACCGCCTCAACAGGCTCCACTGGTGACGGTTATGTAACTTTCTTTACAGGAACCAACAAAATAGCTGGGGATAATGACCTATTCTGGGACAGAGCAAATAATAGATTAGGAATACATACCACATCTCCTAGTGCAGAATTACATGTGGTAGGAACAATAACAAGTCCTGGAACAGGAGCAACTAGTGAGCATTTCGGTCTGTTGTCCTCCGCATCTACTACAGATTCTACCGCCGTTGGCTATAATGCCCAAGCCACTACAGGCACTAATGCCACGGCGTTTGGTTCTAGTTCTACAGCAACAGCAGCAGGTACTACAGCACTTGGAAAATCTGCAAATGCCTCCGCCGCGAGTGCCACAGCAGTTGGTTTGTCTTCTGTTGCAGGTGGCATACAAGGTTCTGCTTTCGGTAATGCCGCATCTGCGGGTGGACAAGCATCTACAGCTCTTGGTAAGAGTGCTAATGCCAGTAATTCGGATTCCGTTGCTATCGGAAGTTCTGCGGCCAGTGCGGGTCAAGGCGGTGTTGCTATTGGTTACTCTGCAACCGCTAGTGCTTTAGTTGCTGTGGCAATTGGTCAAAATAGTCAAGCAACACAAACAAATGCTGTTGCTTTGGGACAAAATGCACGAGCATTAATTAGTACAGGTGTTGCTCTTGGCGCAAATGCCACAGCACAATCAAACACAGGTGCAATAGCAATTGGGGATGCATCAATTTCATCTGGTTCACGATCGGTAGCTATCGGAACAAGTTCATCAGCGACGGGAACTGCGGCATTAGCATTTGGTAGTGGCGCAACAGCTAATGTAAATACATCTTTGGCTATTGGAGATACTGCTATTGTTTCTGCGACAGAATCAGTAGTAATAGGAAACAATGCAACATGCAATCAAATTAATTCGGTAGCTATAGGTAGATCAGCGTCTGTAACAGTTTCTTCTAATGCTGTGGCTATTGGCTATCAGGCTGCAACTAGTCAAATAGCTACCGTTGCCATTGGCTCTACAGCGATTGCTTCGGGCGCTGGCGGAACAGCTATTGGATACGGTACTGATGCAACAGGAACAGCGTCTGTTGCAATTGGTCGTGACGCACAAGCAACGCAGAATGATTGCACAGCTATCGGATATAATGTTCAGGCTACTACAAATATTAATAATACCGCTATTGGTTCTGGGGCTTCTGCCACCGTTATCGGTGGCACTGCTGTCGGTAAGGGGGCTACAGCAGGCAATGCCACAGGGGCTACAGCATTTGGTGCTGGTGCCAGTGCAAATTGTATTACAACAGGCGGAACCGCGATTGGATATAACGCAGGAGTTAGTGGCGTTGGTGGAATCGCTATCGGAAATTCTACTACTGCAACAGGAAATAGCGCTATTTCAATAGGTATCTCTGCTCTTTCACAATCTACTTATTGTGTAGCCATTGGTAGATCTGCCAATGCAGCAGTTCAATACGGCACGGCAGTAGGACCCTCTACAAATATCCAGGCTTATAACAGTGTTGCTATTGGTAATAGCGCCACAATTTTACATTCAGCGTGTAGTTATTCTGTGGCTATAGGAAATGGGGCTACGTGTAAGACGCTTGCTGATAATTCTGTGGCAATTGGTGCCGACTCGAAATGCGAAGCTACCACTAGTATCGCAATCGGTTCTAATGCTGTCACTAGTGGTGCTAGTTCAATAGCAATCGGATATCTTGCGACTACTTCCGCATATACTAACGCTCTAGCAATAGGCAATGGTGCCACGGCAACAGGAAATAACACTGGATCCATTGGGTCATATACAAATCCAGTAAGCTTAACTGTTTATGGTGACTTATCAGCAACTAGCTCTCTTTCGGTTGGTGCCGATGGATACTTCACTGCTAATGTGATAGTTTCTGGTCAAATTGCTCCCGATTTGGCTAGTGACGGATATTTAGTACCCACTGGTGATGCAAATATTAACTGGAATGCTGGAAACGCACAGATTGTAAGTTTGCAGGACGTCAGTTCGCCTTGTGTACTAACATTAACTAACCCAATCAATGGTGGCAGTTACAATATTATGTTTATTCAAGGTTCTAGCGCCAAAACTATAACATTTCCTAATACTTTTAGATGGAGTGGCGGAACCATAGGTTCCTTGACAGCAACTGCCTATGCTGTTGATATATTATCATTATTTTACTATGACGGTAGTTATTATGTAAATTTGGTGGGGGATCTCAAATAAGTGAATAAAAATCAGACACTACCATCAGAGTTATACGGATGGTAGTGTCCTAGCGACGATACAAAACGCATTAGAACTATTGGTAATAGTATAAATCATCAAGATGCTGTTGATATATTAGCATTATTTTACTATCGATTGTACGTGCCCACCGACAAACTTTATTTTAAAATGATTTAAGGAGAAAAAATGTCCGATTCGCCTCTAATATGGAACATATCTGAATCTATTCCGATAGATTTATTTGTGGCCGATCCGAATACATCTAAGGGCTTAATTGGTCAGGCCGGATTTATTACTCTTACAATACAAAGATTTTCTGATAGCAAATATTGGACGGGGTCGGCGTGGTCCTCCACTTTAACCGCTCTTTCGTTTTCAGAAGTAGATTCAACCAATCAACCAGGAAGATATTTGTATACTTTGTCTGCTATAGCAAATTCGTCCGCTAACAAATATATTACCCATGCTTCTATCAGCAATCCTCCTATAATAGAAGGCGATAGTTATGAAATACATGCAAGCAGAGACTTAGTGGTAGATGTGTACGATATAATACCGGAAGCTTAATATAGGAAAATAACATGAGCCGTACTGGAATAATAGGAACTTCAATCAATCTCGGGTCACGATTTTATGACAATGGTGTGCTTTTTAACCCATTTTTCGTTGGTCAGGTTAAAATTTATACCGCATCTGCTGGCGGAACATTATTAGCCACTCTCACGCCATCGCAAATCTCTCAAGGATTTTATAGGGTGACTTATAATATTCCTTCTTCTATGTTGCCCACAACTCTCTACGATGAATGGTCGTGGATAGCAATTGACGGAATGTCTACCAATACCAGACGTTTCAGTTTTGGCGTTCAAGAAGAAGGAGAAATAGTAGTAGAGCCTGAAACGGTAGAAATACCTGTTTGTCGTCCGTATCCCACATGGGCACAAAGCGTTGGGTTAATGTTGGTGGATGATGTTGGAAACGGCATGGGGTTACACTTGGCGTGGAGAGAAGCCTTAGCAACAAGTACGACCAAGCAATTATATTACAATATATATTATTCCACGACTCGTTTTGGGGTTTTTTCTGTTGGGCCTAAAAATCTTACTACAGAAACAGAAGCTGTAATAAGCGTTGATCCCGGAAAAGCATATTATTTGGCCGTTAGAGCTGCAGAAGCGGACACTTCTGATATTACAATCTCAGCATTAGAGCAAGTTGGAGAAAATGTATACGCATATCCGACTGACCAAACATTAACTGATAGTATAGACGCATATGGAGCCTCCGTTCAAGTAGAAAGCACGGAAGGATATCCAGATACTGGAGTGATACTAGTAGATTACGAGTTGATGAAATATTCCAGCAAAGACGCTACTACTTTCTATGTTGCAGAGCTTGACCGAGCCCAATCAGGAACATTTGCCAGCACTCACGATATAGGCGCCTCAGTTAGTTTGTGGCACGGGTTTGAAGACGGAAATAGTAATATAGTACAAGCTACAGCTGATTGGTTCTATACAATAGGTACACCAAGAAATACAGATGCTATAGGGCAAGCTAATGTAGACGAAGATGGATATCGGGCCGCTTTAGAAGACGTGCTTACTACAGATTTAATTGGTTCCGAGACCGCGGCGGAAGATTTTGCTAGTTATGATTATTGCGGCTATCATAGGCCCAGCTTGCAGGATTCCTTTAGTGGAGAATGCGTAGGGAGTTATTTAGGTGGAGATTATAATGGGTCCAGAGGATTTAATTTTCAAGACAGAATATTGTCCCAATTGGATTCGATGTTGCAAGTTACTGGTGAATATGTGGTGGTGTTGCGCCGAAGATGGACAGGAAAACGTTGCAGATGTATTAGTTTGAGAAGAGAACATCAGAGAGTTAGGTGTCCTTATTGTTTTGCCACAGGGTTTGAGGGAGGATTTGATAGGTTATTTAACAGCCGCCCAATAAGCGAAACGTTTGTTAATACGCAAGGAATGTTTATGATGAGAACTTCTCCGTATGTTGACGATTTGGACCTAGTTCAAGACCAAGGCCTTCGCCAACCCGATGAGATAGTGATGTGGACACTGACGGTGCCGAACATTAAAAGTAGAGACATCATTATACGATATACTGAGGATGGTTTAGAGGAATTCAGATATGCGGTACTCGAGGTAACAAGAAATAAATTATTATTTAATAAAACCGGAAGACAAGATATAAAAATGAGAAGATTAGACAAAACAGATCCCATCTACAGCTATCCAACAAATTACTCGCCTTACTTCGTTACAATATAAGTGTATGATAAGATTAATATTTTTCTTTAACAATCAAATCAAAAAAATCTATCAATATTTTAACAATTAGTTGGATGCTCTTTACGTGTCGGGGACTATATGATATATACTGATGAAGATGTTAAAAAGTGGTATGCTGAATATTTGAAAGTTGGCTCGGTGTTCGCCGTAGCAAAAACCTTTAATGTTAGTTCGTCGTCTATATGGCGTCATTTAAAAAGATTGGAGATTGAAAACGGATTTAATAACTTAAGAAGATGTAGATATATTTTCAACGAATCTTTTTTTCTCTGCTGATACCGCTGAATCTTTTTATTGGGCCGGATTTATCGCGGCTGATGGAAACATAAGACATCAAAAGGAAAGGATGGATAGATTGAGCATAGGTCTTTCTTATAAAGACAAAGAACATTTGGAAAAATTTAAGCAAGATATGAAATATGACGGGCCCATTTCTGAAAAAAACGACAATCTTGGGTGTGGAGGAAAAGCAGTATATATTCAAATTCACAGCAACAAAATATTCAATGATTTGACGAGATTTAATATTGTACCAAAAAAATCTTTAGTTTATACTTTTCCTGAATTTGTAATAAATCACTCGCTAGTTAATCATTTTATGCGCGGATATTTTGATGGAGATGGGTGTATTTCTTATAATACAGCATACAATTGTCCATATTTCACTATAGTTGGCACAGAAAAGTTTCTATATGTGTATAGAGATATATTAATATCACAATGCGAATTAAATCAAAATAGTGTTTATTCTCATAAAAATGATAATATTTTTTCTATTGCTTATGGTGGGAAAAGAAATATTAATAAAATTTCTGCCTTTATATACAAGAATGCCACACCAAACATATATTTGAAAAGAAAATACGATAAAATGATTTTTGGAGACTCAAATGGTAAATGAAAATTCCCTATATCCTGCTGGCATAGATGGCTATTCCAGCTTACCTTTACGTCGAAATTTGATTGACGAAATAAGAAGCGAGGACGTGAACCGCATTAGAAATGCTGTCGTGGCTGTCGAGACTGAATTGGGAACTAACCCATCAGGTATATTCGGAACAGTTAAAGATAGAATTACTGCGGTAGAAAGTTTCCAAGCAGATGTTAATGCTGATATATTTGAAATACAACAACAATTTTTAATTACGGTTGGCGATGGAATTCAAAGTTTTGGAACAGCCAGCGGTACGACTGCGGCCACTCTTCAGTCTGTAATTGATGCTTATGGCGGAACAATATTAGTTAAAGACGGATATTATAACTATACAGACGGTTTGGTAACAGTACCCAGTGGCGTAAGAATTGCTGGATTAGGAAATGTGTTTATAGAAAGCGCGGAGCAAGAGGCTATTTTCAGGTTGGCAGGAAGCAATATATCTATAGAAAATATTAGCTTTGATGTTGTTTCAACAACTGCTGTGCCATCTTCTGCTATCGAAATATCAACAACTACGTCGGGTCAATTAATAAAAAATATAAACATACAAGACTGTACCTTTTTTACGCACGCGGATGCTTATGGTGTTAGTATTTATCCTGACGATACGGCTGTAACATTCGATAATATAAAAATACGCGACAACGTGTTTGAGTCAGATAGCTCTTTTGGGCTTGGTTCTCCGACAGGAGAGCCTGTTTTTATTGGTACAACTTCCACGAAACCTAACTCTGGTTACACGGCCTCTTATAGAAACATATCTATCGATGGAAATACGTTTACTGCCGGCGCGGATGGTAAGGCCATCAGTTTTGTTGGCAACGAAATATCTTCCTTGGATAATGTTTATATAGGAAAAAATACCACATCCTCGTCATATGACTTAAGTGTCATTCTAAACGCTGGTGCGGTGTCGATAAACAATGTTCATATATGCGAAAACTCTATGCCCTATTCTACTATAAATTATGGGCCTATTACAAATGGAATTTTTGAAGGAAATAACTTTGACACAATGGTTGGTCCTGATAGTACATCGGTTAGTATTATAGGAAATTCTGTCAATACTGCGTCTGCTTTGTATGCAACCAATATATTATCCCAGCCCACCAATACCAATACGGCTATCGAGGCAAGAGCCTCTACTACCGGATATGGAGTAAAGGTTATAGGAGGTGGTTCCTCTGGGCCATCGCCGGCATTATATGTATATGCTTCTGGAGTTAATGGAACAGCAATTGACGCCACTGGAGCATATACTGGTGGAACAGGAATTGTTGTTAGGGGCGGAAGCAATACAACTGGCGGGTACGCAATTGAAGCAACCGGTGGTCCCAGTAAACACGGAATTGTATCCGTGGGTGGCCTCGGCGCATGCGGTATTCGCGCAGTAGGAACCGGAACCGGATACGGAGTTATTGCCTGCGGCGGCGATACCGACGGATATGACGGATATGGAATATTGTCTATTGGCGGAGGAAATAGTGGAACTGGCGTTTTCTCTATAGGGAGAGGACCCTCGTCTGGTGTTTTTAGCACTGGTGGCAATGGCATCTTTGTTGCGGTATCTTCTGGTGGCGGTCTCGCCACATCTTATGACGGACTATCTTGGACTCAAAGAACTAGTAGCTTTGGATCGACTTCCATTTATTGCGTTGCCTATGACGGAAAGGGATTATGGGTTGCCGGCGGAGATGCTGGCACATTAGCAACATCCACTAACGGTATTGACTGGCAGCAACGCACTAGTGGCTTTGGCACCAGTGATATATCCAGTATAGCATATAATGGAAAAGATTTGTGGGTTGCTGTTGGTGCAGCGGGCAAATTGGCGACATCGCCAGACGGAATAAATTGGACACAGCGTACTAGTGGCTTTGGCAGTAGCTTTGTCGCTGGCGTTGTGCATAATGGTAAAGATTTATGGGTAGCGGTGGCGCAAGATGTCAAAATAGCAACGTCACCAGATGGAATAAATTGGACCCAACAAGACAGTGGGCTTACTGGTACAGATTGGCTCATGGCTGTTGGTTATGATGGTAAAGACTTATTTGTTGCTGTGGGTGACGCAGGAAAATTAACAATATCTCCGGATGGTATAAATTGGACTCCGCAAACTAGCAGTTTTGGAACAACTGGTATTTTGGGTGTCTCACATAATGGAAGAGATTTATGGATTGCTGTTGGCGGGTCCGGCAAATTGGCGACATCGACAGACGGAATAAATTGGACACAGCGCACTAGCAGTTTTGGGGCAACTCAAATCTCCTATGTTAATTATAATGGGAGAGATTTGTGGATAGCGGTAGGCGCTTCTGATAAATTAGCCACATCCCCAAATGGTACTGATTGGACGCAAAGGACTAGTGGTTTTTCTTCAAAAACGTTGTATGCTGTGGTTCATACAAAACAATCACACGCAGGTCTAGTTGGGATTGGCAAATATGACGGAGCAGGCGTTATTGGTAAAGCTGAAGGGAGCTCTGGCATTGGCGTTATAGGATATAATGAAGACGGTTATTCTTATGGCGTTAAGGGAATCGGAGGAATAGGCGGAGTTATAGGTCTTGGCACTTCATCTGGAAATGGCTCTGGCACTGGTGTGATAGGCATTGGCGGAAACATCAATGGCATGGGTGTTATGTCAGTTGGAAGAGGATTTTCTCCTGGTACGTATGGAGTCGGAGGAAATGGATTATTTGTGGCAGCTGGAGAGTATGGAATGCTAGCCACATCGTATAATGGTATAAACTGGGTTCAGCAGGCAGATGCTTATTCTACCTTCGACTCTAGCAATATAAACGAAGTGGCCTATAATAACAAAGATTTGTGGATTGCTGTTGGTGATGCTGGAAAACTAGCTACTTCTACTGATGGCATTATCTGGACCCTACAAGCAGACGCCTTAGCTGTATTTGGTGCTAATAATATTAATGGAATAGCATATAACGACAGAGATTTATGGGTTGCCGTTGGTGATGCTGGAACGTTAGCCACATCATCAAACGGAATTGATTGGGTTAGTCAAACTAGTGCTTCTAGTATCTTTGGTGCTTATGATATAACTGGAATAGATCATGATGGAAAAGATTTGTGGATTGCTGTGGGGACAATCATAGTCGCTTCTTCTTCAGACGGTATGACCTGGACAGTTAGAGACGCTACATTTGGTGTTACCAAGGTGGCACATAATGGCAAAGATTTATGGGTTACTGTGGGCGCGGGTGGCAGTCTTCACACATCCTCTGATGGAATAAATTGGGCTTCGTCTACTTTTTCTTTATCAGGAGCGAATGGACTTGATGTAATACATAATGGAAAAGATCTATGGATAGCTGTATGCAATAATTCTATTAAATCTTCATCTACTGATGGTATAACTTGGGCTCCAGTGGCAGCCCCTTTCTCAGTAAATAACGCTATTGCTTATAATGGAGAAGACACATGGGTTATGGTAGGAAACAGTGGCAGTTTGGCCACATCTCCAGATGGTACCACTTGGACGTCACAAACTAGTAGTTTTGGAACAGCCAACATTTTGTCTGTAGCCCACAGCAAACACTCAAACGCCGGTCTGGTTGGAATTGGAAAATATGATGGTGCTGGTGTTGTTGGCAAGGCTGATGGTCATTACGGCATAGGGGTAATTGGATATAATGAAGATGGTTATTCTTATGGTGTTAAGGGCGTCGGTGGAGTGAGCGGAGTTATAGGATTTGGTGGAACTACTTATAGTGGAGGTAATAGCACTGGTGTAACTGGCGTTGGCGGTCTCATAAACGGGGTTGGAGTAGAGGGACTTGGGTCTGGGTCAGGATATGGCGTTAGTGGCATTGGTGGTAATTCAGATGGATATGGCGTCTATGCACAGGGTGGAGATAATAATGGCATAGGTCTGTTTGCCATAGGTAAAAAGTCTGGCGTTGGGCTATACGCACAAGGCGGAAATTCTAATTCCGCTGGTATATTTGCACAAGGCGGGCCCACAAATGGTATAGGTATTAAAGGCCTTGGCGTTGGTGCTGGACATGGTGTATATGGCACTGGGGGAAGCGGTGGCGGAGCTGGTGTCTATGGTCTTAGCACATCGTCATCTAATCATGGTGTTTTTGGCTATGGGTTCGGCGGCGCCAGTAGTTATGGTGTTCTGGGCATACATAGTGGAGATGATGGATATGGTGTCTATGGTGGCGGTTCCAACAACGGAAGCGGAGGATATTTTGTAAGCGGCGGAACTGGTGGGGTTGGTATCCTGTGTAAGGCCACAACGGCCGCTGCTTATGGTGCCTGGATTCAAAATCTTAACAACAGTATTGCTTCTGTCGGCCTCAGAATCGACGCGGGCTTAGTGTCTCCCACAATGGACGGAGATATTGTTTGGGCCTCATTGCGTGACGGTGGTGGCAACGAGAAAGCAATCATGAAATGGTCGGGTATCAATGCTGCCTTTGCTGGATCATCAGATGAAAGATTAAAGAAAAATATTGAGCCTACTAAAATAAATGGTTTAGATATTATAAACAAAATAGAATTAAAAGAATTTGATTGGAAGGACGCATCATTGCCTCATGTCAATATAGGATATGTTGCTCAACAAGTCAAAGATATATATCCCAACATGGTTTCGGTGGGAAGCAATGGTATGTATATGGTTGGTGACAGTTGTTTGGTGGCAGTATTAGTTAAGGCGGTCCAAGAATTAACAAACAGAATTGATGAGTTAGAAAAGAAAAACAAATAAAGGAGAAAGACATGAAGTTTGCAAGTTTGCTAGGAAATAAGTATTTTTTGTGGTTAGTGATAGGATTGGGGGTCGCGGGAGCGTTTGGGCTAAATAGTTATGCCAAGTCGCAATATGAACAGCGGTTGGCCACATACCAAAGACAAGTTGCCGGCCAACTTTCTGATAAAGAAAGAGAGCTTCAAGGATTAAATACAACTCTTGGAATCTCTCAATCACAACTAGTTACTCAAAAGGAACTTAATAAAAAACTTCAGGCCGATAAAGATTCTATAAATGCCGATTTTGAAAAATTTAAGAAAGAGCACGACCTGATTATTAAATCTAAAGACGAAACTATTGCTGAACTTAGACAACAAATAATCGGCGGACAGTCTGATACAGATGCTTCGGGTTGCATATTATCAAAAGATTGCGTTATTTCTTATAGTTGGGCCGACATATACAATAGATTCCAATTAAAGGACCCTAATATTTTTGTTAAAGACAATGAAATATTTTCTGGCAAACAGACTTTTGTTATTAAGGGCGAGGTTTATAAACAAAAAAATGGATTTTTGGAGACGAGACGTGTCCAATTAAATGAGGTTTATAAGACAGTAGAGAATGGCAAAGACGTATATAAACCAATTCCTGGTAGTAAGACCGACATTATTGATGCCTCCTTCATTTATACTAACGAACCAAACTCTCCAGACAATAGATTGTTCAGGCCTCGCGTAATAGGCTTGTTTGGATATGACTTTACTAATCTACGTGCCGGGTTGGGAGCAGAGTTTATGAATTATAAAAATTTCGGAATCAACACGCATGTGTCTGTTGATACCAAAAATTGGAAAGGCGCTGAACAAAAGCTAGGAATTCTGTATTCTCCTAAGATTTTTGGCAATGTTGAGTTGAATGCTGCTGTAGGTGCTTCTGTAGGAACTCCCTATACGAATCTTTTAAAACAATATAGTCTGTCTGTAGATTTAGCTTTTTATTTAAATAACTAAGAGGACAATATGACTTCATATCCACTGGCATTAGATTCTAATTTAGAACTTCCATTATCAGAAAATGGAGTTACTGAACTCACTGCCGATACAATAAACTCGGTTCGAGACGCTGTTATGGCAATTGAAAAGGCCATAGGAACAAGTCCAGCTGGAAATATGCAAGACTTAGTCACAAGAATTAATTTAGTAATTGATGAAGACGGTCATTTGAAGTCTTCGGCGCTTTCGACGCTTGGGTTGGTAACATTGCCAATATCAAATTCGCAGATAGCCACTAATGCAAATATATCTGAAAGCAAAATCGACCTAGATTATTCTACCACCACTCTTAAGGCTTTAATAGACGACAAACAAACAAATATAGATGCAACAAATGCTAGCTTATCCACATTTTCTGTTAGAATGATCAATCATTATGCTGGCACATCAGATAAACACGACGGTTATGATATAGACACAACCGAAACAATCAGGGGAGTAAGCACAGTAGAAGAAGTTTTGCATAATATCAACAATGCTTTAACTGACCATGAAACTGATTTGAATATCGTGTCGCATACAGCAAGTACGGTATCAGTAGATAATGTTTTTGAAAACATATCATCCACTAACGTCCAGGATGCTTTAGAGGAATTAGATTTAGTTTACACTGGAAAAATAGAGGCTCATCAAACAAATCATCACACAAATGCTATTCAAAATAATATTTTTGCAGAAAGTGGCGATCAGGGTGATTTGGTGGTGACAACTTTGGCCAGCACCATCTTTCAAACAGACAAAACTGTTGCTACGAATATTCTTCAGGTCATGCGCCCAAATGTTGCAAGGGTTACTAGCAAGGGCATAGACTTTAGGGCGTTAAAGATAGGGGTCGCTACCACATTAAGAATTCAGGCTGGTGGCGTGGACAGAACATATTTGGATATAGATATTAGTTCTGTTATTCCGACCCAAGATATAGATATAATTGTAGCAAAGATAAATACAGTTGCTCAGTCTGCCACAAACCATTATCCAATTAGCGCATATAATACGGGCGGAAGACTAACTATCGCCCATAACATACCTGGGTATAATTTTACTATAGCCATACTGGATACAGTTTCGCTTTCGGCCGCAACAGCATTAGGTTTCGAAGATGTGATAACAACCACATTTTATTGGCCAGAAGAGAAGCATGCGGCATATATTAATGGAAATCGTATTGTTGGGCTTAAGTCATTATTAAAAATACAATATACCCATGCGGACTCTGTTAATCCTAATAAGATTGACCCGGCGTTGGGAGATTTATCGTCTCTTGGGTTAGACATAACCAATAACGGAAGAATTCTTTGTAATATTACAAATCACTCAAGTGCATCGTCAGCTAATGGAACATACTATATTGCTTCATTTCCCTCTGTCTCTACATTTTTGTTAAACACAAATATCGCTCTGGGAGATTTTGATTTGGAGATAGCTGCAGACTCATTGAGTTTTATAAATAATACAAAAGGAAACATATATGATATTTTTCTAGAAAGAGATGCCGATGGATACGGAATTATATCAAAACAAACACGCGTACAATATGATTCTATATCTAATGTGGTTTTGCGAACAATTAATAAAGAGTTCCCGATAAACAATATAGAATGGGAAGTCACTAGTGATGATTATATTATTCTCTATGAAGACAATGTGGCTGGGTTGCCCGTTCAAATTCCGGCCGGGTTTTCTGGAAATCTTAAAGTGTTCGCGCCGGACAATATTAGTTCTGCTATTTTTGAGACATACGGCTCTCCATCACATAGTCGAGAGGATATGACTGTATATGCATGCGCAGAATCCAGTGATCTATTGTATTTATCATCAGTGCATTTTTGTGGCAATCTGGGTTTTGATACCTTAAAATATGTAACAGACAAACGCAAAATTGGCAATTCAATAGAAAATTTGTCGCAAGATATTTTAAATACTGTGCCTCTAACTAACGCCCTTGATTCTTTAAGAAACAACGGCGTCTTGGAAGGCTTGGATGTGATTTCAAATACGACCAGTACTATAAAAATACGAGGCGGAAGAGTTTTAGTTTCTGGAAATATATTGTCTGTTCCCACCACTGATGTGGTGATAGATGACTTTACATTCGCTAACAATATTCTTATGGTAGATAGTGCAGGACATTTTATTGTAAAAAATGAGTTCGATGCAGGTTATACTTTCGATGATTTAACAAGCGGAAATAATTATGGAGATAATATAAATGTTGTCCCTATATTGCAGTTCGAAACAGACGGAGTAGAGGTAGATGGATATCTTGTAGATAAGAGGTTGATAGTTTCCAAAATAGATAAGCAATTATTAGATATAGAAACGGACTTGAATAATAAAATAGAACAAGTGCAAAACACAGTGTCCGGAAGTATGTGGGGAATAACTATTGCTAGTGCCGATGGATATATTGCCGAACTAGACCCCGGCGCTCACAATGGCTTTGATGCTGTAACTTACGGTGTCGTTGGTTTTATGGCAGGAAATAATTCTACCACAAGAGTATTTGAATTCAACTCAGCTTCTCTAATTGCATACCCGATATTCTTTGCGCCAGGATTAACTTACGCAAATATTTTTGTTGAGACAGAATATACTGGTGGGCTAGGTGGCCCCTTTGGCGCAAGCGGAACTGCATATATAGAGGTTGGAATAGCGGCCAAGATTGGAATAGATTCCGTGAGTACATATGATGAGTATTGTATAGTTAAAACATTAACATTAGGGGTTTTGCCGTCTGACTCAGTAGTTGAAAAATATGTAGTGTCGATACCATTATCCCTATTGGATATTGACAACGACATAATGTTTAAGTTGGTTCCTAGAATAAAGATTGTTAACTCTACTCTTATTGATGGTGGCACAGGAGATGATCCTGAGCCAGTTATTGCTTTCAATAATGTGAGGGTTGTTACAAGCAGCTATTCAATAGCTGGACATATAAATCAGATTTCTTCAGATACATCACAATTTGCTCTCTTGGGCGACGTACTATAAAACTTTTACGGAGACAGAAATGACTTTATTTCCAAATCAAATAGACAGCGACCTCGAGTTGCCATTGGCCGACGATAATGTTACAGAGATAACGGCAGACAGTATTAACAGTATTCGTGATGCTGTTTTGGCAATTGAGGATACGCTTGGCATTAATTTACAAGGAAACGAAGATAGTCTTGCGGATCGTATTAATGTATCTATAGATGAAAATGGAGCAATTAAAAGTGCGGCGTTGGATGGCATTGGTTTGGTAGGATTGCCAGTTTTAGACAGACATGTCGGGGCTAATGCAGGAATTAAAGAATCTAAATTAAGTTTAGATTATGACACGGTGACATTAAAGACTTGGATAGACTCCTCTAAGACGGATATTTTAGGATTGCAAACTGGTTATACGTCTCTATCAAACACCCTAAATGAACATACCCTTGGCGTCTCAAACTTTCATGACGGGTATCAGATTAAAATAGACGTCAATAATATTGGTGTGATAGGTGGTTTGTCGCCCAGTACCGCCACTATTGGAGACGCTATCAATGAAATAGCATCTTATCTGTTTGGCGGAGATAATACAATAACCCCGCATATTGAGTCTGGTTTAGATTTTCCCTTTAGACATGAGGCATCAAATATCGAAGTTGATACATCCTCTTTCACATCAATTATAGACAAAACGTCGACAGACGTTCAGTCTGCACTAGAAGATATAGATTCTAGTGCTGGGGCCTTAGGAATTACCCATACCATTGACTTTCACTCTAATGGTGTTTTTAAAACGATTGCGTCTGGAGATTTATTTAATGAGAAACAAAAAGTCTTGTCTTCTTCTGCAATCACTTATGCCGAAGACACCGGCATAGTTACTTTTACAGCATTGAGTAATTTTTCAAATTATAATATAGAAGTCGGAGATATAATATATATCCAGGGTAATGCTGATGATGCAGGCACATATCAAATTCGGGCAATTGGCCCCTTGAGTGATTCTGAGAGTCTTGGCAATTTTCCAATATTATTATCAAATCAATTAGCAATATTTCATACATTTTCGGAAACAGTTGTTGCTGGGGACAATATAATTGCGGAAATATATAAGCCAATTTTTATATCTAATGAGTCTTGTCCTCTGGCCTGCGCAATAAGAAATAATGAAACAATAGTGGATAGCGTATCGGTTTTAAATCCACAGACAGCCAGAGTTAAAAGTATTGGTTTTAATGCCCCTATTTTAGCTCTTGATGGGTATGAGGTATGTGTTACGGTCGGAATAGGCGCCGGTAACTACAGAAGTGTCACAATACCCGATTTGAGTTTAGACAGATTATCCTTATCTGCTGCCTCTCCTGTAAACGCAAAATCTGTTGCAGACAGAATAAACGCTTATGTGTCTGATCCTGTTGGGCAGCTTCATTTTCCCATTACGGCCTACAGAATAGGAGATGAGTTGGCCATAGCCCATAATTGGGTTGGCGATGGATATACCATCACAATTGAAGATGGATACAATGGAAATTATGCGCTAGGTTTAGACGCCTATGGCGCAGACGTTGTTGGCAAAGTTATATATGGAAATGAAGGATTAAATTATTCTGTGAGCGGAAAGTCTTTAGGTGGATTAACTATAACACTAGAAGCATATATTGATATCACATCAGATAGTAGTACATTTACATTATATTCTGCCTCCGGCCAAATTATAAATCCATTAGATTACAATATAGTATCCGGTTCTGTAATGCATGTGATGGGACACCCAACAGGCACCGTTAATGGTAGCTATACTGTTATGACATCTACAACAAGCACTGTGTCCGTATTTGCTTCGGAAGAAATCCCTGTTGTCACAAATCCGACGAGATTTTATGTTAGATTCACTTCTGCGGATTTGTCTTTGAATTTGTTGAACAATAGCGAAACTGACAAAGGGCTAGTTGAAATATATGTTGATTCTAATCAAAATGCATTATTGCATCAGCGTTTGATATACGGTTCTACTTTAGGCTCCTCTATCGAAATAATTGGTTTGTCTTCTGGTTTTCCGAACGGAGAGTTCAATGTCTTTGTGGATACTGGCGTTGCAGATACTGTCAATTTTTATCTTATAAATAGTTCTCTGACAGGATCCGTATCATCGATTAGTAATACCTTTGTTGGGTCTTTTAAACTTTATCATCCTAATAACATAGATTATTTATTATTAAATATTTTGCCGGGAACTATATTGGGTGGCATTGAGGACCTAAGTGTGTTTCCATACATACCGGAAGACGAAGCTCTATTATTAGGAACTGTACATTTTGATGGAGAGCTAAAGGCCACCAACATATTTGATAATAGATTATTTGGAAATTTGGGAATGCTGGATGTTAGAGATGATGTGGTTTCGGCCATGACTCAGCGTCCTATATCCGAACTCCGCGCCGATGGCGTTATAAGAGGGTTTGATATCATCACGTCTGAACAATTCTCTGACTCTATGACCAATATGGTGGCTGTTCCACTTACTGGCGGGGTCGCCTATATTGATGGTGTCAGAATAGCGATAGAAACACAAAGGGTGGTAATCCCATCATCCGACTCTGGCCAACTGATAACTGGCAATAAAATTATAGGTGTTAATGGGCTCGGAACGTTGCAAACATTTGACGATGATTTGGGAACATTATTAGTAGATGGGTATGACTCAATATATGGAAGAGTACTTCCGTTATATTACGTTTATCTTACCGATGGGGGAATAAATAATACAACCACAGATATAACAGACATCAGAAAGTTCATAAACAATATTGATAATAAAATCGAATTAGTCGTTGATGGTAGTGCAAACAATTTGTCTGGTAATTTTAAAACACTAGAGGGTGCGTTGGCATATGCTGAGAAATACCCTAATGACGAAAAAATAATTATCAAAATAATCAATGACATTATACCAGCGAAACCAATCGTTGTTCCAAACGGAGTCTCTATACTTGGGGCGGGTCCTTATGGTGCAGGAAAACAAAAAATAAGCAATGCATCAATACAAGGAAGCCATTTCATAACTTTGGAGGGAAATAATAGATTAGAGAATATCGAGATAAATAGCGATATCGCCAGCCTAGACTCCTCTTTGGTTTATATAACGGGGTCTAATGTTACAATTGAGAAATGCTATTTTAAATTCGGAGAAAGCGTAACCACATATGAAAATGATATTGCTATTGAAATCTCTACTTTGGCGACAGAAAATATTAAGATAGTGAACAACTATATTGACACAGTGTATTCTGGAATTGTGTCTAATGCCGGGGTAGAAAACCTATTGATTGAGGATAATAATATAACGAATGTGTCAGGCACTGGAGGACTTTCATATGCAATAAAAGTGAGTAGTGCAGACAGGACCGTTAAAAATATCTCTATTTTAAAAAACAATATTGATATTCCCAGTATAGTATCTGCGACAGATTTGCGAGCAGTAATGGTAGAAATAGAAAATAATATAAGCACATTAAGAATATGTGATAATAATATTGTGCATGCTGCTCAAAATACTATAACAAATGGTATCAGAATAGATTTGTTAGATAATTCGGTGACAGGAATTGTAGACCAGCTATTTATAAATGATAATTTAATCGACGGAATTAAATTAGACGATAATGAAATATACGGCATCTATGTTGCAAACACCTATCATGTTCATATACACAGAAATACTATTATGAACATGGGTACTGGAAACAATAATGATATAGCCATTCGTATTTTGGATGGGCTAAAGTTTGCTGATATTTCCTACAACACTATCAAAGACTGTGATTTGTATAGAGGTATTTTAATTGATGCTCAGACGGATACAACTAGCAGGGTTAAAATATCAAATAATAGTTTGATTAATCTTGGCATCATGGCCTCTTCTGCTTACATATATGGAGCAGTGTTGTATTCTAGTATAACCGATAATATTTTAGTTGGGCCTGGAGTGACAGGAATAAGATGGAATGGCTCTAATTCTAAAATATCTGGTAACAACATAAGTCAGCCCGGTGACCTATCTGTAACAGACTATGCTTTTTCAACACAGGCAATTTATGCCTATGCTAGTGATTTGGATATAAGCAATAATATTATAACCGGAATGGTTAGTTCTGGGTGTATAGGAATCACAAATGTTAGCTCTGGCAGTGGAAGAGTTAAAATTTCCGGAAATACTATTTCGGGAAGTGAAATATCGAAGGCTATTAGTTTGTATGGTAGCGACCACATTGTTGTATCAAATAGAATTTACAATTCTATAAATTTTGTTACTGAATGTATTTCATTAGATGGCGTAACAGAATCGATTGTTACCTCTAATTTTTTTGGTGGGTCTTTTACCTACTCTGTTTCTGGAGACTATGATGTTAACATACTTGGAATAAACAAAGGGTTCCAGGACACATTAAGCGTTCCAGCTTCCGCGGCCCAGACAAGCTTTGATGAAGATGGGCTGCCACAATGGAAACTTACTTCAACTGCTGGCCAGTGGGATGAAAATTTAAATAGCTCTGTTGGTACTTATGTAAGAACTTTATATTTTCCTATTGATAATATACCGAATGGAGCAAAACTAAATTATGCTAAGGTACAAGGATACATTGATGTTGGTGCTGGGGCATCAGCATTTACCGCACAATTATATAAACAAGATGTTTTAACAACTATGGGTACTACAGCTATTAGTGACATGTTAGATATGTCTGGTGCCGGAGCAATTTTTGGAAACTCTGGAAGCGTTGGATTGGTTACGGTCACAACAGCAGGCGGAGAAATAATAGATTACTCTAAATATAATTACTTTTTAAAGATACGTGCTAATTCAGTAATAAATTACAGCGCCACAGTTTATGGAGCGACAGTGGTGTTTACTTATTAAGAGGTTTATCATGACAGAAGAAAAAACAGGCTTAGAGATTTTACAAGAAATATTAAATAGACTAGATATGCTAGAAAAGAAAATAGACCTAATTGATAAAAATATAAAAGTTATTATCAATAATTCAAGGTCGTCTGGTGTGGTTATACAAAAATCAGATATTCGTCCTGAGCCCAAACCGTCGCCCGGTATTGCGAAAAAACCAGAAACAGAAGAGCACAAAGGGTTTAAGAATTTTAGTTTTCAATCAAGTGATGCCTCTAAAATGAAACAAGAGGCGCCACTTATACAGAAAAACAGAAATGCTTCTAATTTTATAGTTGTGACTGGAAAAATGGTGGCTAATCTGGATGGCAAATTAACTAACTTATCTGGCGTCACAGTTAAGATATTTAATGATAAAGATATTTTAATTAAAGAAACGAAAACAAACAGAAGTGGGCATTGGGTGTCACATTTAGCCCCAGGTAATTATGTCGCTCTGTTTGAGGGTGTTTTGAATGGGAAAAAATTGGTTCCTCAAAATAGAAATTTTGTAGTTCCAGAAAAATTGCCTGCGGGTAAGACGGAATTGGAGATTGTATAATGGGTTTTACAACTTATAATGCCATAAGCGACATCTTTAACCTCGAGAACATAATAGAGTCTGCCGGAATAGTATATACCAAAAATGTCATTATAGATACTCTTAGGGATGTTTTTTCAATAGACAGGCAGTTCAAATACGTACAAGACGTTTTTGGCTTCCCTAAAACGCCTTCTTTGTTGGGCACCGACCCTTCAGCTGGCCTGGATGATGAAGAGACAACTAGAATTTTTATAGGCAGTTCGTATCGTTATGATGTCAAATTCAATCCGTCTATAATAGTAAGAAACACTGGGTCGAGATATTCTCCGATATCATTTAATCAGGATTATCTTGGAACCATAAACAGAAAAGAGATTTTAACCGACGCGTATGGCAATCAAACGCAAATATACACTCCGGCTTATTTTACTAGGGTCGGGGCTTTTGATCAAACCATAGAAGTTAAAGTTATTGCCGAATCAGAAATTGATAGAGAAGAAATTGCTGATATCGTTCAAATTGTATTAATGGGTTCCAGACGACAAGATTTACAGAATGCTGGTGTTTTTGTGAAAACGTTGGCTACTTCGGGCGAGACAGAGGTTCCGTACGCTAACGATTATCTATACATGACGTCTGTCAATTTAGAGATAAGAACAGAATGGAGAATTCACGTTCCTATAAGTGATGTGTGTGAGAGAATTGGGCTCTGTTTGACATTCAAAACATTAGATGGAGAGGCATCCGATGCGTTGGCAGTTAACATGCAATTAACGCACGAAGATTTAATATAATTGGGAGATAAAATCTATCAATATTTTATTTTATAGATAGGACACATGTGTGTGTTTTAATATTCATTTTATTATATACGTTATATAATGTAATATATTGAAAAATAAAGACTTTTTAAGAACGAGATTATTTAATAGGAGAATAAACAATGCCGAATATAGCAGGAGTTCCAAACTACGTTCAACCTGGCGTTTACAGTCGGGTTAGATCTATTCGAAGGTCCATCAGTATTCCTGGTGGCCTTAGAGTTTTGGCTATTATGGGTCTAGGGCAAGCAGAAGAGACTGTAGTTTTAGACGCCGAAGGCGGTGGGCTTGACGGAGTAAATCCCGATTTTAGTGGCTCAGATGCACCTGACGGCAGACATTTTATTCTGTCTAAATTCCCCTTGGTTGCAAAACGAACAGCTTTAACGTTAGACGGCATCCCTCTCACCGGAGTCGAGGAAGCAATTACTACCAGTGCTTTTGACAGCCAATACGATTATAGATTGGAGCCTGCAACAGGCCGCATTGAACTTCAGAGAGCACATTTGGTTGACCAGGGCGGCTTATATGCTCCTCCCGGAACATCTAATGTGGGCAACGGGTCGATATCTACAGTGAGTCTTTTAGATATAGACGCACCAACCGAGACTTGGACTATAAAAGCAACAAGCGTAATTAGAGACGCTTACGGTGACCCAATCTCTGAAGAAACTACGTTTTCTGCAATAGGGTCTGTTTCTGGACAAATCCTCGATGCATACGGCTCTCCAATAGTATTTATTAGTGATGGTATCACTAGAGATAATGGAATTCTACAAATCGCAATAACAGAGGGCGCTACTCCTTTCGACAGGGGCGATAGATTTACTGTAAAGGTTGCGAGCAAAGTGTTGACTGTTGGGCAAACGCTCGAGGCCAACTATATCGCTAGCGCTGACCTTAATGATCCAGAATTCTTTGTTGATTCTAACGCTCTGTATCAGAAGCATGGATTTCCGTCAGAATCTAACACCTTGTCCCTAGGGGCATCTATGGCTTTTGAGAATGGTGCTTTTGGTGTGATGGCGGTACAAACAAAACCGTCTATTGCCAGACGAACAAGCACAGTATTACTTACTGCCAATGATCCTTTGACCGCAAGTACTGAAGGATTTCCACCTGTTGGAAACCCAGTTACGTCAGCTGACGTTGATGCGTTCCAATACCCTATTGCAAGCGGAACACCAGATGCAGACACAGATGTTCATATTTTTGTAATAGACAAAACAACTGGAGAAGAAACACAAATTTCTCCCACAAAGGTTGATTTTTACAATGCTGTTATTACCGCAGACATATATAATGACTTTATAAACAATGCCGGGTATACGTTCAGTTACACGGTTGTTGAAAAGAGTCAGGTTGAGGACGAGGGTACTGATGGAGAAGTTACTATAGGCGGCAGTACTTTTACCGCAGACTCCGCATCGTTTAGTGCCAACAATCTAGACTTGGGAGAAGTAGACACAAGCAAGCAAATAAGAATCTTGCCTACAGATTTATACGGAGTTGATGCTAGCGATGTTGCAGGCACATACGATATATCTGCCGTTGGAGACGGTTTCGGTGATGACACTGTTGTGACATTATCCGGTGCCAATTGGGCATCCTCTCATACAGATTTGCGTTGGGAGTTAGTTGATTCTGCTGACACATCAGCCTATTTGCTTCTTACTAGTGACTTATATACAAGTGGAACTATTGCTAGAGGCGACGGCTTACGCGCAACCTTTATTGATGCCGATGACGCAGATTTTTATGATACCAGTTGGGCTACTGCTTTTGAGGCTTTGGAAGCCGTTAGCTGTCAAATAGTTGTGCCTCTACCCACAGATACCATAAGTATTATCCAACGCGCTGCTATTGCCCATTGTGAGCTTATGAGTAACACTGCTAACCAACATGAGCGCGTTGCTCTTATTGGCGCTATTAGTGGGATAACTACTGAAGCATTAGTTGGAAGAGAGCTGGTGGCTGTTGAAGACATCGGAATATTAGAAGGTGTTCAGGGAGATGATGTTGAGGAAGTATTAGCCGGAAATATCGAAGATTTGGCTAATTACGATGTGCGAGTTAATTTTGGGGATACTTTCCGAGCCATTTATTTCTGGCCTGACGAAATAGTTAGGGTTATTAACGGAACAAATACCACTATTGATGGATTTTATATGGCTGCTGCGGCTGGCGGACTGTTGGCTGCAACCGCAAACGTTTCTATACCACTGACACACAAAGTTTTGACAGGGTTTAGTATTTTAAGAAGCAAGGTTCGTCGACCATTCACTTTGAATGAACTGGGTGATCGTGGCATTTCTGTCGTACAACCGGTTACTGGTGGCGGACAAATATTGCATTGCAAGACCACCACATCAAGCGGTGATCCTTTAGAAGAAGAGCCCTCAGTTGTGTTTATTAGAGATAACACCGCTCAGTCTTTGCGCGATGCGTTGAGTGGGTTTATTGGACAGCCACAAGACCCCACATTGACTGCCTCTATCACATCAGTGGTTGTCAAAGTGTTACAATCATTAACAGCCAAGGGTTATTTGGCCGCTTACAGAAACATAAATGTGGTGAGAGATGAGGTGGATCCACGTCAGATCAATGTATCAGTTGAAGTAGAGCCCATTTTGCCCCTTGATTGGATTTATGTTGATATTAGCGTAGGAATTCTATAATATAAAGATTTGAAAATTAAATAATAGGAGATTACAAACATGCCAGGTATTGAACAAACCTTCCCGAATACGGGATCGGCCGTTAATGTGCGGGCACCAAATACTGGGTTATCTACTCAGATTATAATAAAGGTGTCTGGCACTGCTGTTGGAGCATTACAGAGACTAACAGTAACACAAAATAGGCCGCTTGAACGAATTAAGGAAGTAGGAACAGACGGTGTTATAGAAATAGTTCCGAATGGCCCAACCACCTTTGAGTTGTCTGCCTCTCGTATAGTATTTGATCAGGTAAGATTGCCAGAGGCGTTTTTGCGTGGGTTTAGATTTATTAATGCCCAAAGACTTCCATTTGATATAGAAATATTAGATATGAGCTCTGTAAAAACCCCGGGGACAGATATTTCTAATGCGCCAGAAATAGTCGTAGCAACATATAAAAATTGTTGGTTCACTACTTACTCCACTCCCTATACTGCTGATAATTATGTTATTACAGAAGAAGCGACTATGTGGTGCGAAACGGCATATATTTCATCGCCAACAGGAGAGTTTGATATTCCGAATAGCGGTGGCGCTAGAGGATTGCAATCTCAGACCGACACAAGCACAATAGAACACTCAGTTAATAGTGGGTCTCGTAGAGGCTCACTAGATGTTGCCGGATTAGTAAATTCGGTATTTAACAAATAATGCATGAAGGGGGCGTCCTGGCACGCCCCTGTAAGTTTAAGCTCCCTCCATTGACACACATTTTTATCCAAATTACATAAGGAGAAAGACCATGACTAAGATTACTCACTCAAATATGAGGGGTGGTAGCCCTGTGCCCACAACTGTTCCTCAAACTACAAACTATGTAGTGGAGGATTTTTCTAGCACGCAAGACTCTGTTGACCAAAGATTAGCGGAGTTTGAGAGTGAGCCTGAACAGGGCCAACCGGTTGCTCCGCGTTTCATAGATACAGAATCTCAGAAGAAACTCGAAAGCCTAATATTTATGGGAAAATTCACAAAAGAGTTTGATATCGCCGGGCATAAGTTTGAGTTAAGTACACTAACCCACAAAGAAAATAACGATATAGTTTTAGCCCTTATGAAAATAGGGGAATCTGCTAATTTATTTAATATAAGAGTGTTGACTTTGGCCAACGCCATAAGAACTATAGACGGAGCGCCATTAGTATCTTTTTGTAATGAGGGCGCGCTTAGCGATTTTGAGAAAAAATCATTCGTGATTGATCAGATGCAGCTTGCATTAGTGGAAAGACTATACTCTGCCTATGAATCTATGATCAAGGAATCCGATGAAATAATTTACGGCGACAAAATAAAAAATTAATAAAGGAGCCTTGGCACAGGCTCCGATGGAAGCTCTGTAAAATGTGGGGTGTGCCAGTAGACCACGAGATGTTTAGAGAGATTAGCTCATCTCAATGGCTATGGTACTATCATAATTTTATAAAAGACAGAGACGAGAAATTTGAAGAAAATAGGGATATGGTGGAATATCACGCTAGCTTTATAGAGCCTGAGGCTGTAAGGAAAATTAAAGAAGCTAGAGAACAGGCTGTAGAAGTTCCTGACGAACAATTTATAAGTGGAATTGAGCAAATGTTTGGTAGGTCGCTTCCGTCTGTTAAAAATCAACAAGAAAAAGAGATGCACAAGGTTGATATAGGAAAGGTATTAGATAATTACAATAATATAAAAAAATCAGATGTACCGAAAGAAATAAGCTATAAAGACTGGTTGAATATGGATTTGGAGAAATAATATGCCCGAAATAGTTCCTGATACTAATATTATATCTCAAGACACACAAGATGCCAGCAACGCCATTAGTTCTTTGGACAGCCAAAGAGATAAAATAAATGGCGTGGCGGTCGCTTTAAAGGGGGCTCAAGGAGCCCAAGGCTCTTTTACTGACAGCACAGTGAAGGGCATTGAAGCAGCGACCCGTGCCTGGGACGGATTGAAAGCCCAGATGGTAGGTGTTGAACAGCAAGTCAAGGCCGGAGCAATAACGGCCGCAGAGGGCGAAAAGAAAATTTCTTCGCTTATGTCTGGTTTTAAATCATTTGCCTCTGCTGCCGGGACTGTCTTTGGCGCTGTAGAAAGTTCTATTGTGTTTGCTCTCAATAATAGTAAAAAAGTTACACAAGACTTGGGAAAAGTTCTTGGCGCATCAATTCCTCTTGCTGCTGCAAAAATGCAACAATCTATGACAAACGAATTAAATAGATTGTCTAGCGGTATGGTAGAAGTAGAACAAGAACTGATGAATTTTAATAAAGACGTATTACAGGCCGGGATGAGTTTTGGAACCACTTTTGAGGAAGCACAAAAAGACATTGAAGAATTTAAAATGCGGTATACGGAATCCCTGCAAACAATAAGAGCTACGCCAGAACAGCTAGTAAGCGTCCAGAAGGCATTTAAAAATTTGGTTTCTGTAGAAGACCAAGTTAAGAATATAGGAAGTTTAACCAGCAGTATGACCGGCCTGAAAGGGCCCGTTACATCTGCTAACGCGGCTATCCTGGTCTCCGCAGCAACAAATACAGATGCGGCCACAACTGCTGGGTGGTTATCAAAAGCTATGACGGAGTTAGGCGCCTCTCAAACAGAAGCAATTTTAAATTTCGGAAGAATAAGTTGGGCAACTAAAGGCTCTGGTCTTGGATTCGAAAAAGTTGGCGAATCTATTATGGGGGCAACAGACATGTTAAAAATGTGGGGCGGAACTGTATCTTCAGTCACCCCATTGTATAAAGCTTTTGCGGATAGTCTTTCCGGGACAGGACAAAAGGGACTAACCCCGCAATTGCTACGATCGTTTGTTAGAGGGCTCGAGGGGATGGCTTTTGGAACCAGGGCTTTGTTGGGAATGCAAGCACCCGGTGGTGCAGCAAAAGGTGCTCTGGGTGCGGGTCTGGATATAGAAGCCGCATTAGAAGAGGGCCCGGAAGGTATGAAGAAAGTAAGCGAAAGTCTTATTCAAACATTAAAACAGTTTGGCGGTGGAGAAAAGATTTTGACACGAGAAGAAGCTCGTACAGATCCGGCCCTACTTAATAATTTTGTTATACAGAGACAATTATTAATGCAAACAATGAATATAGACCAAGCGACAGCAAATAAAACTCTTGCGATGTTGCAAAATATAGATAAGAGCGGTCTCGATGTCGGGAATAATACTGCTTCTAAATTGGACGAGCTGTTAGGTTCTGGCCAACGAACACAAGAATCAACCCAAAGCATTATGGACAAAAATCTTAGTCTAATTAAACAGGCCACAATAAACAATGGAGATAAAATAGTAGACGCGATTGGTGACTTGGCGGAAGATTTGGGGCTGTCAGATTTTGCTCAAAACATGGAAAATATTTTAAAAAAAGCTGCTGCCGACCCAAAAAGCGGAACCAATATAATGAGTTATGCTAATGAAATAATGGGGATGCTTGGGCAAAAAAGAGAGGAGCGAACGAAAAGGAATCGTATAAGAGAAAAGGTGTCCGAAGAGCCTGATGAAAATAAACAAGCCTTGGAACTAGCCAAATTAAATGCCGCCTCTTTGAAGGCTGGCGAACGATTAGCCGCCAGGATACGAAATGACACTCATAATACCAAAGCTATGTCCCCGGCCAATGTTAGGAAACAGATGAATAATGAGGAAAATGCAAGGGGTCAAATTACTACTGCGCTTGCGCCAATTCTACCAACCAAGGAAAATATCGAAAACGTAAAAAATATAAGAGAAACTCACAACACCACATCGGAGTCTTTTACTAATCAAAAAATAACCAAAAATATTGATGTTATTGCAGATGTTCACCTTAAAGCCAGCGCACAAGATGGGACGATTAAGATATTTCTAGGAGACATGATACAAAAATATGCAGATGCCGCAATATCTAAGGCACATCCAGGAAAATAATAGAGGTACTTTATGGCATATAAAAACTTTGATGATTTTCGTGTAGATGCAGTCAAAAATTTGGGTGATGTTCTTAGTGCTACATCCGACCTTCCAAATACTCGCCTCGGCGCCGGTATCACAAATCGCGACAAACAAATTATGACCTGGCTTCTTCCAAATGGAACAAGCGTACAAATGTACATCAACCCAGAAAACTTTGTGGTTGCTGAGAGCAAACAAATACAGCAAACTCGTACAAAGGGTGGTTTTGTTGTGCAATATTGGGGAGATAATCTTACAAGACTAACTCTTAATGGAACAACAGGCTCTGCCGGGGTCAAAGGAATAAATGTACTAAGAGATGTGTATAGGTCTGAGAATAGAATTTTTGAGGTTGTTGCCGCGAGCCAAACAAACGAGTTATTGAATGCTTTGCAACAAACGACGCTACAGGATGCTTCTTTGGGAGACGCTATAGTTCCAGTTATGGCAGAGCAATTAAGAAACAATAATTTTATATTAAGGCCTTCTTTAGCATCTTTGGCCTTAGGAATTACTTTATTTTATCAAGGAATAGAATACCGCGGATTTTTTACATCCATGACTACCACCGAAGATGTAAATCGTTTGGGATTATTTCAATACAATATAGAATTTATGGTAACAGAAACAAGAGGCAAAAGAGTTAATTTTATGGCTTGGCATAAAGACCCGATAGCAGATGATGTCACGGGCCAATTTGTTAATGCTATGGCATCTAGTGCGGGGAACGCAATTAGAGGATTATTTGGCCTTAGCCCGCAACAGAATAATGTAGATTTTAGACATCCGGAATCGGCTCCACTATCATATGGTGGAAATAGTTTGTCTTCTACCTTTGGAATTAATAACGGATAAATATAAAAATTGGAAGTAAATAATGGCTATTATTTTTGGAAGTGATACTGGACTTAGACAAAACAGTTATGATAATGTGATTAGTAACTTTAATCAGCAATATACGTCTATAAAAAATGGGCTTTCTAATGCGTTTACATCTCTCCGTGCTACGCGGCCACCTATGGCACCAAAGGAAAATGTGCATGTTGATACGGGATTCACAAATGTTCCAGGGACAGCTTTTATTGGTTCGAGTATTGATAATGTGGACGATATACAACAAAGAACGATAACTTCTCAGGAACCAATCTTAACAGTCTATATTAAGAAAAGAGCTTTTCGTTCTTTGAGAAATGAGAACGACTTAAAATTTTTAGACAGTGGAGAAAAATTATTTCTTAGAGCAACAAAAATATTATTTGAAAAAAAATGCCAGCAGCTCGCCGCTTATGAAGCATTGTCCAAGGCTGGCAGACTGTTAAATGAGGAAGCAGACCTAGATTCAGATAGAATATCGGCATGTATAGCTTTCTTGCAGGAGTACAATGAGAAGATTGGAATAATATCTGACTCTGCTCTTGCGGTTTTGCATTCTTCGATTAGTCAGCCAGAAGTCATAGCCGAATACAAAAAATTATTAGACCAATCAAAATCAGACTCTGAGTTGTTGTCTTCATGGGTGGTTGCATTAGAAGAATTAAAATACAAATCGAGTAATTTGAGACACGCGACGCAGACAACTTGGACGGTGGAAACAAATCAACCAGATATTTTTTCTGTTGGCCGAGGAAATGGCGTTATAGAGTTAACACTTGTGAATGAGTTAAGCACATCATTATCTCTAGACGGGTCGGTTGGAAATATTGACTTTACTATGCAAGATCCATATAATCTATCTAAAATAACCACCGACGAAATTGAATACGCTTTGGCTGCCGCTAATATGGAAATAGCATCTGATCCTTGGCAAACAGAAAATATGTATGCAAGTCCTCAAATGTTATTGGAATCAGCCAAAGAGCTTGAACGAGAGCTTGCTCATATGAGAAAAAATCGTATTTTCAATGCATGGTCAACTGGTCCGAATTCTATAGGAGCGCTCAGCAATACGGATAATACGGAGATAATTTTCGAAGTTAACCCTTCATCTACGGCATCAAATAAAATTACCGCAAGTATAGGTGACGGGGTGGCTTTCAATAAAAATAATTTTTTAATATCCTTATTACAACTGCCACCGGAGCAACAAACAACCACGGACGAAAATAGCAAAATTACCGCCATTTTTGATTTACTAGAAAGATACGCTTCCGCCATTATGGAGGTAAATAAAAATTACATAATTAGTAATAAAAAACCTGATGTCGAGCACGCTAGGAGAAATTTAAGAGTGCATTATCTTGGAAAATCAATAGTTCAGCCTATGGACTCTGTTAATGTCTATATTAGGGGAAATACATTTAAACAAAATGAGTTGGTTGGTCCGCTGAGCACGCTTCTAAATAACTCGCTATTTATAAAAAATTTCGTTAATCAGAATCAAGACACATCCGATGCTTTATTGGAAGAGGAAATGAAAATAATGGGTATTGATAATTTGGATATACCCGTGGAAATATATAGAACTCTGCGAACAGACAGCCTAATGAGAAATGCCGGAACCCATGTTTTTGGTGGAATAATTCAGACGGTATCAGAAGATTACAGTGCCGACAGTGGCGTTTATACAACAAGGGCGTCTGGTTGTAGTAATATGCAGTGGCTGGAACAATCTAGGGTGAATGTTGCTCCAAGTTTAGACCAAACTCAAGGGCTATTGGAAGACCCTCTGACCCCATTTGATATTAAGGTTAGTGAAGCAACCGGCCTAGTTGACGATGAGCCTGAACTAAATCAGGACAATCAAGACAGAGTGAATGCTAAAATAATTAATTTTAACAACGGGTCTTATGTTGGAGAAAAGTTTGACGAAAAGAATAATTTTGTTCAAGATTATTTAACCAATGGAGACGGTACATCCATTATGCAATATAAACATGCTCCAGGAATTGTTTATAAATGGAAGCAAGGAATTATAGCCGCAACCCGAAATGTAAACCTCAAAACTGCTCTTGGAAATCAAGAGGACCAGACACAAAAGCTCCGTAGAGAGATGGGGATTACAGTAATTAGCGACCCTTTCGCTGGTCAAGATGCTGCCGATATAGTTAGTTCTTTAGTAACGGGATACCCCCACAATTATGAGTCTTTTTATGAAAACTCTATGTCATTTGGAACATTTCATAATAGTGTTCAATCGAATTCTCCAGAGAGTTATTTTCACTCGTTTTTTGATATACAGCGCTCTCAAAATAGAACATTAGGAAATTTTCAGCCGTTTACGTCTATTCATACCGACCCTCGCGCAACTCATGAGCGCTTGGCGAATAGGACTGATTTACAAGGAATATCAAACAACTTAAATTCTCTTAGAGAGCAGTTAGCTTCTCTTCAAGATCAACAATTGGCATTATCTAATGATAAATTCGAAGATAGCGAGGACCTTAGAAGTATCAAATTTAGTCTTTCGTCCAGAATTAGTGATATCAAAGATGAAATTAATAAAGAATCGTCTAAATGGAAAGATAAGGCCAAAACGACTGGGGTGGGATTGAGAATATACGGAACAGATTTTGCTCTTGATTTTGGTGGTGCATCAACAGAATCAGACAGTGAGAATATGAAAGAAAAATATAAAAAATTGGGATTCAGAAACACAATATTACAATTCAGACCACAATATGACTGTAAGTTTAATGTAGATTCGAATTTATTTATTGTTGGAGAAGAATATGATAAAGACTTGGATATAAGAGCGTTTGTTGCTAATATGTCCCAAAAAATTGACTTATGGAATAGCCAGTATAAAAGCCCAAGAGATATATGTTCTTTGGTGGCAAAAACTTTGGATTTTGAGTTTTTTTGCGATAATCATGGTCACATTCAATTTAGGCCACCCAGATACAACAAAGTTCCATTATCATTGCTTCTAAAAATGTTTTTATTAGATAAGAGAGAGGGCAAAAAGCTATATCCTTCATTTTTAATTCAGTTATTTAAATCGAGAAGCAAAAATGTACAAGATGAGTTAGATATAGTTGATTTGAATATCAAAATAGAATCTGCCCTTCTGGGCTCGGTTGAAGATATTTCTACGATTATCGGGGCGGTCGGTAGTGAAGAAATCATTAAACTCACCACCAACTTCAATTCGTCTCTTGCAGAAGATTTGGCCAGCATTGTTTTATTAAATAGAAAAAGTTTAGTTTCAAAAGTTGGTGGTCAGTCGGTAGATACAGAATCAGAAGAATCTATATTAAAAGTTGCAGAAGAGATAAAGTCTATAAATGATTCGCATTATCCAAACATGTTTGTGAACAGATACCACCACACGAATAAGCTGGCACAATTAATCAGCAGAAGACAAAAATTAGAAGACTGCAACCAAAAACTATTAAAACAAGCAGGAAAATATGAAACTACCGTTCCTGCAAATATGGGAAATATTTCTGTTCCAGATATGCTTAGTCAATTTTCAGATTTAATAGAAGACGACTATAATGATTTTCTCGGACCAAATTCGGCAAAACGCTTTATAATATATGATGATCAAATAATACATTCTAATTTTACAGAAAGTTGCGAAAATGTTATATGTAGAGTTGATGTTAATGGAGAACAAGATTTAATAGGGGAGGGTCCAGGAAGTATTGGACAAATCCCTGTTTTGTGGGCGGGAGCCACAGATTTTGATTTGTGGAGACAATACGGATATAAATCTGATGGCGGAATTAGCAGGCCTTATTTTAAAGATGCCGAGACTCAATGTGCTCCATATGCATTAATGCTTCTTAATCAAAATAGAAAAAAAGCAGTCAGGGGAAGTTTGACGTTATATGGTAATGAATACTATCAACTAGGGGATGTTGTATATATTAATTCTAGAGACACATTATTTTATGTAAGCTCTGTTTCTCATAATTTTTCATATGGGGGTTCTTTTACCACCACGCTAACATTAGAATATGGACATCCACTAGGGGAGTATATTCCTACGCCACTCGATGTGATAGGAAAGGGTCTAATAAAAACGCAAAGAGTATTTAATAAAATAACCACTTCCAGACAAACAGCAGGCTTTAGTTTGGGCCGACATCTCGCGTCTATCATATTTCCTTCCAAAGAATCCGATGACGAAAGAATTTCTATGCTTTCTGGAGATATGGCTAATTATAATATAAATGAATTTAAAAACGCATTATCTATTTCCTCGGCACACATAACAGACAATTCTTCTGATTCTTATCCCAAAGTAGAGGTTAGAGGATTTTTAGTTGATGAAGACAACAAGCCAAAAGTTGAAAAGAGAATAGCAGCGGTTAAGAAATTTTTGTCCGCCCCTACTGGAAAATATGATCAAGACAATGATAAATTTGCCAAGATTTCTGAAAAATATATTTACATGTCATTGCAAGCAAATCAAATAGGTAGTTTAAGTGAGCCAATATTGATAACGGCAGATAGTTTAAAAGAAACAAACAACTCTCTTAGAGCTCCAAAAGAAGAGGTGTTTAATCTTATAGGACAAGATACCAGCAAAATTGAAAATATAATTGAAATAGTGTTGATATTTAAGGACCAAGAAAATGAGTAGAGTTCCCGGCGGATATGCCGTAAGATTAGCTATAGTGGTCAACGTGTTTAAAACACAAGTTGAATGTATGTTCATCGATAGAGAAGGCGAGCATAATATTCGTTGTCCTATACCCCACCCTCACGCAGGTGTAGGAGGAGGTATTTTTGTAGGCATTAAGAAAAATACTCGTGTATTAATAGCTATGGCTCCACAGGAACAAGCTTATATAGTGTCAGTTGTTCCTGAGAGAAGTTATTATTTTTCACAAAGCGGCGTTCTTGATAGCTCGGTTGATACATCTTCATATCCAGATGTTTCGAGCGGAGAAATATATTTAAAAGGACCTTTAAATTCAGCTATCTATTTTTCTAAAAATGGAAATATAGCTTTCGAGTCTGGTGCGGGAGAATTAGAAACAGATTTGGAACTTTCCAAGTTTTCTAAGGCCCTTTTTCTTCGCACCAACAACATTTATAGATTCACAGAAGCAGGCAGAAATATAGAAGGGGTTATAAGGAGAGACAAAAGCGAATACGAAGATCCTAACGATACATCTACTGTTAATTTCTTAAGTGGTGAGGCTTATGATTCGTTGTTAGCAGATATAGGAAGATTAAGTGAACAGGAAGTAAGTCTCAGAAGCAATCAGATATCAAAGTTAACTATCAGAAACCCTGCATTGGTAGAAAAAAGAAATTTGACGTACGAGTTTGCAGATAGTTTTGGCGTCAGAGATTTGAAAAATGAATCCGAGGCTTCCACCTTGGTTAGAGAAAATAATACAGACCAACCTAATATATCTACCGATCCTTCGTTTAGGGAAAATAGAAGAACTGATATCCTTGATTTAAACCCTAGGAATTTTAATCATCTGATTGAAAAGGTAGAGGGAACTGTTGTAGATATTTATGGCAATATACTAGATATAAATAGAAATAAAATTCAGATACCCGATAATGATTTTAATACAGGAAATAATAGCTCTCAGAGTCTGAGAAGAATGTATAGTTATTTAAGAAGGTCTATTAAATACCATTATGAGATTAATTCAAGAAAAGAGTCGTCGGATGTGGATTTTTCTACCGAAAAAGTCTCTAATAATGCAAAAGAACACAGCAGATGGAGCGTAGATGTGGATGGCGAGGGATTAACAAAAATCAATATCCCTGCCTCTTCTGAAACGGGAAATATACCGGTTTTGGGAAGATACGTTGTGTCCAGAAATCCAGATAAAAATTTAGCAAATCAAGGACAATTTAAAGATCCAGAACAAAAAGATGTGCGGATTCTTCCGTTTGGCCCAGCGACTGGCGTGGTTGTAGATGATTCTAATTATATTCCAGCAAGTATTAAAAATCCGGTTTCTGTCGGGACCGCTCACCACAACATCTTGGAAATAGCTCCGTCGGTGTTTAACGGGAATCGTATCGGTCCCATCAACACCCACATAAACAATAAAATATTAGATTTACAGACAGATGATAATGGAATTAAAAATTACCACACCAATTCTGATGCCAATGCTGGTGGCAGGAGTTTAAATTTAAATTTAGATGGAAGCGCAGAAATTTCTATTGGTGCAGATACATCCGATAGAAAATCTTTAGTGCTTGACTTGGCCGGTGGTCTTGTTTCCCATTATGGCAGAGATAAAAATGGTCGCAGTATAATACATCAAACAGACGGAGACGTTATTATACAAATAGGCGGGGCTGGCATAGGGACAGACGAAAGATTTACCTCTTCAGAAGATAAGGAAGACAGGCCGGGCAGAATAGAAATACATTTAAACCGCCCTACTGGAGATAGTCACAGAATTATAATTGATGAAAATGGTATGCAGATAGATATAAAAGGGAACGTCGTAATGTCTTCGAGCGGAGACTTTTCGATTATCGCTGGTGCAGATTTATTGTTAGATGGAAGAAATATTAACATGTATGGCACGGCTGATTCAGAAGGGCTAAGAAATATAACTGCCACAGAAAAAACTATATCAAGAAATGGAAGAAATACTCCATAAAGGAAATATTATGTCAAATCCTTGGTTTATAAATAATCCTACTGTATTAGGCGTCCTTCAGGTTCTTGTGACCTCCGCCGGACCGAATTTTACGTTACCCTACGATTCATCGTTGCCTCTTCCAGACGGCGTTTCTATGATATCTGATGATCTTTTAAAGTATAAATTGCCAGGTGGCTCAATAATGCAAAGCATGTCTGAGCCTGGAATTACGAAATCCATGGGGACGGCTATTAATAATTTGCTTTCATTATTATCTCCCTTTATGTCAGCATACATGTTGCTTTTACCCATAATGGGAGTTATAAGAGGCTTGATAGAAATTATATGTGCGATGCCTAATTGGTTTGCTGTTATAAGAGCGGTAATAAGACTGTTTAGAAAATGGTTGCCTCCATTTATTGCTTTGTTCCCGCCACTCGCTGGAATCCTGCTGGTATTGGGCATTATAAAGTTAATATTGGCCGCCATATTGTTTGTGTTAACGACAATAATCCCAATATATGAACTGATAAAACATGATGTTAGTGCTTTAATCGCCCTGCTTAATGACACGGACAGTAATAGAGCACAAATAAAAGCAGAGAGAAGAAAGATAGAGGCTCTTTTGGTAGAGATTCTGAATCAAATAGGTGTGCTTAATGTATTAAAACCAATATTAGAAACGATTATGGCCATATTACGACTTGCTGGCGGAAGACCTTGTAAAAAAGGCAATGGAGACGAAACTTGTTGTGGAGATGATACATGTCCTCCGGTTTTAACCAATCCCCCCAAGGGAATCGGCGCAATTTTAAAATATTCTTTTTCCGACTCTCTTCCTTTAATGGCGTGGAAGATTAAAACATTAACTGGAAACAGCCAACTTTATAAAATTACTCCATATATGCAAAGTTTAAAACAGCAATTAGATTCTCAACTAGATGAGCCTGTGGACGAGGCTGTGTCGGCTGGACAAACCGGAAACTCTTCTCATTTTAGCGTGCGTGTTACAAATAATAGAGGAAATGAGAAGATTATTCCTATCTTAAAAATAAAAAATCCAGACATTATAGTGGTAGACCCCACTCTTTCTGAGATGATAGGTGCTGTGCGATATGAAATAGTTCCAAATTGGGACATGTTGGTGGCGCATAATATTGTTGGTTTGGGATGCCATCCATCCGTTATCGATGCCAAAGATTCGTTAGATAATCAGTTCGGAGATACAGAAACCCCAGCTGCAGAACAAATTCCAGAATTAGCTGATATTGGGGACCAATTTGATGACATGTTATCGGGATTAAACGATTCAATATCCAGAACCAGAGACTCGGTGGCAAATAATGATGTGTCAGGAATAAACGCAGAAGAAGAAAATATAACAAACGATTTAAATGCTTTTGGAAACAATATGAAAAGAATAATGAACACCATATTGTCTCACATATCAAACACTTTAAATAGCGAACTTAATGTCAATAAGAATTTTGTAAAAGCTGGCGGTAGTGACCTGGCTGTAATATCCGTTATTCCGAGAGATTCAACTGGCGCCTTGCTTGCCAGTAATCTACCTGACGGAGTCGGTATTACTGTAGATATTTTTACTGATTTTGGTGTTATAACAAACCAAACACTTAATAATAGTACGGGTATAGTTACAGCAGAGATTAGATCTTTACTTTCTGGGACGGCCACGGTTACCGCCAGAATAAACGGAGAATTCATAGAAGAACTCGATAATAATTCTGTTGTAACAAAAGAAATCGAGATTAAGTTCGTGTCTGGCGCAGTTTTGCCAAAACGAAGACTTACTTCAAAACAAAGCACTAATAATACAGCACATACTATACTTGATAATGTTGACAGAGAGCCGGGAGGAAAATAATGGCAAATTTTAATAAAGACCTGGATTTCACAGAATTTTCTACTAATATTATTAAAGATATTGATGGCATACGATCAAGCAGCCGAGCAGGATCAGAAGAATCAACAGAATCCAGAATAAATGCCTTTTATCGTGCTATTGGTTTGCCTGCAATTATAACAAACGAAAAAACACCGCCATTAAATAAAAATAATGGCAATGTTTTCAAGGATATAGACGATTCTACTTTATCGATACAATTAATCAATAGAGAAAACATCTCTAAGTCTATGAGCAAGAAGATGAATTCCAATAATCCCAAAGTATTAAACGCCTTCAAATTTAATACATCAACAATCAAAGATCATATCAATGGAAATGCCCAAACATTACAGCTGTTTCCCATGATTGTTGATGCTAATTTAGAGATTTTTCCTCAGGGAAGAAGAATTGGCGGAGCTTTTATGACTGACACTCAATTACAGGATGATAGCTCAAATAGCACAACAAAATACAAAAGGCCTCTTATAGAAATGATAATTTATTTGAGATTAAGTCAGGCTGGGGCATTTAATTCAACAAAGAAAGCTAAAATTATGGAAGATATGTATAGTGACTTTCAGCAACAATCTGAAGATATAGAGTTTAGTCTTTATCAAGCATTAGGGAATATAATTGTAGAGATGTCTAGCGTTAAAAACAGAATTGATAAAATAACAAAAGAAACCTCATCAATTGTTATACCTTCAGGAACACCAGAACAAAACCCAGAAATATTTAATAATGGCGAAAATGAGGGCGATTTAGATAATCAAGATATAAAGCAAAAACAATATTTGGCTATTAAAGAAGCCAGACTGTCCTTATTTAATTTTGATGATGTGCTTTCTGAGGCAGACAAGGCGTCTAGAAATCTTAAAGAATGTATTCTGTCTTCATGCTTATTACAGGCTGTTTTCAGTGATGCTGGACTTATCTCTAAATCAACAAAAAATACTACCGATAAAAAAATACGGCTAGAGAATGAAATAAAACAAACATTTAGAAATTTAGATTTGTTATTGGGGACATTTAGCGGATTATCTGGAACGGATGCGGTGTCGGTTATTCTTGCATTATTTCAAGTTGATATAGAAACAGTAATTTCTTTGCTTAATAAAGAAGGCAGAATTAGATTAAAAAAGCAAACGGGAATAGACTATGTTAACTCCATTGATGAGGCCAATATTCTTAATTCTATCGGTGCTCTTCAGACACAAACACAAAAAATAATAAACAATCTCGCTATTGATATAGATAAATCGTCTAGACATAAAACCAATAGAACAATGCAAAAGAATTAAACGGAGAACATAATGTCATTTGATATATCTTTAATTAATAATGATCTGTCTGTGCAACCAAATGGTGCAGTTAAAATTGTTACAGATACGCCTAAATTAAGGCAGGACATAATTAAAATTATCATTACTCCCATGGGTTCTGTTAAAAATCACCCGTGGTATGGGTGTTCTATATCTGATGATATAGGAAGAAATTTTTCTGATTTGCTTCAATTATCACGCATACAAAACAACATAAGCAAGAGTTTGGATAGACTTAAGGCATTACAAATATCACAATCTTCAGTTCAAAGAGTTTCTTTGTCCGAATTAATAGAGAGTGTTGGCGGCATTGATGTAGAAAGAGATTTGTCCGATGGCCGCCAATTAAATATTTTAATAACAGTGTTTAGTAAGAGACTCACAAAATTAGAAGAGTTGTTTACTATTATTTCTTAACAACCGGGAGATAAAAATGATTTTTAAATCGTTTAATGATATAGTGATATCACTAATAGACTATTTGAGATTGGTTCAAAATGATCTTGACACTAAACCAGGAACTGTGGCAAGAGACTTGTTTATTGACGCGCCTGCTCAGCAAATATCTGAGTTGTATATACAGTTAAGAAATATCTCAAATCTCTCGTCCTTTTTCTCGTCAAATGGAACAGATTTGGTAAAATTGGCTTCTAATTTTGGTGTCAAAAAAAACTCTGGCGGTAATTCCGGTGGGTTAGCAGTATTAACAACTAATAGTCTCGAGTCTGACGTTTTTATTTCTGTGGGAGATATTATTGTTGCTAATAATGGTATAAGTTATAGGGTATCAGATAACTATTTAATGAGCGCTACAAGCTCAAATGTGTATAAGGCCACGGCTACACGATTAAGAGACGAATTAAATCTTGCGTCAATAACTGATATATATGCGATTGAGGTTAATGTAGAGGCTCTTACATCTGGGTCTGCTGGAAATATTGGCCCATATTCTTTACTGTCACATAACATCTCAGGAATATCAAATGTTACAAATCTTCAGTCGTTCTCTGGCGGCAGCGACCCAGAAAGTGACGATGCATTTAGAGCTAGAATTTTAGGTGTGTTTTCTGGAAGTAATACCGGAACAGCTCTGGGATACTCTTCTGTGATTGATTCTGTTCCAGGCGTAACTGATTCTGTAGTTATTGTTCCCGGGGACACGCTTCTTATTCGAGATGGAACACAAGTATCAACGGATTCGAGCGGAGAAACAACCATTATATCAGAGGGAACTGGCGGCAAGGTAGATATTTATGTGCTTGGCAGCAATGAAGTATCGCAAATAGACTCCTTTATTTACAACGATGCTAGTGGCGTTCATGACCCTACTAATCCTACAAATGATTTTGTAATCGGCCAAAGAGGCGAGGTGGCTGGAACCAACATCTCTCAAAGACGGGTAAATCTTATAGCGAATGATACTTTACCATTTCAACCAATAGACAGTATAATTTCGGTTATAGGAAGTTCATCTGGCGCTAATTTTATACAAAAATATGAAGATTCTGCTGGGGTGGTTCATGGAAATTATGAATTACTAAAAGATTCTGGTGATTTTGGCGGAAGTCCATTTGGTTTTGATCGTTTAAGATGGATTTCTGATACGATAGAATTAGAAGACGAAAACACAACCAAAGGTATATTTAATGGTTTTGATGCCCTTAAATTTTCTGGAATTGACGAAATAAAATCTGCGTCTCAAGATTTCACAATAACAAATGAGAGTGCATATGTTAATTCCGACAGCAGAAGCTCTGTTTATTTAAAACATTACCCTATAAGAAATGTAAATAGAATTATTAACTTAACCACCGGAGAGAGATATGTGGTTTCGGACCAAAATCCTGATGGAAATGCGGGGGAATTAAACCTCACAGGAAATATAACTATCAGCGGCAACACCTTGCCAACGGGAAATGATATATTACAAGTGGATTATGTTTGGGTAAAGTCTTTTGACAATGTATTTGATTTTGACAACCTTACCGTTAATAATACCAATAGAACAGTTCAGGATTCTATAGATTGGAGTTTTTCCAACTTAATAGAAAATGAACCAGCTGTCGTGTCCGATGATGGATATGGAAATCTTACTATAGTATTATCTCACCCAATTTTTAAAGTTCTATCTGTGCTTGATCATAGCGAGCAAACAGCCTATGTTGCTGATGGCGCAATAAGTCTAACTTCTGGAAGTGTTGTGACAACGATACTTAATATTAAGAGATTGTCAGATGATGCTGAACTTTACAATACAGACGCTATGGACGGGGTTCTTTTTGGAACGAACAATATAGCGCTTCCCACAGATACAATAGCAGTTGATGGAGACTTAGCAACGATTAAATATAATTATACAAATATTTTCTCCTCTGATGCTTATGGTACCGGTTCTTTCTCAAATGACACAATAACTCTTGTGAGTGGCACTATTGGCAACGGAACCAATGTCTTGGTTAATTATATCGCTAATGTTTCGTCATTGATGCCCGAAAATAATATTTCGTCTCTTCCAGCAATAAAAAGCGGAAATAAATTTGTTTTAGATTCTGCTGTGGTTGGAGAACAACCATCCTCTAATTTATATAGTGGCACGGCGATAACAAAAAATCTTCGTTTGCCTGGAAGTAACTTAAGAATAAATGTCGGTTCTATTCCGTCGGGTGGCACATTATCTATATTAGGATCGACCATTCATGCTGTGAAAGATAAGTTAATGACAGTCACATCAACATCTGGATTTGATATTGATTTAGAAACATTGATAAAAGAAGATTCTGCGCTGTCCTCGCTGCCATCAACAATAAGAATGTCCAGATTGTATTCTGTGGAAAAGGTTAGTGTTGACACAAATAACGAAGTTGTGTCTGTTGATAACGTATATGATATTATTAATTACAAAATGAAAGATAATTCTAATGATATGGATACATCTCTGTCTGACAATAGTTTATCTGAAACAGAAATTTGTTTGCCGGAAACGTCTAATAACATTGACAACGAATTGTCTACTGGAGATATCCTAAGAGTAACATTTTATTATATCAACACCGACGATTCTGAATCAGTATACTTCTCAAAAAATGGAGAACAAATTACAAGTAAAGTATTTTTATCTGTAGATAGAATATTTGTTAGCTCTGGTTTTAAAAATATATCGAATGTGGTGTCTGGTGTATTTTATATAAATAATTTTAATCAGCCAAGTGATAATACAGTATATAATGTAGATTATAATTATGTTGCACCAAAAGAAAATGAAAGAATAACAATAACGTACAATTATAATTCTATAATAGATGATGCCACTCTTGCCATTGAAAACGTTCGTCCTATAACGGCAGATATTTTAGTGAAATCGGCGCAACAAAAAATAATAGACGCATCTATCTTGATAGTATTATTTCCAGAATTTCATGATCAAGAACAAACCGTGATTCAAAACGCCAACAATATGGTTGTATCACTACTATCGTCTGCCAGCCTTGGGACTACCATTGATGCATCTGACATTATAAATGTATTATATTCTGTTCAAGGAATAGATAGAGTAAGAATATTGAATTTTAGTTATGAGGATTCGGGAAATTTATTAAGTATTTCTGCAAACAAAAATGAATATTTAATCGCTGGAACGGTTAGCATACAGGCTGAGGAGAGATAATTAATGACATTTTCAATTTTAAGGATTGTTAATTTAACAACCTCTAGCGCAAGTATTTTATTTAATGACTATATCGACACCTCTATTGGAATAGATAATGTTTCTATTTCATCCACTATATATAGTGTAGATGACCCCGATATAATATCTCTTAGTATTGATAGCGATATAATAAACATAACATTTAGCCCCTTGTTCCCAAACATTCAGTATAACCTTAAATTTTTTAGTACTGAAACTGTTTTATTTAAATCATCAGAGAACGAGATAATTATAGAAGACGGACATAAAAATTCTGTATTTATTGTAAGTCCCGGAGAAACCACAAACAACATTAGAGATTCTATTATAGAAAGTATACCGTCCATTTATGACTCTGGTGAATCCACTATTATAAGAAAACTCATATCTTCTTCTGCGGATCAATTTCAAAAAGTATCCGATTCTATAGACATTACCAAGTCTGGAAATTATTTATCTATTCTTGTGGAAGACGAATCAATTATCAGAGGAGATGGCCCAACCGACAAATTATTAAATCAGGGCGCATTTGAAATATCTCGAGTTTCATCATCACCATCAGGAAATAATATAAGCGGATTTATAGAATTTAATCAATCTAGAAAAGCATCTTTTCTTGTTAGGCCAAATGTGCACATTAATCCTATAATTGAGAGTTTAACATTAGACCCTATTAGTTTGCAGGCCGAAGATGTAATAAACGAATTGGTTACTGACGATATTGATATAGCGAATCATTTTTCAGGATTAACTATTAAAGTTAGTAATCATAATGTAATTCAATTAATTTCAGTTGGGCTTATAAGAAATAATGCCACAACAGAATACGATATATCGCAATTCGGATATATACTAAGAGATAATAGATATGATACTTCTTTGGCAGGAATTAATGTTAACTTAAACGATGATGAGATAGAATTATCTTCTAATTCAATAACCGGTCTTTCTGGCGGGTTTTTATTTCCTCAAGCTGGTGATCAATTAAAAGTTTCATATGTATACAAAAAATTAGGAAAAACAATAGATATAGACAATGTATTGTTATCGACAATAGAATTAGTTACTCGCGAGGTCGCTCCGGCCATAGTAAATAGATTCTCTGTTGATAATGCTCCTATTATAAATAATTTAGATCAATTATTAGAGTCTGGCGGTATAACATTTTTAAGCACAATAACAACCGATGACTTACAAGCGTTTGTGTCGACACACCCCGCTTTTACTAAAGAAATAGATTTTAGTATTTCTCGTTCTCCTTCTAGACCAGGAGATTATAGCATTAATTATTCAACGGGAGAAGTTAATGTGTTTGGTGAAGATAAAGATAATAACGGAACTGGAGATTATCCTCCGGCAATGACATACCTGTTTAGAAAAATCTTTACAAAAAATTTAGATTATAGCATAGATGAAGACAAAAATGAAATAGCAATAAACTCATCTAGAGATTTGTCTGGATTAGAAGCTAAAATAACATTTTATTACGAAGAAACTTTTGCTGAAAATACCGATTATAGAGTGCTGTCTCACCAAGAGGCTTTAAATGAAAGGATAGAAAATAGGCTAATATCTGATTTCAAATTAATAACGAAAAAATACCCCATAACGGATGTTTTCAAAGTTATGAACGAAACAACAGGCGAGATTTATAGCATCTCTAGATTTGATGACTCTAGCATTAGTTTTTCTGGAAGAAATGCGCCAACACAGCTGGATTCTCTGAGAGAAAAAGTTTCATTCTCATCTGTTGATAATGAAACTTTATATGTGTCAGACGAATTGACTAATTCCTTAAGCCTAAGGATTTTCAAAATTAATCTACAGAATTCCGGCATTTCTGATTTTTATGAAAGATTTGTCGGCTCAAACTTTAATACATCTGTCTCATTTTCAAATACGTTATTTTCTAGAGAGTTCTTTTTTGAAGATATATTATATACTGATTTATCGGCCAATTTAGATAAACTTCAAGCGGTTGGCGACTTTTTAATAGACTATTATAACGGGATAGTCTATGTAGCCGTAAGCTCAGCCCAAAGTGTTGATGTGGGCGAAATAAATTACAAATACAAATATGTCAAAACAAAAAACAGTCATATACTTGATATCTATAATATATATCGTAGTCCTAATCCGTTAGTTTCCATCACAAAATCTTACACTATAGGCGATGCTTTTGACAATACATTTGATACAGAAGGCATAGAATACGTTGGTCAGAGATTTTTGAATAACGACAACAATAGACCTATGATAGTGGGGACATCACAAAGTGGAATTGATGGAGTCTCAGTACAAGGCGATAACATTTTTTCTTCGAATTCCTCTATTTTTACAGACAGCGATGTGGGGAAAACCCTTGTGGTAGGGTCTTCAAACGATCCGCCGGCCCAAATATTTATCATAATTAGTGTTATTGATTCACAGCAGGTTATTGTTGACCAAAATTTTCTATCTGATGCTAAAAATATAGTTTGGAGCTTAGTAGACACATCTTTATCGGCACCAAAAACTATAGTGGTTGATTTTGATATCATATCGGTTAGAGGGATTTATAAATCCTCTCAATTAGAAACATTGCCATTTGAATCTCTTAATAATTATTTTGATATAACAAGTGATTCATTCACAGAAAATATAATCACATTGGGTGATGACAATGACCTACAAAATGGAGACTCGGTGGTTATTGATTATAATTACGGAGAATTATTTGTAGATTATAAATATCTCAAAGACGAAATTCTAGTATCGTATGAATATGGAAATAATAGTATAGATTGGAGTATTAGCAACTCTCTTGTTTCTGGACAAAATTACTACGTAACATATAGATACGGAGCATTAAGAAACCAGTTATTATCTAATTTCGGATCATTAACACAGATAAAGGAGCTAACCACATTCTCTCCCAATATAGAAAGAGAGATGTACAGGTCTATTTTGGGTGGAACGCTTCAATCTTTTATCACAGGACCAACTATCCCGTCTATAGAAAATCTTGTTGAATCTTTCACTGAAGTTAAACCCAATATAACAGAAAATGTAAATGGTTGGGTGTTAGGAAATAGTAATTTGTATTTGGAAAATTTAAAATACAATAATACAGAATCATATGATTTCGGAAAATTTGACGAGGGGTTGTTAATCACAGGGTCGCAAAAAGTTGACGTTCCTGCTCTATCACACATAAGATTAGACGAAGGAACATTTGAGACATGGATAGTTCCTTCATGGGATGGTGATGAAAATGATTCGTCTATTACATTCGATTTATCTATGGACGGATATTCTAATATAGAAGATGTGCATATTGGATTTTCTGGAGAAAATCCAGAAACAATTCCGTTCACATTAGAATTAGGAAATAATAAACTTAGTATGAGTCAACCAGAAGACAACGATGATGTAGGATATTTTATATGGTATGATAATGATAATAACCAATGGGTGATTACATGGAAGCAAACACGAGACGCTGATCATACATTTTCAGGAACAATTAATACAACTGGAGAATTCTATAATATATCTTATCCATCTGGTCAAGACGGCTATTCTGTAAATGAAATAAATGATACCATTACAAGCTTTACTAACAGAATAGATTTTTCTGCCAACATAGACGGATATGATGTTGATATCAATGATGATAATATTGCAGAAGACGGCGTGTCATTTTCTTCTGGAGATTTTCATTATATAGTGGATATGGCCAAGTCTCCAGATACTAATCGTTTTTCGTTATTTAAAGACGGAACAGGCTTTTTGAATTTCAGAATTTTTGATGCCGAGTCTAATAAGTATAATTTATCGACAAATATAAAGGATTGGGAATTCGGTCAATTACATCATATTGCTGTGTCCTGGAAATTAAACACTCCTTTTGAAAAAGATGAGATGCATTTATTCATCGACGGACAAGAGGTTTCTAATTTATATAAATACGGAGGCCGTCCAGAGCCATCTAATTCTTATTTCGGAGATATTTCTTCTGAGACAGTCACATCCTCGTCTGCTGTAGCAATAGTAGGGGGGTTCGACGGATCATCAGCATCTTCTTCTAATATGTTTATATCAAATGAAGGAGACTTTATTTCTAATGGAATTCAAGTAGGAGATAAATTATATATTCTTGATGACACACCAGACGGTATAGGCTCGCCAAATTTAGGCACTTATTATAATATTACTGGAGTAGGTGATACTTCTTTAACATTAGACAGAAATTTGACACTATCGCTTGGGAATATTCATTATGGTATTAATATTTCAACCAATACTATAGAAACTCCAGCTAATAATCAAAGATTCATTGTAATAACTATTGACTCTCAAGGAACGGAGACGGAATTAAATGGCGTTAATTCAAGATATCCAGACTATTATATATCGCGCGGATCAAATTATACAAATGTTTTATCTATAACAAATGGAGTTAATGTTGGTGATTCCGTTGTTGTTAAAACTTTGGGGCTTTTGTTCAGCAGGGTTCTTGAGAAAAAATATATATATGATGGAGGTTTTGATACTATTAAAACTAACTCAATGCCTCCGGTAAATTTAGGAGAAGTTAAGGTTACTGAGATACTTTTTGATAATTCATTAGTATCACAAAATAATGGATTTTCATTGAACAGCGTGTTGGTTGATTTATCATTAGAGGATGTGCTCCAAAGAAACTTTGATGCCTACTGTCAGCCGAGCAATGGAACAAACGGCAGAAAATTAGCGATTACTTTAATAGGAGATAATATAAATTATAATGTTGATTATAATTTTATCACTATATATGGAACAACATATTCCGGAAATACAAGTGAAATTATAACATTTGATTCTAATGCTATCAAATATTCTTCTGAATACTGGAGATATATTGATTACATTAGCGTTAATATTGTTCCACTAGATTCCTTATTGGCAGCGGGAACTTTCACTATTAGGGAGAAATTACCAATAACAGAATCCGAAAACAATGGGGATTACGCAGAAATCGCAGAATACTCCAATGGATTTTTTAGATTTGAAATTTTTGGAAGCGCAGGGATTCCATTTATTTTAAATGGTTGTTTCTACGAAATAGACTACCCCACTTTTTTAAGAATTAATTTAAACGAGCAACCAACTTATATGCAAATAGGAAGCGATTTTAACGGCAGTAATGTTGTTGACGCAGTGCTTGATGAGGTCAGAATTTTGGATTATATGTCTACCGACACAAGAGTAGGAGAAGAATTAGGAACATTGGACAGAACAATAACCACTGATTATAATTATGATTTTGAATTCACTGCTGACGATAATACATTATTATTGCTTCATTGGGACAAAGAAAATACGGACTCCTCTGAATTTATTGACAGATTTGATTCTGGGTTTGAAATAGCAAAAAGTGTTAATGATAATTTCAAATACGGTATTAAATTAAAAGAAAATCATCCCTTTATAATAAACAATGCCGGTTCGATTTTCGATAATGATGAGGGGACTATTGAGTTTTGGGTTAGCCCATTAGATGATTCAAATAACAATTCTAAATATCATTATTATTTAGACATGCTATCTTCTGTGGACGAAACAGTAAGTTCAATCACAAAGATATCAGTTTTATTAAACCAGAAGGCCAGCTCTGTAAAAAGCGTAAGGCTTGCTAGTGATATTTATAATGCAGGCACAAATTATTTTGATGGTGGGGGTATATCGACGATTGATAATAAAACAATTACTCTCGGTATACCTCTTCCGTCTCAGAACACTTTAGTCAAAGTGACGTATATTCCAATAAATAACAGCGGCGACAGAGTTAGTCTATTCCTCGATCCTTACGGTTTTGTTAATTTCTTTGTGAAAGCATCCAGCATAGAACATTTACTAAGTGTTCATGTCGATTGGCAAAGGAATACGTGGCACAGGATAATGATTATGTGGAAAACAAACAGTAGCAACGGTTTGGACAGGCTACGATTATTTGTCGATGGAGATGAAAGAGGTACGATAAAATACGGAACAGGCCTTATATATGGAACAGGAATTGTATACGGACAAGCAGAAATAAGACCAGGGACTAATAGGTTTTTGGTAGATAATATTGATATGTCAGATGTATTTTCAAGTATTTTTATAGGGGCTGATATTTTTAGTGTTAATGGAGCAAATGCTATTATGGACAATATTAGATTCTCTGACATTCAAAGACTGCAATCAATAAAAAATGTATCAGGCGTATTCGTTGATGTTAATTATCAGCAAAATACAGACTTTGCTCTACCGGTAATACAAGATTTAAATACAACGGCCTTGTATGATTTTGATGCTTTGCTTTTCAAGATACAAGATTTTTCAGAAGTAACAAACGCATCTAACGGTATATTTAAATTTAGTGTAGATGTTATAGATTCATTTGATAAAGTAATAGGAAATGATTATTTAACAAATTTATTAAAATCACTGATAAATGTAATAAAGCCAGCTAATACAACTGCTATTATTAAATTTAGTAAATAAATATGTTTTCCTGCTTAACACATACAATGATATCTATCAAGACGGTTTGTGAAATTGTCAAGTAGAAAATGAAAAAAAGGAGAAAAAAATGGTTTTAAGAAATTCTTGGTATGATGGACAACAAGTGGTGGACACAGACTTAAATGTGGAACAAGAAGCTTGGCACAATACCATTGCAAATACAACAAATATTTCTATAGGGAGCGGCGTCGAAAAAGAGACAGCGGTTCAAACAATATTGTTTGATTCATCTGATGCGCCAGCGTCTATATCAAGTTTGATAACTGACATTGACTTCGACGGGACCCCTATTTATGAAGAAGACGACCTGGGGAATGTGGTATTTATACAACCATCAGATACTTCTAAAGGAAACATGTTAGATGTAGAAATCTCGGGCTCAAATCTTTTAGGGTACTTGTCCACGAAGGTATTCATTTTTGGAGAAATTTTCGGAGGAACGTTCGTATACGAAGTCTTGACATTTACCAAAAATGAAACTCAAACGACCAAAAATTATTTCACCAAAATACTTGCATTTATGACACAAGATTTTAGAGGAAATGGCAATACCTTAATCACCGGGACGGCCTGCATAGATAATGGCGGAGTTTTAAAAATATACGAGTCTGTGCCTATGACGGTTGTGCGCGATGTTATTATGGCAGAGCAGATTATAGAGCCAAGCATGGACTTTATCGATTTCAAACCATCTAATATGTCTGTTACGTTGGGGGAGATATTGGACGAAATAGCCGCAGTCGACACGTTAAATGTTGAAGATTTGCAAATAAATATAACCGCGGCCCAAAGCAGGAGTTTGTCTGAATACTCTACAGATATAATAGGAGAAAAATTTCTTGCAAAAACAAACAATATACAAAAAGTGTCAGTTCTGCTTTCTGTAGAAGAAGATACATTGGCGGTTGCTGGACATGAATATGACTGGACAGGAAATATAACATTAGAAATAAGAAAATTACAGACCACTACCGCATGTCCTACTGATATTACCCCAGAGTCTGCAATAGAATTTGACCCAGAGCCATCATCATTGGCCGAAATGTCATTTTCGCAGGCAGAATTAGAAGACTTGGGCATTGTTCTAGATTCGTCCCCTAAGGTGGTGGATTTTGTATTTACGAGATCGGCGATTTCAAATCCAAGCACTTCCACAATAACAGATGGACAATATTATATTCTAACAATACGAAGAACTGGAGATACAAGCTCAGGAACATTTATTTTACCAGAAGCCACAAACATAAGCGCAGACTCTAATATGATTCTCTCCATATTTTCTCAAAATAAATGGACAGATATCGATGGAAGCAATCTGTGGTTTAGAGTGTACACTAGTGCCGTTAGAGTTACTAGCGGAACTGCTTATGACAATGGAATTCAAATAATTTCTCAAAAAATTGTCAAAGACGATATAACAGGAATAGAGGTGCCGTATAGCGAAGGAGCCCACAGTCTCTTAAGCACATCCCCTACTGTATATAATTATATGATAGTGCAGGCAATTAAGGATTATAGCACCCCAGTTCCCCATCCGGCGACTGGAAATCAAGTTTTTACCAGAATTGACGATGTACCATCCTTTTCTATTGTGTCTGAAAGCTCATTAACGGCACTGGTAGATTCTGGAGATGAAACAATCGTGCTGGCAAATGTAAGAGACACAAATCCGTCGAGAAGTATATCAATAACAGGAATGACAGATTTTCCTGGATTATTGAGGACAAATACTTTCACCATCATACAGCCGGACTCGGATTTGACACTTAATAATTTGGTGGGGTCTATTTTAACACCAAATACAAGCCTGCCCAATTTGAAATATAGAATAATAAAATCTGAAATTTTTGAAGATGCATACGGAGATGTCGATGCCGATGGAACAATAGATGCGGCGGATGTTACACGAGCGATAGAATTAGACGGATATTCAACAGGGCTAGTGTTGGGAACTGTTGCGTCAGCAGATCAAAAGAACGCAATTGTCAATGGAACAGTTGATATAGAAGAAATTATAAGAGCGGATGTTACTGGAGATTCTATAATAAGTGTAGCAGACGCAGTAGATATTCAAGATTATGTGTCCTCGGGTGGAGTACCATTCGACGTAGGAAGTACTTTAACAAGATTGGTTTTAACCGTAGAAAATATAGATGATACCACGCCAGATATGATAGCAGATGATGCATCATTTAATGATGTCCCATTTTCCGCTATAGAGTACGAGATAGAATTACTGTCTATCTGGGTACCAGAAAATATAATAATAGAGGATATGAGAAGATTTATTTCTAAATCGTTTACAACATTAGTATCAGATGACATCACAGGGTCTGATAAGAACGGTGGAGAAAACACATCGTCTATATCCGGGGATTTGTTGTTAGGAGGAAATCTATTAAATGAGGACGGAACGGACTATTCGGTAGATTTTGAGGTAGGCCAAATTATTATAGATTTGCCTGCGGCGGATACCCAAGGAGATATAGACATATTTGACACATTTATAAAAGACAAAATGAAATTTTATGACGGAACATATGTTGGTGCTGATGCATTAAATGATAATCAGGTTAGAGTGTCTGTAGGCCTGCAATCCCTATCAGCGGATTCGCCCGCATATGTTACGACATGTGGATTATTATATACACAGTCCACTGGTTTGTTGAGGATAAACATAATAGATGCTAATTATTCTAGTATAAGTCCAGAATTGAGAACCAAGATAATTCTGACTGTATATTTGAAAAAGGCGGGATTTTTAAACACTGAGGCCAACATGACCGGAGCCGAATTGGCAGATGCAATAGTTCCATTTTAAAAATAATTAATATTTTTGTGCCGTATAGTGTATAATATAATTATGCTATACGGCATTTTGTTAAGGAAAGTATTATATGCTTAATATAAGATCAAACACTTGGTGGGCAGACAACTTATCGTGGTCGTCTGTTATGACAGAATTGTTCAATGCTTTCGACGAGTTGGGACATAATACATATGTAGTGTCAACTAATGGTATAAATGAGAACCTATTCAAAAAGAAAAATAAGATGATAGATTCTGTTTTAGCCTTACAGGAGTTCGGCCCGGGGAAGAGGAAATTAGATTTAGATTTTTGTTATACTGTCCCTCAAAATTTACCATCCAGATTTCTTTCTAATTCTAAATTAAAAGGCGCAATTTATGCATACGAGTATAAATGGTGGCCGGCACATTGGAAGAAGTTCTACAAGTATGTTGATTTGTTTTTTCCTCCATCAGATTTCGCAGCCGAAATTTTCTATAATAATGGCGTTCCATTGGAAAAAATATTTGTTATTCCTCATGGGGTAGATGTAGAAAAATTCAATCCTTCCATTTCTCCGATAAGATTAAAAACTAACAAATCTTATAGATTTTTATCTGTATGCGCGCCGCATTATAGAAAAAAACTCCATATACTATTAAATGCATATTGTCAAACATTCACAAAAAATGATGATGTGTGTTTGGTGCTCAAAAGTAAAATATACAAACATTCAGATGGTATGTGGGATGCTTCTAAAAATACAGGCGGAAGAAAAATTTTTGAAGTAATTTTAGGAGATATTTTTATTGATTTGGTTAAAAAATACGGGAAAAATATTCCAGAAATCGAAATAATAGATAAGAGAATAGACAATATGGGCGCTCTATATAATTCTTGTCATACTCATGTTACCACTACAGCAAGCGAATGCTGGGGTATACCAATGATCGAGGCAATGGCAAGCGGAGGGGCAACTGGAAGAGGAATGATTAATATAGCCCCGAATTACTCTGGTAATTTGCAATTTATGAATGAAAAGAATTCCCTGTTGATTGATACCAAATTAGTAAAGGCCGAGTTAAACGAGCAATATTGGCACTATGATGAAAGAAATAAATCTGGTGAGCCCGATATCAATCATACGTCTGAACTAATGCAGAAGTCATTTAAAAAATACGATGAGATATTAGAAAAACTCAAACCGGAAATGGACAAAATGGTAGACGAATTTAGTTGGAAGAATGCAGCTAAGAAAATAATCAATGTAATCGAAGGAAAAGAAAACCCTTACGTTCTTGGCACCTATAAAGGAATGATATAATATGGATATATCTATAATTATACCGATTTATATAACCAGTGCCAAATTGTTGGCGATGACGAAAAACTGTCTTGATGATTTAATTATAGGGACAGACGGAATAGATAACAATACAGAAATAATAGTTGTGAATGACGGGTCCCCAAACGATAATATGGTTTCAATTCTGAAAAACAAGTACAAAAGCATAAAATGGCTAGATAATGATAAAAATATCGGATTTGCCGGAGCTATTAATGCTGGGATTATTAAGTCAAGCAAAGAATTGGTTTTGCTACTAAACAATGATGTTAAGATATTGGACAGAAAGTGGCTAATAAACTTAACCGAAAGCTTAAAAACAAACAATTGGGATTTAACGTCCCCGAAAGCAGGAGAGTTAGACAGCAATAATGAATATGTTCCTAATAATAACAAAAATAAGTATGGACGTTTTAGATTTCAATACCTAGAGGCTTGGTGTCTGTTATCTAAAAGGCGAGTGTATGAATTTGTCGGTCTATTTCCCACAGAGTTTGGGTCTGGGTTTTTTGAAGACGCATTATTTTGTAAGATTGTGCAAGAAGACGGAAGATTTAAAATGGGCGTCTCTCCAAATCTCGGTATAGCACATTTTAATCACACAACATTTTCTGAATCAAGAATAGATATACCAAAACAATATAACAAAAATCGTAAGAAGTATGGCGAGATAATAAAACACATACAGCCATATTCTCTCCCTAAGATTGCGTAGACTACAAAATGATGATTAAAGATATTATAGTTAAAAGAAGTGACACAACTAATGCGATTAGTATATCGATTCCTGCCACCGAACTCATTCAGTTGTTTGTATTGGAAAAGGTTCAAGATAGATTTGTCGGCGAGCGTATAGCGCAAGACACAATTTGTGCCATTGAATATTGTATAAATACATTGCTCTGTGTCCTCATAGACTCTGGGCATATAGTGTTGGATTTGTTGTCTAGACAATATGAAATTAAACAATTTCTTCCTGGAAGTAACTTAAACGATTATTACAGATATTATTATAAGAGAAGCCGATGTCGATAGATATTGTTATCACAACATACAGAAATTGCGACAAACTAAAATTATGTCTTTCTTCAATAATAGAAAAAACGAAGAGAGTAGATTATCACATCTACTTATTGGCCAACGACCCCAACGAAGAGGTAAACAACGTAATATATGACTCTATGTATATCGACGATATACTTTTTACAGACAGAATAGAGGTTACATCTAAGGAGAAAAATGACGGATCGTTTGCTTCGAATAATAACGAAGCATCTCTATTGGGCTCCGGAGACTATATAATGTTTCTTAATGACGATACTATACCAGTTAACGACAACTGGCTCTACAATATGCAGACAATACTAGACACAGATACTAATGCTGGCATTGTTGGGTCATTACTATTGTATCCCGATAAAAAGATACAGCATTGCGGTGTGTTTTTTAGCCACAAAACAAATAATCTCCCATACCATATGTGTTACAGGCAACCTTACGATAGTGTCAAGCCCTTTATTTCTGTTCCAAGATATTACCAGGCGGTAACAGGGGCATGCATGCTGCTAAGGAGAAAAGATTTTGAGGACGTGGGGCGTTTTTGTGAAGATTATTTTTATCAATATGAGGACATTGATTTGTGCTTAAAGATGAAATCAATGTTGAAGAAAAATTGTGTCTATTGTCCAGATTCTATATTGATTCATGATGAAGGCATATCAAAAGATGGGAAAAACAACCCTAAGTTTAGCGAAAATATAAATTTGTTTAAAAACATTTGGTCAGGAAAATATTTTAATGATTTGGAGTTTTATCAAAATAATCCGAATCACATGATTTATAAATATAAAGGATGAAAACATGAGTGTTATAACAATCGGCGGAGATAAGTATAGTTGGAGGGGAAGGTCTATACGCACACTCATAAAGCATGGAGGGTTATGCGTCTCTATGCCAAGAAAAGACTCGATTATAATGTCTCAATGCCTATTAAGTCCCAAAACTAGATATAAAATAATAATAAATGCTTCAAGAATGGCGGGTAATGGAAACATTACAGTTAATTTCTATTCTGGGAAAAATTATGACGGAAATCAAATACCTCTTATAATAAGCTCGTCAGATATAAGAGAGTATGCTGTTACATTATGTACGCCAGATGTGTCAAACACAACCCCTATGTATATTAGAATTTGTCGTCCAGATAACTCAACTGGGTGTATTTTTGTAAAGTCTATAAAAATTGTTTCGATAGAAAAAGCTGAGAATACTGCTCCCGCCAGAAAGTTTGCGCCGCAATCTATCATTTTTGATAAAGACGGAGTTAAGGTTCAATTCAAGAGGATTAAAAAGCGCAGGCATAATGAATTCGCAGACAAAGTCTTAATTAAGAAACCAGAAGACGTATCGATGGTTAGTATTATAACACCAACGAGAGATAATTTAGAGGTTCTTAAAAAATGCCATCTTGCTATTATAAAAAATACGCATTATCCAAATTGGGAATGGGTAATAGGAGATAGTTCGTCTTCGGATGAGACGGCGGAGTATATAAAACAACTTAACGACAGTAGAATTAAAATAATAAGCAGAGGGACTTCTGAGGGGTCATTTTCATCGATTAATAACGAGTTAGCAGATTTGTCTTCCGGAGAATTTCTTTTGTTTTTAAACGACGATACCGAACCACAGCCATTTTGGATGACCGAGATGATGTCAAATATAAAGAATAATAAAAAAATAGGAATTGTGGGAGCCAGACTTGAATATTGCAAAGATGCTGTTCAGCATGCCGGTATAGTTTTTATACCAGATGGGCCAGCCAATTTAGGAAAATCGGTTTTAAAGTATTTTCCGGAAGGGTTTGCGAATCACGATAGATTTTTTCAGGCGGTTACCGGGGCTTGTCTTCTAATAAACAAAGAAGATTTTTATAAGGTTGGGGGTTTCGACGAAGCCTATTATTTTTGTTACGAAGATGTAGATTTATGTCTTAAAGTTGTACACGAATTGGGGAAAAAGATACTTTATGCTGCGAATGCCGTAGTGATTCATTCAGAAAGCGTATCACAAAATAAATTTAAAACATCGGGAACCTTACAACAAAATGGAATTAAGATATTCAAAACCCGATGGATGCATCGCGTGGACACCGATTTCACAGAATTCAAAAAAAATATAAACAAAGATATTTATCAAACAGACATTTCCTTTGTTACTTGTGTGAATAATATAGAGCAATATAATGAATACGTAATACACTCCTTATATAAGAATATAACAAATAAAAAATACGAGATAGTTCCAATTTATAATATGAATAATCAATATTCTGCGTCTCAAGCATTAAATATAGGAATATCAAAAGCAAGAGGAAATGTGGTAGTCTTGTGTCACCAAGACGTTCTTTTTTACGAAAAGTGGATAGATATGTTGTTTGATAGAATATCAGAGATAGAGAAAACTAATAAAAAATGGGGTGTTCTGGGTACTGCGGGAATTAACCAAAATGATGACACGATTGGTGTAGTTCATAACATGAAAGGAAAAATACAATGGCAGTCTACAAAATCTGCCAAAGTCTATCTGTCCCAAACATTAGACGAACATTGTATGGTTATAAGAAAAAATAGTGGATTAAAATTTGATGAGAAAACCTTTGACGGGTTTCATTTTTATGGAGCAGACATTGCTCTTTCTGCATTAGACAAAGGAATGCTTAATTATGGAATATTATGCCCTCTCGTGCACGAATCCTCTGGAAGTCTATTTTCTGGAAAAGATGAATTTATGAGGTTATTAAACGCGCTATCAAAAAAATGGCAAAATAAATTTAAATTGATAAGGACTCCAACATCTATTATAGACCACGGAAAAGCGAGGACATTTATAAAATTTAAGGAAGACGGGAGATAAAAGATGAGTGAAAAACTACTTAGCATTATTATCCTTAACTGGAACAGAAAGCATTATTCTATTCAAACAATAGAAAATTTAATTAAAAAAACTACACTAAAACACGAGCTGATTTTGGTGGACAATAATTCATCTGAGCCAGGGTTAAGGGATTATTTACTTGAGGTTAAGGGGAATGAAAACACCACAAAGATTCAGCATGTATTTAATTACAAGAATTTGGGCGTTGCTGGGGGACGAAATAGTGGACTAGTCAAAGCATCAGGAGATTATCTTATGACAATTGACGACGATATAATTGTTCCCGACTCATATGATAAATTATTTGCAGAGGCCTGCGATAAAATTCCAAAATTAGGAATAACGGGCGTTTGTGTAGAGCCAGATAAATACTCGGACAAAATAATAAATGGAGTGAGGTGTAGGCCGAAAAACGGCAATTTGGGTGGAGCCTGTCTATGTTTACCAAGAAGAGTTTTTGAGAAGGTAGGGTTCTATAATTATTTTTCAACATATGGGCACGAGGATGCTTGTATGTATTACAGGCTGTCATATTTGGGGCTGATTAGCGCATACATACTTCCAAAGGGCATTCACCTTGATACAGATAAGGATAAAGCATATAGAAAAGAAAAAAATAAAGCGCATCAAAAAGGCTCATCGCAACTATCTGCATTATCAAGATATCTAACAAACATGAGAAATACGGGAAATGTCTTTGTGACGTTTGATCCTAATTTTGAGCCTTGTGACCAAAAAATATTCACAAACGATTTGATATTAAAGGACAGAAAATAATGCCTAAAATAATATTGGTTACGCTTGTGCATAATAGAAAACATTTGGTTGGTTTATCATTACAATCCGCTATTAATCAATCATTGCCAAAGGACAAGTGGGTGCACTTGGTGATAGACAACAAATCAAGTGACGGGGCTGATTTGGTTTGTGACGCCTTTAAGAAAAAATGCACTAATATGTTTTTTATTAAAATGAACGAAAACATAGGACAACAAAAGGCGTATAATTTCGTTTTGAATGAGTGGCTACCAAATAACTATAAGGATGCCGGTTTGTTTTGTGTTTTAGATTCCGATGATATGCTTGCCCCGAATGCGCTTTCTGAGGCAGACAATATGTTTAATACTCACCCAGAAGTAGGGCAGACTTATTCGGGGTTTTCTATAATCGATAAAAAGAACAGGGTTGTTGTCAAGAATCACGCTAAAGCCAAACTTGTGCAGAACCAATTTACTGTCGAGGGCCAAAAACAACTTAGAAAAATATTTATATCTCAAAACCCCATTGGCCACATGAGATGTTTCAATATACCATGCTTGAGAGATATTGGCGGTTTTAATACACAATATCAATATGCCACAGATTATAATATAGCCGGCAGAATGCTAATGAGGCATCCGGTTGTCAAAATAGATAAAGTGTTGTATCTTTGGAGGCAGCACGACCAACAAGTCGAAAGGCAACATAGTCCCCAGCAGACTAAGGATTGGCAGGACATGCAAAAAGAATTTAAAGAAATATTTACAAAAGAAGGATTAATATAAATGGAGACTATAGCGCTTGTTGATTTTTTTGAGAAAATAGGCTATGATTGGACAAAGGATAAAGATAAAATAGAAAAAATATGTTATTTGACAAAGACTCGCGTCGATAATAATATCACCAAATTTTCTCTTTTATATGGCATGGAACAACCGTTTGTTATAAAAGCAATTTCTGAGTTCTTCAAATCCGATAATTTTTTTGAAATGGGAACCGGAAGAGGAACGGCCAGTTATTCCGTTGCCTTAAATAGCAACATCAAAGAAATTGTTACCATAGATATAGTTGGGTTTTCTCAAAAACAGTCAACCTCTGTGGGACACCGTGCGGCAACAGTTTCTAACAAAGAACTATATGAAAAAATTGGCGGAGAAGAAAAGAAAAAGATTAAGTTCTTGGAGAGAAAGCACTTTTCCAAAACTATATCAAATTTTTCAAACAAATTCGATTTATGCTTTATCGACGGGGAACATGATAAAGAATCGGTCATATCCGAAGATATTAGGTTGGCACAAAAGGTATCAAAGGAAGGGGCCGTTTTTATCTTCGACGATTATTGTTTGAACAAATTTTCTGTTAAAAAGATTGTTGATAATCTATTAAACGACAAAAAATACAACTCTTTGCTTATAGAAATGCGTGGACACTTATTTGATAATGGCAGAAAAGAAAAGGACGAAGGATTGGTGGTTATTAGCGATAGGAAGTTATTTTAATGGCCATGATTTATTTTAATTTGCGTGGTTCTGCCACCTCTGGTGGCCCTACCGTGAGCGCATATCGTTTGGCTAATGGGTTTGCCAAAAAGGGACACTCTATATCATATGATAAGCCTCACAGGGCAGACAAATGTCTTTGTATAATTGAAAGTGGAAAGGCCCTAAGACAGGTGGATAGAAAGAAAACGAAAATATATGTTAGATTAGACGGGGCTTATTTTAGAGAATATTGGCACGGCGGACCCGGAAGAGAGCGTAGGTCGGATATGGACGCGCTTCATAATGCCATTAAAAGAGACGTAGCAAATGTAGACCATATGATATACCAATCAGAATTTTCTAAACGACTGATCGATTCTGAAATAGCGGAGAGAAAAGAAAATTTTTCAATTATACATAATGGAGCAGACATCAATACATTTTGTCCAAAACAAAGAAAATTTGATGGATTTGTTAATATTTTTTCTCATGGTGTTATGAGAAATGATTATATAATGGAAAGTTTAATAGGAGCATATGAAGAGTTAAAGTCTCGCAATCATAAGGTTAAATTGATAATGGTCGGGGTAATGGATTCTCAATGTCAACATATATACAACAAATACAAGTTGGATAAAAATATCATCTATCACGGCTCTATCCCCAATTCAAAAATTTCTAAATATTTTGAAAATGCAGATATAGGTTTGTATCCTCGTATGGGGTCAAGTTGCGATAATTCCGTAATAGAATCAATTAGTTCTGGAATACCTGTTATAATTCCCTTGTGGGGTGGCAACTCAGAATTGATTTCTGATAGGAAACAGGGTATAATTGTAGACAGTGGTGGTCATTGGAATTATGGTAGCGCATATATAAAAAAGTTAGCAGATGGTATAGAGAGCGTGATTCCTAATTTGGCAGAGTTCAAACAGCAAGCAAGAGGATACGCAGTTAAAGAGCTAACATTAGACAAGATGATAAATAGATATTTGAAAGCGATGGGCTTATAAGGAGAGAGAATGAGTTTATATGGACAATATCAAGTTTGTGAAAAAGAATATGTTGACGAATCCACCATCAATAGACTCCCAAAATCTTGTTACAGATATTTTTTTGGTAAGAAGTTTACCAAGTATGCTGGCTTTGGGGCCAATAATGATACTTTAAATACCGTTTTAAAATATGCTATAGGAAACAAAACAAAGAAAGCATGTTACGAGTCTTTAAGAGATAATTTATCATATCACCAAAGCTCCAAAATTGTTAATGAAATTATAGGAATGGCAATTTTTCTCCATGCCTCATACGAATATTTAAAACTAACCTTTAAGATAAAACAACTGGACAAATAAAATGATAACTAAACAGCTAGGAAAAGAATATGTGTATATATTCGTAAGAAAAGACTTGTCGCCAGAAAGAAGGTTGGTGCAAGCCTGCCATGCCGCTTTAGAGAGCGGAATTTTGTTTTGTGACAGGGCCAATTATTCTCTGCTATACTCTCACACACTAGTTATTCTGAGTGTTAAAAACGAGCAAGAGTTAAATACAGCATTCGATAAAATAAGCTCTCGTATAAAATCAGTCATGTTCTTTGAAAATGATTTAGAGCAAAATACAGCTTTTGCTACACGGCCTGTTTCTGAAGAGGAAAGAGAAGTTTTTAAAGAATACAGTACATTAAAATACGAAAGAAGTTTCTTATATTACTTAAAAATATTTATTAGGAACGTTAAGGGGGAGCTTTTTGACTAATAGCACAACTATATGTTCTGTTGTGTATAATGATAATAAAACCAATTTGTTTGATTTAATGGTAAGGTCGGTATTAAAGTACACACAGGATGCGCCCCAGTTCATCGTTTGTGATAATGGAATGAGCGATATGGGAAAATACTCAGGCCTAAATAATTTTAATATTGTGAAAAATATCTCAAGTTCTAAGGGAAGCCTGCAACACGGAGAAAGTTTAAATAAAATAATATCACTGTCAAATACGCAGTATACGGCCATCATTGAATCAGATTGTGTGGTTTTATCTAATAAATGGAACTCTATCAATAATTACAAGATGATGGCTGCTTTAAAAGCAAATGGCCTATATCATGTGTGTTTTATGGTTTTTGAAACGGAATTATTACATAAGATAGATTTTAGACCAGGAAAAACCAACATTATAAATAGGTCATACCAACCACAAGAAGATGTTGGATGGAGAATAGCAAAGTTTGTTTCTCAAAATGAAATAAAGACAATTGATTTTGTAGACTGCAAAAGTGGAAAAGGTAAGATATTCGATAGCGGATTTCAGTCAGATGAATATTGGTTAGACGGAGAACCCATCGCGGCTCATTTTGGAAGAGGGTCTAATCTTGTCGGAAAAGCCATCAAGAAAAATTTTTGTTCTCCACACAAACAACTTATAAAGTGGAAACAAATTTCTGAAAATATTATAAAATGATCAATCAAGAATTAGTAAAAATAATAGACAAGGTTACAAGAAATATAAGCAATGGGTGGTATTCAAAATTACCAGAACACGAGTCTGAATTAATTAGAGGCGAGTATTTAAAAAGATTAGATATTGATCATTGCACGGATAAATCAATATTTCTCAACAAAATAGGAACCGAAATTGCTGCAGGATACAGCAGAATAGTAATCGGAGATTACGGAGCCTATTTAGAATTTTATGAGTCACAAATGAAATTAGAAAACATAAGAAATAGATGGGCAGGAACTCCAACACGTCCGGTAAAGTATATATGGATGCAGACAAATGATATATTGCAAACAAAAATATATTATCAAAAGGCAGTCGTGGCATACGCTGATTATAAACCAGAAATGTATTATATTAGCCCAAAGGATTTATATGTGGATGGGAAAAGATTATATCGTCCAATGAACGGAGATTTGTTATGATAACATTAATTTTTGGGTCTATGTATAGTGGCAAAACAACAGAGTTAATAAGATTGTTAGAAAGAGCCAAAATAGCAAATAAAAAGGTGATAATGCTTAGGCCAGAAATAGACTCTAGGCCTTTTTTGAGTCATTCCATAAAAGACACATCGTGGTTAGAAGAACAATTTGTGAATATAAATCAGTTTGATGCCACGAAGTATGATGTTATAGGCATAGATGAAGGGCAATTCCACAAAGGTCTCAAAGATTTTTGCAACAAATACTCCCTGATGGGAAAACATGTTATTGTAAGCGCGCTACATGCCACTTCCGAGTCAGAAATGTTCGAAGAAATTATTGGACTAGTGCCATATTGCGAGAAGATAACAAAACTAAACGCCATATGTACAGAATGCGGCTCAGAAGATGGAAATTACACATACTATCTTGCTGGAAATAAAAAAGAAAAGGTGACTGTAGGCGGAAACGAAACATATACTGCGTTATGTAGTGTATGTTACCATAATAAGAAGAATGTATGATAGCTATAGTTGTTAGAGATTTGCCATATTTAAAACTCCTATCCCCAATTATGACAGAGCTGCAAGCTAGGCATGTAGGATATATTTTATACTACATGGATTGTGGCAAACAAGAAAAAGAGTATAATAGACCGAGTTTATCTCGTATTACGAAATCATCCGAATTAAATGTGATTGGTGCGAAAAATATAAGACGATTCACAAACGACAAAGAGCTTAGAAGGCTGATGGCAGCCGACCATATTACAAAAATGGTAAGTGTTGAAATTTGGATGTGGGCCAGAAAATACCTAGACTCTCTTAAATCTCTTAATATAAAAACATACTCGATATCATACTTAACAGATTCATTGTGGCAGACAAAACAAGCTTGTGTAAATTCCATATATAGGACTTATAATTCTACAAAATTCTTAATGGAAACCAAACATAATTTTTTGGGATTATTTTCTGAGAATCCATATAGCAGATATATAGGATCCCCGTTATTCGATTGTATAAAAGAAGGTCCCTCAAATGGGACAGAAACCTTGGTGTTGTTGCCTAATATTAGACCAGAACACGTAGGGGTGTGTTTTGGAAAACCAAAGAATTTTATCAATATAATAGCAAAAATTGCATCCAATGACAAGATTATTATAAAAACAAGAAAAAAACAATGGATGCCAACAGAAATTAAAGAGTTTGCGAAAGAGGTAATAGAGGATGGGGACATTATGTATCCTACTAAAATTTCTTCATTATTAGATAGATGTTGTACGACCGTAATGTTTTATTCAAGCGGGATTTATGAGTCTGTATGCGGTGGGAATTATGTTTTAAATATACCATTACCATTAGGAAGATGGAAGTGGCAAAAAGACATGCTAATAAAGTATTTTTCTACGGCTGACAACAGTCTTTATAATTTCAATGGTGTGGTCGAAACTATTTCGCCGGCAACAATACTATCTTCAAAATGGGCTTTTGAGAAAAAGTGTATAGATAGGGCGCAAAGAGAGAGTTGGATGAACAAATATATAGGCGCACATTATAATGGGACAGAATCTATAGTTAATGATATCTTGTTGTCATAATTTTCCACATATTACCACAAAAATACCAAAATAATTTTAAAAATCTATCAATATTTTCTTTTATTGGTAGGGCATACGTATGTTGTGTTCCAATGTTATAAAATGAGGCATGTGCATGACGACTTATACAATTGGAGAAATGTCAAAAAAATTAGGCGTTTCTATCAGAACTCTACAAAATTGGGATAGGAATAACAAACTAAAAGCTCAGCGGAATCCTTCAGGAAGAAGGTATTATACTCATGAGCAATATTTAGACACGAGTGGAAAAGAGAAATATAAGCGCAGCGGTACGGATACGGACGCCATATTGGGGAAGATAGTGTTAATAACAGGTGGTACAGGATCTTTGGGCCAAGCTCTTACGTCAAAAATTTGTGATTATGCAAAAAAAGTAATAGTATTTAGCAGATGCGAATTAAAACAAGCTAACATGAAGCAAAAGTTTGAAAGCAAAAAGAATATAAGATATTTGGTCGGAGATATACGAGACCGGGCCAGATTAGACATGGCGCTGAAGGGAGTAGATATTTGTATTCATGCAGCGTGTATGAAAAGAGTGGAAACGTGCACCTATAATCCCCTGGAAGCTATAAAAAACAACGTAATAGGAAGTATGAATGTTTTAGAATCATGTATCACCAACAATGTTAAAAAAGCGTTGTTGGTGTCGACCGATAAGAGTTGTGAGCCGGCAACTCTATACGGTGGAACAAAATTCGTATCTGAGCAAATATTCATAAATGGCAATAATTATACAAATAGAAATTGTATATTTACGGCAACAAGATACGGAAATGTTTACGGGTCTAACGGATCAATTAGGCACTTGTTCGCAAAACAAGTTTCGGAGAATAATAAGATAAAAATAACACACAAAGATATGACTCGATTTTTTATGTCAATTGATGAGGCGGTTAGTTTAAATCTGTATGCTCTTAATAATGCCATCGGAGGAGAGATATTTATTCCAAAGCTGAAGGCCGCAACAATAGTGTCATTCGCAGAGACTTTCTATCCAAATATTCCAGTAGAATTTATAGGAATAAGGGGATTTGAGAAGCTGCATGAACGACTAATATCTGAAACAGAAATGGAATATATTGTCGATTGTGGGCAATATTATAAAATAGTTCCTCCCGGGGTGTCAGATATAGACTGTGGCTGGGATTTTAATTATCCAGAAGAAAGCAAAATTAAAGCATTTGATTATTCGTCCAATAAGGTCGAACAATTTACGCCAGAAGAGCTAAAATGTTTTGATAAATAAGTACAGGAACAATATGTCAATAGTAATAATATTACAAGCCAGAAGCCAATCAACAAGATTTCCAAGAAAAATTTATGCCGATTTGAATGGCAAATATAGTATTCAGAGAATTTTGAGTGGATGCAAAAAAACAATATATCCGAACAAAATTATTTTAGCGATGCCTGCAGAAGACAAAATTGAAATTGAAAGCAGAATTGCGAAAGGGGAGATGGACAATTTTATCGATGATAGATTTTCTCTTTTTATTGGCCCAGGAGAACAAAACGACCTAGTAGATAGATTTTATCGTGCGGCTCGTCTATACCACGCAGAAGTAATAGTGAGACTTACGTGTGACAACCCCATGTATGAAGGATTTTCTGATGGAATAGATGAGATGATAGAATATTATTTGCTAAATGACAAGAAGGGGTTTTTGGGAAACAATGATGCGATATGCAAAGCCAACCCATATCCGCACGGCGTAGATGTAGAAATATTTAATTACAGAATGTTGTGTTGGGCCAAATTAAATATTCACGATAAGTATAATCTTGAGCATTGTGCGCCATCCTTTTATAAACCGACTTTGCGATTTGGTGGACTGGAATTTAGAAATGAATACAGAAAAAATTTAGTGAGCACGTCTATACCAAAATTTACAATGGATACAGAAGAAGACTATAAATTATTACTGAAACTGACAAAAAATTATGATATTTGCCAGGATTTAAATAAATCTTTGGAATTAACATACGAGGAAATAAAATGACAGAAGCTAATGAACGAAAAATAATAGCGTTATCCGGTGGCTTTGATCCGCTGCACCGCGGACATCTAGATATGATTAAAGATGCGGCGGTTTATGGCAAAGTTATCATTATTCTAAATTCTGATTTGTGGCTAGAACGCAAAAAAGGCTATCATCTTATGGATTGGGAAGACAGGGCTGAAATTTTAAAAGCCCTCAAATATGTAGAAGATGTAATTCCTGCCGACGATTTAAATGGAGGAACTGTTTGTTGTGCGCTCCGGACACTTAAGCCAGATTTTTTTGGAAACGGCGGAGATCGAACGATTAGCAATACGCCAGAGGTTGCCACATGTGAGGAGCTCGGAACCGAAATGATATGGGGTCTGGGCGGAGACAAAATACAAAGCTCAAGCGAATTGATTGACAGCGTGGTTAATTCGATTATAAAAAAATTGACCAGATGGTAAGGGATTGTTATATGAACAAAAAAGCAATGGATATCTTAAAATTAGCACTAGAAAAAATACCTCGTGCCACCCAAACAATGAGTAAATGCTATCTAATGTGGCCCATGGGAGATTATTTTCCTATTTTTGCAGAATCACAAGATGGGTGCATTGTTACTTCTGTGGACGGAGAAAAGTTTATCGATACCGTGGCCGCATTAGGACCAAATTTCGTGTCTCAAAATATAGTAAACAAGGCTATTAAAAAACAGCTAAAGAAAGGAATTAATTTTAGTTTACCATCAACTCTTGAGCTGGAATTGGCCCAGATGATATGTGACACCGTTCCATGTGCTGAAATGGTTAGATTTTGTAAAAATGGATCAGATGCTACTACCGCAGCAATTCGTGTGGCAAGGTCCTATTCGGGCAAGGATAACATCTTAATGGCAAAGGGTGGGTATCATGGCTGGGGAGATAATTTTTGTTCAGTGGCCGAAAGATATTTTGGTGTCCCTGCCGTACTGAAGGAATTTATAGATACTTTTGAATATAATAACATTGAAGATATTGAAAATAAATTAAAGACGAATAAGTATGCAGCAGTTATCATGGAGCCTGTGTCGTTGGAAGAGCCTAAAGCAGGGTATTTGAAAAAGGTAAGAGAATTGTGTACGAAATATAACACAATACTTATATTTGACGAAATGATTACATGCTTTAGATGGTCTCTCGGAGGAGCGCAAGAATACTTTCAGGTAACTCCAGATATCACGACCATGGGAAAAGCAATAGGAACAGGTATGCCATTAGCCTTTATTGCGGGTAAAAAGAACCTAATGTTAGAATTCGAGAATATATTTTTTTCCTCAACATTTAGTGGAGAAACTCTTAGTCTTGCTGCCGGAATAGCTACACTGAAAGAATTAAAAAGAAACAAAGACGAGATTTACAAGCATGTGTGGTATCAGGGAAACAGAGTGAAGGATAATTTTAATGCAAAATGTAAAAATCTCGGGATCTGCGCAGCCATGATAGGCATGGCTCCAAGAATGAATATTAGGTTTTATGATGGCGGAACAGAACTTAAAGATTTGTTTTTTCAGGAGATGTTGAAACGAAAAATATTAGTAGGCTCACAATTTTATATAACGTGGGCGACTAAAGCAAAACATATAGACAAGATAATAAATGCAACTAACGAAAGTCTAGAAGTATTGGCTCATGCAGTGGGAGAGCACAATATTGACAGGTATTTCGAGGGCCAGCACGCCATACAAATATTCAATAGGAGATAAATGTTATATTAAGAGCATCAGACGATTATTATAATTTAAAACACAAAACACCGCAAGACGTTAAAAATAAATTCCCAGATTCCAAAATATTAATTATTGGAAATGGATATTCTGCCGGAGATTTAATAAAACATAAATAAAAACTGAGAGATAAGTTTGATACTATTATAGGTGTTAATTGGGCAATTAGGTATTTTTGAAAAAAAGATGAAAGCTTAATGACAATGTCAAAAGAAATTATTAAAGACAATATAGAAAAATATTTGAATGGCACAAGGCTATTATAGGTGTTTAAGCGATGAATAAAATTAAGGAAACGCATCTAAACCGAATCAAGATGTGGCGCGCCTCTATGGCTAATCACATCAGGTATATGGATGTTGGAAAGCAGGTATTTGATGCTAAGTTTACAGAATCACGCAACTGTCCTATTTGTGGTAGCAGTGATGCAGATTTTTTATTATACAAGTCTGGCGGATATTACGTAAAGTGTCCTGGTTGCAGTCTTATTTTTACTAACCCAGTTTTTAAAGATGATGAGTTAAAGGCGTATTATGAGTCTAATCACAATCTGCAATCAGTTGTGGTAGAAGAGGATAGTGTGTTTTATGATACCCTATATAATTCTGGTCTTGACATAATAGAGAAACATACTGTCGGGTTAAGGGTATTAGATATTGGTTGCTCTTCTGGCCAGTTTTTAAAGTGCGCAAGCAAACGTGGGCATGATGTGGTTGGCATAGAGCTTAACGAAACAGAGGCAGAACAAGCACGAGCGGCGTGTTTTAATGTGGTTAATGATGTAAACGAATTGCATGGTTGCTTTGATGCAATTACTATGTGGGATGTGTTAGAACATATCAAAGATGGTAAGACATTCATCAAATCCTTATTAAATAGGCTTAATGAAGGTGGAGTGGTTTTCATACAGACACCGAACGTATATAGTTTAGCGTCCAGAATAATGCAATGCAAGTGCAATATGTTTGATGGGCTTGAGCACGTTAACTTGTATGGCGAGAAGGCTATCGGAGCATTGGCCGAATTAGTTGGAATGGAAATCAAGCATCTGTCCACTGTTATTGCAGAAATACCAGTAATAAACAATTATCTAAATTACGAAGACCCATACACAGGTAGCTTTACAAACGATAAGTTAGTTCTAGGAATCAACAAAGATGAAATACTGGAGAGCAAATTGGGATATAAGCTTCAGGTATTGTTAAAGAGAAAATGATGCACTATTGTAAGTGTTGTATAATGCCTAATACACGGCCGGAGCAGGTATTTGATGCGAATGGCATGTGCGATGCATGTGTTTCGGCCGTCAAGAAACATGAAATAGACTGGGAACAAAGAAATGCAGAGTTTGAGTCTATACTGGCCAAATATCGCGGTGATGGCTCAAAGTATGACTGTATTATACCTGGTAGTGGTGGAAAAGATAGTTGTTTTCAGGCACTTACTATGCGTGATAGGTTTAAGATGAATCCTTTAGTAGTTAACCACGTTCCTTGTGAGTTAACTGATACGGGGTGGAAGAATCTAGTATTTATGCGCGAGCTGGGATTTGATATTATCCATGTAGCGGCCAATATAAAGAACTACAAGGAGATGGTGCGCATAGGATTCTTTAAGCTAGGCGATTGTTGCTGGCCAGAGCACATTGGCATCTTTACTGCCCCGGTTAGAGTGGCAGTACAGTATAAAATACCATTGTTGGTGTGGGGAGAAAACTCGCAGTTCGAATACGGCGGTCCTGCTTCTAAAAAGGACAACAACTATCTAGATAAGAACTGGCTAGAGCAGTTTCAAATGTTGGGATATAGGATATCTGACCTAAAGAACGATGGTATAAACTTGAACGACATAAAGACTTTTCACTATCCAGATGATACTGAAATAAGGGAAGTTGGAGTGTCAGGCCTGTTTCTTGGACATTATGTTAAATGGGACTCAGTAGAAAACGCCAATATGGTATCAAGGTTAGGATGGAGTAAAAATCCAGGCGGCCCAGTAGAGGGCGCCTATAATGACGTAGAGAATCTAGACTGTAAGTGGGTCGGGGGACTTCACGACTACATGAAGTTCCTTAAGTATGGGTATGGAAGAGCAACAGACCAGCTGTGTATAGAAATACGGGCCGGAAAAATAACTAGGCAGCAGGCACTAATTGAGTATGAGAAAACTAGTGAAGGCAAGATACCATGGAAGTATATACCAGACTTTTTAAGGTATCTCAACATAACTGAAACAGAGTTCTTTAACAACCTAGATAAGTTTACCAATAAGAAGCTATTTGATACTATTAATCGTAAAGTAGTTAAAGATGGTGATGGTAATGTAATAAGGAAGTACAAACCAGTATGATTGCCATAATTGATTTGGGTATGAGTAATGTTGTTAGTGTGGCGAACGCATTAAATAGTTTGGGTTTAGATAATTCTATTGTTACTAAAGGTGATGATTTGCATGAGTTTGATCGTATTATACTTCCTGGCGTAGGGTCTTTTAAGAGCGCATCAAAGAAGTTGTCCGCGACGGGGCTTCGAGAGTGTTTGATCAATGAGGTGTTGCAAGGCAAGCCCATACTTGGCATTTGCTTGGGCGCGCAGATACTTATGGATAATGGAGAAGAGGGTGGTTTGTCTTCAGGGCTAGGACTGATTAAAGGCACGGTTAAAAGACTCGGGTGTGGCGACAAGTATAGGCTACCGCATGTCGGATGGAATGATGTAAGTGTTGGCGAAGTGGGCATATTAAAGGGTGTAGTTAAACCATGCTTCTATTTCGTTCATAGCTACTGTGTTGAGTTGGCCGAAGACTGTAAATACGCAACCACAGAATATGGAGTGAGCTTTGTGTCGGCATTTCAGAAGGGGCACATATGTGGCACGCAGTTTCATCCGGAGAAGAGTAGAGGTGCTGGAATGGCTGTATTAAAGGAGTTTGCTGGTGTTAAAGCATAGGGTTATACCAGTTATTTTGATAGATAGTAACTACTCTGTTGTTAAGACCATAGAGTTTGGAGTTAGACGTAATCTGGGTAATCCGATATCATTGGTTAGAGTGTATAATTCCAGGGATGTAGACGAGCTAGTGATTCTAGATATAGATGCATCAAAAGAGGGAAGAACGATAGATATCTCAACAATAAGTGAAATGGCCGAAGAGTGTTTTATGCCGCTCACTGTCGGCGGCGGTATAAAGTCATGCAAAGATATAGAAAATGTGTTGATGGCAGGAGCAGATAGAGTGGTTATTAATTCCGCCGCCTTCGGTGGCAGCGAGTTTATAAAAGAGGCCGCGGACGTATTTGGTAGCCAGTGTATAGTGTTGTCTATAGATGTAAAGTGCAGCAACCAATTCTATGCCTACTCACATAGCAGAGGTGTTAGTATAGAACTGGAGCCTTATTTAGATAGCGTTAAGGCTTGTGGGGCAGGAGAGATAATAATTAATAGTGTAGATAGAGACGGTAAGATGTGTGGGTTTGATTTGAGCTTGATAGATGCAGTGAGTAGATTTAATGTACCAGTAGTATTATGTGGCGGCGCGTCAGGCGTTAATGATTGTGTTTCTGCCATCCAAAAGGGAGCTGATGCAGTGGCGATTTCTAGTTTATTCCATTTCACGAGCATTACACCCACAGATTGTAAAATAGAGATGAGTAAGTATAACATTCCGGTCAGAGTATAGAGGCGCGTATGATAAATGGCATTTTCCACATAGATAAGAAGACGCGCATAACAGACTATAGCGATACCACCTTGTGGAATCCCAAAGAATTCGGAGTTAATTTAGTTGAGTCTATCAGTCCACACAGTTCTAATATAGATAACTTCAAGTTCGTGTTAACTGGGGATTGTTGGGAAAATCAAGAACTGCTAAGAGAGTACAGGAACAAAGGACTTAAGATTTTCATGGCGTCTAGAGAGCCTATCGTCGTAGAGTCGTCTAAGCATGCCTTTTTTTACTATGAAGATATGAAAAGGAGGCACGGAGATTATTATTTTTGTCCAGACGTAGTGTTGGCTGCCGGACAAAAATATGCAGATCTGTGGAAAGATAGAACAAAGTGTGAAATAACAGGGTATGTAAGATTTGAACAGTATATTTCGTTGTCTAAATTATCAAAAGAGGGGCTTAGAAAAAAGTACAGTCTGGATGGTAGCAAGAGGGTAGTGTTTTTTCCTGCGTTTGGGCCGCTTCTGTTTTCAGATACGAATGGCGGCGAGTATATAGATGCAACAGATGAATTAAATGAAGTAATACCGGCGTTAGAGGAAATTGCTAAGGATAAAGATACCTGTGTGGTAATAAAGCCACACCCTTATTCGCATAGGTATTACAGCAAGGTGAAAAAGAGCTCGGTTAAGCTTAAAAGGTCGGATGATTTGCTTAGAAAGTACTGGCTCAGGGACAGGAATGGTATAATGGTTCTTAAGCAGCCTAGGTTCGATGGCTCTGCGCTAAAGGAAATGTTGTACTTGGCCGATATAGTTGTGGCATGTGGAGTTTCCACAACCATACTAGAGGCATTGCTATTAAAGAAGCCTACGATAAATTTTTTACCCGGAAGGACAAACGTAGGGTACAATAAGTATGATGTTGAAAGTAGTGTGCCAACGGTGTATAATATACAAGAGTTGGTAGAACTCGCAAAAGGCGATGTTCCTATTCTAGATTCATCGGACGTAATTACAAAGTATATGGGACCAGTAGATGGTGGTTTTTGCAAGAGGGTGTGCGAGATAATAAAAAGTAATGTGTTGTTATCAGATTCAATAAGGATGGAAAAGTGAAATTTATTTATATGCTGTCTTCAATTGCACATCAGCGCGTTTTTGAATCATTTAATAATAATAATGACAACCTAATTGTTGGGCCAAAACCAGACAGCCCACAAAATCACTACGGAAGGATGAAAATACGCAATATATGTTACTATCAAAACTCAGGAGAGGCTCAGAAAATAATTAATAAGTTTGAACCAGATTGTTTTATTCAGGCAGATTTTAGCAACTTAACGAGAGGAATTAAATTAACGCCAAAGTGTAAGCGCATCTATATATCTCATGGAATGGTTGGCAGGCATGTTAAGGATATGGTGCGCAAAGATAAGTGGAATATGGATCTTTGGCGAGGCTGCGATTTGTATTGTGGCGCAACAAATGTTTTTAAAGATTGGATTGGTTCTGTAAGCCCAGGCTCTAACGTATTAACGAACGCAATACCGCAATTAGATAGTGTATTTGAATTGAGAGGTTTAAATACTAAGAGTCTTGTAGGGTGTGAGGGTAAAACAACGATTTTCTTTGGTGGTTTTTGTTGCAGAGACAGGGTTGATTTTAATGACCACAACGAAGATTATTTTAAGACGTGTATCGAGCTTGAACGAATAGCAAGTAGAAATGGTTGGCTTATATTAATTAAGCCGAGACAGGTATATAAAAAAATGCATGAATTTCTTACAACACACAAGGCGCATTGGGGCGGATGGACAAAACAGTATATTGAGCCATATGCCAAGCTGCAGAGTAGTCCGTTTGTAAGATTCATCAAGACATCATGCGGTTTGTCTAATTATTATGCTGCCAGTGATTTGATGGTAATAAATGGATGTTCTACTATTGAGGTCGAGTCATACGCGTTGGGCAAGCAATTGATTATAGTTAACACCAAAAAGGACGCATTGGGCGAGTTTGCTTTTACAGATAAAATAGACGATACTTGTTTTAGGGTTAAGAATATTAACGACATGGAGTGTAGTATTAATCAGGCGTTGTTAAATCCTCAAGATAAACTTAACAACCAGGCGTTATTTTTGTCAAGGGTGGGGCTTACTATTGATGGGGAAATGCACAATCGTGTTATAGACGGCATCTGTAGTCTATAACATATACAAAAGGTGTGTATGTCTAAACGGATATTGTACGAAATACGCATGCCAATACAAAGCAGAGTGTTCGAGAGCTTTGTTCCGCATACGGATTTAGAAGAGATGGTTTTGGCCCCACGGCCAGAAGAGGCAGTAAATACAGCCGGAACATATTCTGAGTTTGGAATTACAAATATACAACATATCACTCCATATAAAAACAGAAAACAGTGCGCACAATGGGAGAAGGAATTAGAAAATATCGTCAAATGGTTTAATCCACACATAATAGCCTCTTCCGTTCCAGATATGCCATCATTTGTGAAATGCAAAAGAGTATATGTATCACATGGGTTGATAGGAACAGATGCCATTAAAATAACTCAAGAAACTAATATGACGCCAAGGGTTAACGCAACATGGAGTGGCTGTGATTTATATTGTGGCGCTGGCAACATGTTTAAACCCTGGCTTAAATTTGCAGACAGAACGTTTGATGAGAAAAAAATACTACTAAACGCAATGCCACAACTAGATTTATTAACTTCAGATTATACCAATAAGTATAAGGATAAGATTATATCACAGACAAGGATCAAAAATCCATCTAAAGTGATATTGTTCTTCGGGTTTGGCCCATATGGTTCGGTTGATTTCCATAAGCATAATGAAGACTATTATTGGACTATTATAGAGCTTGAAAGATTAGCCAGAAAGCATAACTGGTTAATAATGCTAAAAGTAAAAGCGCCGATTGATGCTTCTATTAAGTTTTTTGATGGTTACTCCTCAAAATGGGAATGGCTTGCTGGTTATTATAGCGATTATATGAAGGCGATTAAAAGTGACAACGTGTATACTATAAATAGTTCGGCCTGGCATATATACCGTTATTTGTTTGCCGATACCATTGTAACGCATGGAACATCGACTGTAGAGGTTGAGTCGTGTATTTTAAGAAAACCCCTCGTATTGGTTCGAACTCAGGTATCTCCATCAGAATATGATCCATTTTACACAGTTAATAGTAAGGCCGCAGAATTGATAGACACAAGAAATGCAGAATTATTAGAGGACACGATACTAAAGCAAATGAATAATAGCGATATAGAAAACAAACGCAAGTTTGTTGAAGAGTATCATGGAATATTGGATGATAAGCAAGCATACAGCAGAGTTCAACAACGACTTTTGGAGTTATAATGTCATATGAAGATTTGAATTATCCTACACCTGCCGCAATAGAAGGCAAATTTCCAGGATCGAAGGTGCTTATTATTGGTAGTGGCCCAAGCACAAATCAGCTAATACCTTATAAACAATTAATAAGGAAGTATTTTGATGCAATAATAGCGTGTAATTACGCATTTAAGGAGTTTGACCAACAGGCTGACATTCATTTGGTAACAGAAAAAACCAGTAAGACCTCTACCAATGAAGTATATAAGTGGTTAAATTGTGGCGAATACAGAACAGATGTTGTGCGTATTTTGAACTGGAAGGGCATTGAGTATTATGACAGAAAATACAACACACACAAGTCTAATCGTGCGTCATTTTGTAATACTGGCGGTGTTGACATAAGGAGATATAATAACGGAAGCGAAGAGGGGTTGCTTCAGGGCGCTCCAGGAACACAGGGTTTTAGCCTTGGAACGGTAATGTTGTGCGCGATTCATTTAGCAACCATTTTAGGTGCCAAAGAAGTGTATACTATAGGTGCCGATTTGTGTTTCAAAGATGAGTTTGATCATTTCTACAAGGATGATGTGTATCGCAATAGGCCAGCTAAAGTAAAACCAAAAAATGCGCACCAGATAATTGAAGTAGAATTGAACGGAAAACGAGTCAAAACATTGCAATACTTTAAAGAATCTGCGGAGCTAATTGATAAGCTAATACCTACTATTTTTGGTTCGATTAAGGTGGTTGATTTTTCGGATGGTTTGCTGAAGGCGCCAATCAAGAGCCGTTTAAGTAATGTATTTGTATAAAAGGAGCAAAGGATGATTAGCAACGAATTACAGACTAAATTTTGGTCCACGGTTAAGATGGATACGATTAATGCGTATTGGATTTCACCACCAGCAACAAAGCGTAGTTTATGGTTTTGTGATGTGTTAAAAAATTATGATTTTGACTCAGTGATGGAGATTGGGTTTTTATCTGGACGCAACCTAAAGTATATTAAAGATGTATTTCCGATAGTTAGTATTTCGGGCATTGAGGTTAATCATCTCGCGGTGGAATTTGCGCGTAATAAGCTGCCTGAGTGTGATTTGGTGGAACTTGATTTGCATAATTTGCCGCAACTCAACAAGAAAGCCGATCTGGTTTTTACAAGTGGTGTGTTGATTCATATAACCCCAAACGAATTAGAGAATGCTGTTCGTAAGATTGCTGATAAGGCAAACAAATACGTAATGCATATGGAGCAATTAGGAAGTGGTGATGTTTGCGCCGGGCCTAAAGAGCTAAAACCAAGCTATAAGGTGTCCAACCAAATACAGTGGAATCAGGATTTGGTTGGTGTTTATCGTAAGATTGGATACGAACCAGAGGTAATTGAGTTGCCAGCGGATGTTAGAACCAATGGAGCTAGAGAGCTATTGGTTGTAAAACTTTAATGATGGCAATTGGTATTATCAATTTCTGTAGTATAAGAAAATATGAAAGCGCGTTAGCAGAGTTCATATGGTATAATTTATTTGATGAAAAGTTAGTTATAAAATGATAAATATTGGCACAGGGAGTATTTAAATGTTAGTAGGAAATAAAGTAGTTTTAGAAGAAATAGATAAGAAAAATATCGAACAAATGAGACAGTGGAGAAATGACCCAAAAAAGCGCCAATGGTTTAGGGAATATAGAGATATCACAAAAGACACGCAGGATAAGTGGTACGAGGAAAGAGGCAACAACTCTAACAAAGACCATGTTTATTTCCAAATTATGAGTAAAAATTTTGATTTTGTTTCGGAAGATTTAAGAATCGAAGAAAGATATCTTATCGGGTGTACTGGCCTACATTATATAGACTGGAGGCTTCGTTCTGCAGAATTTGGAGTGTTTTTAGGAAAAGATATAGGAGAGGGCAAGGGCAAGGACGCGCTAATTTTATTATATAATTATGGGTTTAATGAGTTAAATTTGCACAAAATATGGGCCGAGGTCTATGAGGGAAATGATTCAATTCATTTATATAGAAAGTTGGGGTTTAAAGACGAGGGTATTTTAAGAGACAATTTTTTTCATAATGGCAAATATGGAAATTCAATAGTAATGTCATTGCTTGAAAATGAATGGAAACAGTTAGGATACTAATATGCAAAAAAATGCTATAATAACAGGTGTTACCGGACAAGACGGAAGCTACTTGTCGGAACTTTTGCTGGAAAAAAACTATAAAGTATACGGGCTTAGGCGCCGAAGCTCAGATAACTCTCTAGGATGTTCTAAACACTTGGAAAATTCTATTGAAATTGTTGAAGGAGATATTTTAGATACAAGCTCTCTTAATAAGCTGTGTAAATTAGTTAGGCCGGATGAATTTTATAATCTCGCGGCCCAAAGTCATGTAGGCTCGTCGTTTGAACAGCCAATATATACTGCACAGTGCACAGGAATTGGCGTTCTTAATTGTTTAGAGGCTATTAGAAATTCTGGAATATATACAAAATTTTATCAGGCCTCTACATCAGAGCTATTTGGAGGAATTTCGGGAATATCAAAGATGACAGAAAATTCTCCATTTCATCCAAGATCTCCGTACGGAATAGCTAAACTGTTTGGATATTGGACAACAGTTAATTATCGCGAAGCTTACAAGATGTTTGCTTGTAATGGAATATTATTCAATCACGAATGTTTGGATAAGCACACAAATTTATTGATTAAAAATGACTCTTCTAATATGATAAATATAGTGAGGGTTAAAGATTTGCTAGAATTTAATGGTAATGAGAACACTGTTAATTTTGAGACAAAAAACATCTCTATATGGGATGGTGAAAAATGGGTTGCATTAAAAGCCATCACCGTACGTCCAGTAGACGGCAATAACCCTGACTTTAATGGCCAGATTACTAATACAAGACACGGTGTAGTGGAAACCACCAGACATCACAAGCTATTTAGTTTAGATGGAGAAAGGCTTAGAGCTGACAGCTTTACGTTGGGTTCCAAGTTAAAGCATGGAGTATATCCAGAGCTAAAAGATAATCCAATGTATTTTCTCACAAAAGAAGAAGCTGAGCTGGTTGGTTTAATTGTTGGTGATGGTTGGGTTTCGGAGAGAGAAATTCCCCAAATTCATATATCGAACATGAATCCTTCAATTATTAAACGTATCAAATTTTTATGGCACTGTATTACTGGGAAGGGAGTAACTTTAGGAAAGATATATAACTCTGGATATAATGGTAATTCTAGACAGACCAGATTGTTATCTGTAAAAGATTGGCCCATTGCTTCTGATTTAAGATATAATATTTATAATTCAGAACGACAAAAGAAAGTGCCAGAAGTAATCTTTAACTCATCAATCGAAATACAAGAAGCTTTTTTAAATGGATACAATATGGCTGATGGATTAAAGTCTAATCCATGCACTTATCTTTATAAAAATTTCAAAACTGATAGCGGCCAACTAGCACAAGGTTTATTGCTGTTAATTAGCAATGTGACTAGGCAAGATTGGAATATCACGTATGAGAATGGCCCACACGGGCACTATTATTCTATTAATTTGCTCTCTCCCGAAGGCCCAAACAAAGAATCGGTAGTACGCAATCTTATCGAAAAAGGTTTTTCACAAAGATATATTTGTCGAGAGACAGGAATTTCTAGGACATTTATTCGTAAAGTGCAGAATAACAAACAGGTTCAACAATCACATCATTTATTAAGAGATAGAACAGAAATTAAGAAGTTACAAGAAAAAGATTTAGGTTATGTATATGACATCTGTACGGAGTCTGGATATTTTATGGGTGGTGTTGGAACAATTATAGTTGGTAACTCACCTCGCAGAGGCCCCAATTTTGTTACAAGGAAAATAACACTAGGAATCAGGGATATAAAATTGGGAAAGATTAAAAAAATACGACTGGGAAACCTTGATGCTATGAGGGACTGGGGGCATGCAAAAGATATGGTTAGAGGAATGTGGATGATGATGAATCACAATAACCCAGATGACTATATACTTTCAACAGGCATCACTCACACGGTTCGCCATTTTTGCAAAACTGCCTTTGAGTATGCCGGTTTAGGAGATTACGAGTGTTACACAGAAATAGACCCAAATTTTTATCGTCCAGCTGAGGTAGAAGTTTTGGTTGGAGATTACTCAAAAGCAAAATCAATTTTGGGGTGGGAGCCCGAGTATAAATTTGAAGATTTGGTTAAAGAGATGATAGACAACGATTGCCACGGAGTATAAAAATGTTAATAATAGCAGACATAGGCATTAATTTTATGGGAAATATGAATATTGCCAGAAAACTTATAGCGGATGCCGCGGAATGCGGAGCTGATATTGCCAAATTTCAATGGTATAGCTGTTTTGATTTATTTGGAGACGAAACAAAAGACACTTATAATAAAGAAATTTACGAACAAGTAAAGATGTTTGAGTTGAATGAAAATAAAATAGAACAATTAATGAAGTGGTGCGACACAGAAGGTATAGAATTTGGGTGTTCCGCATTTGATAGGGAAAGATTCCTTAAACTAGAAAGTATGGGGATTAAAAGGCATAAGGTTGCATCACGCGTTTCGAAATTTAATAGAGAGCTGGCGGAGGAGATACTATTATCTGGGAAAGAGTCATTTGTTAGTCTTGGGTTTGGTGCAGAGCCATTTGATGTTAAGTATACAAATTGTCGCAATCTTTATTGTATAGCAAAATATCCAACGGAATACTGCGATATTGATTTTCCAAAATCATTTAAGGACTCTATTTATTATGGGTTCTCGTCTCACGCCATGACACCTTATCCCGCCATGGTTGCTTTATCTAGAGGGGCAAAATGTATAGAGGTTCATTTTACACTAGACAAAGCAATGTCGGCTTTACCAGGAGGGTTTGATCATATTTGTTCGCTGAATAAAAATGAGCTCAGTCAGTTAGTTCAATTTTCAAAACATGTCGGAAAAATTGTTAGGCAATAGAATTTTCTACTAATATTTTCTAAGAATTGTGTGGATGAATACCCGCATAGATTTTTGAAAGTGTTGGTTTTTTGTGAGGTCGGTTTAATGGAAATATCTGTGATTATCACTAATTATAATTATGAAAAATATATTGCAAGAGCATTTCGTTCTGTGATAAATCAATCATTTAATAAGGATGAATATGAAATTATAATAATAGACGATCATAGCACGGACAATAGTAAGTCTATTCTCTGCTCATTTTTGGCACAGCCAAAATTAATTTTTAACGACAAGAATCTAGGTGTCGCAGCCAGTTGTAACAAAGCCCTGCGCTTATCAATGGGCACTTATATAATTAGACTAGATGCAGACGATTATGTGTCTCGGGATTGGTTAAAGATGCATCATTTATTTCTATCGAGCAACAAAGGCGAAATGGACGCCACAAGCTCAGATTATGTAGAAGTTGATGAAAATGAGAAAATATTATGCAGAAAGAATGGTACCACTTGGCCAATAGCTTGTGGTGTTATGTATAAGTTAGATCATGTAGTAGAATTGGGGCTGTACAATGTTGATTTGCCGCGAGAAGATGTTGATTTTAGACAACGCTTTGTAAAAAGCGGAAAACAGATTTATAATATACCAGTTCCACTATATAGATATACGCAGCACAAAGACTCGTTTACCAAGAGTTTATAAATATATGATTATTTTTGGCGGTCTATTAAAACTATAAAAGGAGTGCCAATATGTCTAAGGTGATAATGTTTAGTGATCAATTCCTTCCCACATTTCCTTATTTGGACATTCCATTATATAATGAGATAAAAAGTAGAAATTTACAAGCTTTGTATGTATTGCAGGAAGGAGACTATCGGTTGATTGAGCCTTCTCTCGCCGTCGTGTATCAATCACTAGATATAAAAATAATAAAAAAGACGACAGAAATACTATCTCTTATAGATAAAGAAGATATATTGGTGACGAGGTTTGCATACAAGGGCGTTGCTGCCAAAATTGCAAGTAGTGTCAGAAGCGCTAAACGAAAAATTATTATGCTGGATCCCGCCGCCATTGATATTTCTGTACGAGAATGTCCAGCACAATATATCACGGCAAAAAGTCAGTATATGAAAAATGAAATACTGAAGAAATTTCGGCATTATGCGGACATTTTTGTTACGGGCACTATTCATTTTGATGCTGCAGCCACAACTCAGGTAGATAAAATAGAATTTATGAAATCATATGGTTTGGACTCACACAAAAAGCTAGCATTACTTACTCCGGCCAATCCAGCAGAAGCAAACCATCAGATAGGGGTAGATAATGAATACGCACAAATAGCAAAAATAGTTAAAGATAGGTGCCCTGATTACGAACTAATGATTAAGGCGCATCCAATGGACTACACAGCCAAAATGCCTGTATGCCCTGGCATTATTCACAAACATGAATACTACAAGGGCGCTTATTCTTGGGAAAAATTTGCTCCGCATGCCGTAGTGGTCAAAGCTGACGAGGGATATAAGGCCTTTAAGGCCTGTGATGTGGTTCTAAATGTTCGTAGCAGTATAGCTATGGAGACGCCATTGTTTGAGAAACCTCTCTTGAACATCAATCGTACAAAATATGTAACCAATTGGCCATATTCAAAAGATGCGATGAGAGATATTAATATGGGTGAGTTAGCCAGTGTCTTAAACGCCAATGCTTATTTTGCCAATTCTAAGGGATGTAAAGAATATGTTACAAAGTATTGTTTTTCTGGAGATGGCAAATCATATGTTAGAATAGCAGATGTTGTTGTTAAAATCTTAAAAGAAGCCCGGTGATTTTTATAAAAGGTATTCAATACTCGTAATAATATGTGGTCTAATATGAAATGCATAAATATATGTCTTGAAGTGTGGGCTGTTGGGGGTGCCGAAATAGGATACAAAAGAGTCGCAACCAAACTAAACAATTATAAATGGCTATTCACAAATAAGGTAAGTGAGTCTGCTGATTTAGTTATATATTCCAATTCTAATAAATTTTATGACCAGGCCAAAAGATTAAATATACCAGTGATACAAAGAATGACTGGTCCAAGATCATATCAATTAAAGCAACCGAATGACCTAAGTGCCGTGATATGTAGCTCTTTGTCTGGATGGAACGCCTCCACGCACTCGAAAAAAAATCTAATATATAATGGGGTAGACATTGAATATATTAATAAAATTTCCCCAATTTTCTCAGATATATTATATGCCCCAGCCAGAATAGGGCTGGGCCAAGAGGTGGAGTTAGCAATAAAATATGCAAAATATAATAATAGAAATATTACGGTGCTGGGGTCCCGACAGCATGTTGCAGAGGACACATATGGAATTCTAAAGAAGCGATACCCGTGGGTTAATTGGACAGGACTCGTGGATGTGGATGTTGCCTCAGCATATATAAAAGGATGCAATTCGTATATTTGTCCGACAAAAACGCACGGTGTGTCTAATGCCATTATAGAAGCCGTCGCGCACGGAAAAGAAATAATCAATCTTGGAAATGTGGAAATCCCGCCCAAAGATCAAATAGATATAAATATTACAGCCGAAAAGTATAACAATCTTATAAAAACAATCCTAAAGTTAAAATAATTCCTTATATTCAGTGTATCATATACAGTGAGGAGACAGCTATGCTTAAAATAAATATTCGGTGCTCAGATAATGGATGGGTCTACACAAAATTTATATCTATGTTTCGCAAGTTTTCCAAACATCAAATATTCGTAAACAGTTCCGAACAATGCGATGTTGCTCACTACCTTCCATATTTTGAGAAAGCTACCAACAACGCACACCCATGCACTGTTTTTTCGTCTCACCAGGAGCAGAGAAAAGACTTATTTGATAAGTTTATTTCTTGTTCTAAAACAGCAGACGTTGCAATAACAATGAGCAAAAAGTATACGGATATTTTAACATGTGCAGGAGCCAATGTTGTTCAGGCCATTCCTGGGGTTGATAGCGGTAAATTTGCTCTTAGGCAAGCAGAGAGGCCAACTTCGAAAAATAAATTGATAGTTGGGTATGTTGGAAGACAGTATGCCTCGTCAGATAGAAAAAACCCTAGGTTGTTGGAAAGGATAGCCGCGCAACAATCATTTGTAGATTTAAGAATTAGCGGAGGAATCGTAAAAGAACAAGATTTGCCAAAATTCTATGCCTCATTGGATGCGGTTGTTTCTCCTTCAAAGATAGAGGGCGGCCCTATGTCAATCGTGGAGGGCCTTGCCGTTGGCGTACCAATTATATGTTTTGAGAGCGTGGGATTAGCGGACGAATTTAATGAAGGGATAATTAAAGTGAAGTTTGGCGACGCCGACGCATTTATGGCAAGACTAGAGCGGTTCTGGGCGACCAAAGAATATATGGAATATAGAAAATATGACACCATGCTGTCCATGCGAAAACAAGTAGAAAATCTAACTTGGGAAAACTTTGTAAAAAAACATGATGAGATATGGTCAAGTTTAAAAAATGCGAAAGTTTAATTTATCACTAGATGATATGTCTCCGCACCCTCACGCCGGTCTTAATTTTGAATCAATAGATTGGTGCAACAAACTAATAATCAAATATCCTGAAATTAAAATAGATTTATTTGTTCCGGCAGCATATGCCAGATTGGGCCAAAACCCATATTATATTTCACAATATCAGGAATGGATTAAGAAAGTCAAAGACCTACCACACAATTACAATATAAATCTTCATGGGTTCCATCATCGTAGAACGACCACAAAGTATCCAATTTCTAACAACAACGAGTTCGAGTTTCTGAACAAAACAGAAACATCGAAGATTATATTAAAAATAAAAAATGAGTTTAATAAAGCCGGCATTATGTATAATAGTGTCTTCCGGCCACCAGGGTGGTATATTTCTAAAGACGCCGTGGCCTTTTTGACTGAACAAAAATTTATTATTGCTGGTAATTCGGTGTATTATAATAAATACAAAGGCACAATTAAAAATTTAAAATGGGTGAGCGTAAATTGGGATTTATTATCGAATCCTCCAAATGAAACAGTCATGGTGGCCTACGGACATACCAGCGATTGGACCAACAATTATATGAACGAGGAAAGATATAATAAAATATGTTCCGTGTTAGAAAAAGAACAATTCGAATATTCTTTTTTAAAGGAGTTGGGTAAATGAAAATCGATGACGAGGCCAGAACTAAGGAACTTAGAGATATTACAGGGCATATAACTTATGACGATCCGCTGGTTGATTTTTTCTATTTGTTAATGAGAGATGAGCTTCCGATAGGAAAAGTAGAGCGCTTGGTTAGAGATAGTTTTAATCCTCCGGGTAAGGGAGAAACAGTTTTTACAAATGGTTGGCTAGCCCAATACTCAAAAAATTTGGCAGACATGATAAGAAATGCACACCAAGGAGATGTCCTGGACGTAGTAACACACGATAATGTTGACTTATCCAAAATGGAGCAGGAGATTATAGATTCTTGTAAAGAAGGGTCAGAAGAACAAGACCAAAATACTGCTGGTTCCTCAATTGAAGACGCTAAAAATAAAATAGAACAATTGAGGCTTGACGGCGAGTTGTCAGCAGAAGACGCAGAAAAAATAGGAAAAGAACTAGCAGATATGCAAAACGAGGATTTGTGTGTTTCTGTGAATGAAAATGAGGAAAGCAATGGTTAGATTGGTGTGTTTTAGTGACTCACATGGACACGCAAATTTAAGTATTCCAGATGGAGATGTGCTTATATTTGCTGGAGACTATAGTGCTGGTCGTGGGTCAATACAAGAGACATTAAAATTTGGGCAATTTATAGAATCATTACCACACAAGCATAAGATAATTGTGGCCGGTAATCATGATTTTCCTATCCAAAAAGATGTGTCGGTAGTTAAATTATTTATTCCAAATGCAATTTATCTACAGGATAACGAGGTTGTTATAGAAAACATAAAGTTTTATGGAAGTCCTTATAGTCCGGAGTTTGGACACTGGGCGTTTAATTTGCCTAGAGGAAAGCATCTTCATGATAAATGGGCCCAAATACCAGATGACACAAATGTTCTAATAACTCATGGCCCACCACACGGAATATTAGACGAAGTATCATATTCCGGAGACAGGGTGGGGTGCTGGGATTTGCTAGATAGGGCCAATAAGTTAGCCAACCTCAAATGTCATCTATTCGGCCATATACATGAGCAATCCAATCAGATAGCAAAAGTAAGGAACAGGATATTCGCAAATGTTTCTATTTGCGATGACAATTATAATGTGATACATAATCCGGTGGTTATAGATTTATAAGGAGAGTGGCTATGGACGGGTTTCCAAAAAAGAAAAACAAAGAATATGCTGGTAAACTGTATAGTGAAACTAGATTCTATCTTATTCAGTGGCTAGAACAAGAAATTCCAAAAGTCAGTGGAGATATAATAAATATATCTGCTGGAGGGTGGGACGTTCCATACAGTCTATTAAACAAATCTAAGATTAAATCATATATAACGTTTGATAAGCCACTCTACGGAGATTCTAAAAATAAAGTTAATATTTTTGGAGATGTCCACGCTATGCCGAAAGACTGGAATGATAAATGGGACTGCATTATAAATAATCAGGCCATAGAATGTTATGAGAATCCATTTAAAGCCATGGACGAAATGTATAGGATTTTAAAACCGGGCGGAATTTTATTGATAGATGCACCCTACAACTATAGGTTTTTTGGTGACGGCACCGGCCTGCCCAAAAGACAAAATCCAGTTAAAGACTATTGGAGAATTACCAGAGATGGGTGGCAACTACTCACAAAACAGTTCTCCAGTTCCAATATAAAGGGGTTTGGTGGGTCTGGCGAAGAAGACAGATTTGTATATTGCATAAAGGCTATTAAATAAAAAAAAAGGAGAATATAATGTTGAAAGTTCTTAAATTCACCGCCGTTTGGTGCGGGCCTTGTAAGCGTCTAGCACCAATTTATACCAAAATTAAATCTGAAATTAAAGATGCGGATTTCGAAGAAGTAGACGTAGACGAAAATCCAGCTCTAGCGACCCAATTTAAAATAATGTCTATACCTACTTTGGTTTTTATTAAAGATGGATTAGAAGTGAATCGTTTGGTAGGGCTGGTTAGTGAAAAAGATATAAAAGATACTATAGAGGTGCTTAAATAATGTCTAGAATGATAGTTCTCGGCGCCGCAGGTTTTATAGGCTCTAACATTACATACGAGCTAGTAAAACAAGGCTATGATGTAGTTGGCATAGACAATATGGCGACAGGATTTTATGGAAATGTTAAAAATAGCAGATTTGATGGGTTAAAAGGGGATTTTGAATTTATACGCAAGGATATAAATATCATAGACCTTTATACCGAATTTAAAGATGGCGATATTGTATTTCTTTTAGCTGCTCTGCCAAGAGTCCAATATTCTATAGATTTTCCGTTAGAAACTAATAAAAACAATATTACGGGCCTATTAAATGTTCTTGAATCGGCCAGACTAGCACACGTTAAAAAAGTAATATTTAGTTCGTCCTCATCGGTCTATGGTGGCGTTGCCGAGTTTCCAACCAAAGAAACTGCACACCTGAGTCCAAAATCGCCCTACGCGGTTCACAAGGCCGCTGGAGAGTATTATTGTAGGGTATACGGCGAAATACACGGGTTGGATACTGTTTGTCTTCGTTACTTCAACGTGTTTGGGGTAAACCAGAGAGCAGGATCAGCATATGCTACAGTTATTCCGGCCTTTTTAGAGGCTGCAGTTAACAATGGGGTGTGCAGAATAGATGGCGAGGGCAAAGCAGAAAGAGATTTTTGTTATGTTGATAATGTTGTCCAGGCCAATATACTTGCGGCCAAGCACGAATCTTTTTTGGGCGGAGAGTGTTTTAATATAGCATGCGGTGAGTGCTACTCTGTGATGGATACATATGATGAGGTTTGTAAGTTATCGGGAAAGCAATTAAACAGAGTGGATGCTCCAAGAAGATAGGGAGATCCTTTAAAGTCCTTAGCAGATATATCTAAGGCACAGAATATTTTGGGATACAACCCAACAGTTAAGTTTTCCGAAGGAATGGCAAAAACTTATAAATGGTGGGAAACTGGGTGTAAATAGGGAGCACAAATGGCAAATGATTTTAATATAGGTATAATTGGATTTGGTTTTCTTGGGTCGGCAGTTTGTCATGGGTTTGGGCTGCATGCCAATATTAAGATTTATGATAAATTTAAGAAAGGATTTAATACGCTTGAAGACACTATAAATAGCAGTGAGTACCTGTTTTTTTGTCTTCCGACGCCTATGTATGAAGAAGACGGAAATCAAGATTTAACAATATTAGAGGGTGCGGTTAAAGAAGTGCATGACAAAGTGTCAGCGGAAGGTAACAAAATTGCTATAATTAAGAGTACGGTGTTGCCAGGAACCAACGAAATGTTTCAAAACAAATATCCAAATTTAAAATTTGTATCTAATCCCGAATTCCTTACGGCCAGAAATAACAAATTGGATTTTATTTGCGCGGCCCGTAATATTCTTGGGGGAGAGAAAGAACCAGTAGATAGGGTTGAAGAGTTATATAGGCATCGTTTTGGTAACTCAATGCCAATTTATAAAACCGATTGGAAGTCCGCAGAATTAACAAAATACGCGGCCAATTGTTTTTTTGCGGTCAAAGTCAACTATTTTAATTTCATTTATGAATTGTGTCAAAAATTAGAAATACAATACGATGATGTAAAAGATATGGTATTGGCCGACGGCCGCATTGGGCGCAGCCACTGTGATGTCCCAGGACATGACGGAGGCTTTTGTGTATCAGGATCATGTTTTCCCAAAGATATCAATGCCTTAATTGATTTTAGTAAACGGCACGAAATTGACCCTAAGATTATTGAAGCGGCATGGAAACAGAATCTTGAGGGGCGTCCAGAAAAAGATTGGGAAAAAATCCCCGGCGTTATATCAAAAAAGATTAAATAATGCAAGTCAAAGTCATAGGCCCGAAAGATAAAGATAAATTACCAAACAATGCTCTTCTTGTATATGTTGTTTCTAGAGCAAGTGGGTGGAGCAAAGGACTAAGCCCTTTCTTTTTAGGGCCATGCAGATTATACGAAGGATATGTTTCCAAGACAGTAGAGAATGCATATCAGTATTGTAAGGTTTACAAATGTCATACAGATATAAATGGTGAGCCAACAAAATCGTATTGGGATTGGGCTATTAAAGGTTGGAATAATCCTAAGGCTATAAGATATCCAATGGGCAAAGGATCAATACCAGAATATTCTCTATGGGATGGAAAGAAGTTAGGATATATTGATGCCCGAAAAACAATATATATTCCATTGTATTTCAAGGCGGTTAAGTGCTCAATGGCTTACAAAAAATTAAAAGAGTTATACAATAAAGAAGACGTAATATACTTGTGGGATTTTGACGCTTACGATAATGAAAAATTAGGAATGTCATTTTCTGATGTGTTAAATTGTTCTGAAAGAAGTTTAGGACACGCTTTTATATTGGCCAGCATGTTGCGCCAAGGAATATAGGAGATAAAGATGCCGGACTATATTAAAAAATCATACGGATTTGAGTTGTGCTGGGCCAGCACGTCTAAGTATTCTGCACATATGATAGTGATAATGGAGAATGAAAAAACCCCATACATGTATCATAAAATTATGGATCAGACGATATTTGTGCTTCAAGGAACTTTAATGATATCCGTAGAAGGAAAGAATAAGACACTAAACGAGGGAGACAAATATCACATTGCTCCTAAAATTATGCATAGATTAACAGCTCTTAAGGGTGATGTAACCATATTGGAAGTAGGAACTAAGATAGAAGACGACATAATAATTGTGGAGAAATAAAATGGGATATATTCAAGATGCAAAAAAATTATGTATTGAGCGCGACGCTAATAAATGTAGGCATTGTGGAACATCACAAAATTTATTTGTACATCAATTAACAAAAAGAAAGGGCCGCCTGGCCTGGAATTTGTCTAATTTGATAACAACATGTGGACGTTGTTCAGAATTATCTGAAATTAGTAGGAAAAATATACACAATAAGAATGCAGGAGTTTTGTTGTGTGGTGGTCGCGCAACAAGGTTGTTTCCGTTGACCAAATTTCACAACAAACATGAGTTGCCGATTGGAATAGTCCCAATGATTTTTTATCCACTAAAAACATTGCGCGCATTTGGAGTTTATAGGGTTCTGGCCATAGTTGATAGAGATGGGGCTAAAGACATTATCAATATGCTGGGTAGTGGAAAAGAGTGGGGGCTGGATATATCATATAAAATTCAGGAAGGAAGTGGGGGAATTTCTGAGGCTCTATATTTAGCAAAGGATTTTGTTCGCCCAGATGATACAATAGTTACTATACTCGGAGATAACATCTTTGATTATGAGCAAATAGATAAGGGTTTAGATATGGGAGATAATAAAGCCTGTATCTTTACAAAAAAAGTAAATAACCCAGAAGATTACGGCGTAGCAGTAATGAGTTCAGATGGAAAAGTCACAGAAGTAATAGAAAAACCAAAAGAACACATAGGCGATATGGCCGTGGTGGGACTATATCTTTATACCAACGATGTATTTGGTGTAATAGATAAAATAAAACCCAGTGATAGAGGAGAATTGGAAATCAGTGCAGTTAACAACCATTACGCAAAGAATAATTCTCTTATCAATAAGAGCGTAGAGGGATATTGGGCAGATTGTGGCTCATCTATCCAGAGATATTGTGAAGCAGCTCTGCATGGAGCAAAGATTGCCAAAGTATCAAAAGATGAAATAGAAAATTTTGTTTCGATAATTTTCGACGAAAAATAATGCGTAGAGAGCCCAAATATTTATACCTCCTTTTATTAAAAGAGAAGAAATTTATCAATCTTCGTAAAATAATGGTGTATTATAATAAGTATAATGATTTGCTAAATTTAGCGAATGGCACAGATATGCCCGAAAATATAAAAGAGCAGTTACCGCCATTAAAAATGCCCAAATATCTTGAATGGGTTAAAAAATACATTATAAGGGATAAGACATGAGCAAAATTCTTATAAGCGGCTCTTGCGGATTTATTTTTTCAAATGTTGTGTTGTATTTTCTGCAACACACTACAGATGAAATAGTGAGTATCGACAAATTGACATATGCGGGGTCATTATTGAATGTTCCGCAGGTTAAGAGACATAAGTTATACATTGGAGATGTGTGTGACTATGATTTGGTTAAAAAAATATTCGAAATAGAAAAGCCAGATATAGTTATACACGCAGCGGCAGAGAGCCACGTAGATAATTCTATCTTAGGATCAAAAGTCTTTGTAAACACCAATGTTGTCGGAACGCATAGCATGTTAGAGGCTGCACTTAAAGCGCATACGCCACAGAAGTTTATTAACATTAGTACTGATGAGATATATGGAAGTGTTGAGGCAGGACATTCCAAAGAAAATGATCAAATAAAGCCAAGAAGTCCTTATTCAAGCACTAAGGCTTCAGCAGACTTGTTAGGACAGTCATATTTCACAACCTATGGTCTTCCAGTTATAACCACAAGGTGTAGTAATAATTATGGCCCAAGGCAACATATAGAAAAATTCATTCCAAAAGCTATCGCAAATATAATGAAAGGGGAAAAAATACCGCTATATGGAGATGGTAAGAATAAAAGAGAGTGGATATATGTAAAAGACCATTTTAGGGCGTTGCAATCTATTATTGAAAAAGGAATACCCGGGGAGGCCTATAATATTAGCTCGGGGGCAGAAAAAGAAAACATAGAGGTATTGAAGACTATATTGACTATAATGAACGCCGACGAAAGTTTTATTGAATATGTTAAAGATAGGCCAGGACATGACACAAGATATTCGGTTGATTGCACAAAATTAAAAAATTTAGATTGGAAGCCGCAATATAGTTTTGAAGATGCTATCGCTCATACAATAATGTGGTATCGTTCCAATGGCAGTTGGTTTATAAAAAAATGAAGTGTTTGTTAACAGGAGCCAGTGGAAATTTAGGCAAAGAACTCCAAAAAGTTGGCGAAGAATTCGGTATTGAGTATTTTCCAATGGCTGGCAGGGTTGAGTGTAATATAAGCGATACTCATTCTATAGTTGAGTATTGTTGTAAGCATGCAAATGAGTTGCGTGATATACAAAAAATAATACATTGTGCGGCCTACACCAATGTTGCCGGGGCAGAAATAAATAAAAAACAAGCAATAGAGACCAATATTATTGGCACTAAAAATATTATTAGCGAAATGTGCGACTGTAGTGCGTCTATAACTTACATTTCCACAGATTACGTTTATGAGGGAAAGGCGGGAAATTATAAAGAGACAGATATTACATGTCCGGTTAATTTTTATTCATTTACGAAACTTGCTGGGGAAGCATACATTGGAACAAAGGATTTGATTATTAGAACAAGTTTTAAGCCATCTGTTTGGCAATACCAAAAGGCTTTTTCAGATATATATACTTCGGCAGATTATATTGATATTATTGCAAGAAAAATAAGCTTTCTTATAAAAAATGATGCTTTTGGAGTGTATAATGTAGGCACAAAGCGAAAATCTATTTTTGAGCTGGCAAAGCGTAGGAACGAAAATGTTCAGCCGATGTCAAAAAATGAGATAAAAAATGTCATACTGCCATCCGATATATCAATGAATGTAGAGAAATTTGAATCATTTTTTAAAAAACATAATGGAGAATAATATGGAAGAAAATACTAACAAAGTTGTGGTGATAGATAATAATGGTGACGCAACAAATATAAATACGAACGAAGAAATCACAAAGAAAAACGAAGAATTCGAAAAATTACTTAAGGAGAAGAAAATCAGGGTTAAAAAATCCAAGATGGAGGAAGAGATGATTGAATTAGTAGAACAGGCAGACAGAAGCGTGAATATTGGGGTTGTTGGCGTAGGACAATGCGGGTCCAAGATTGCTGAAGAGTTTTATGCTAGAGGATATAATGTTTTGGCCGTTAATACAGCTGTGCAGGATTTAAAATGTATAAATATACCGGAAAAACAAAAATTATTTTTAGATTATGCATTGGGTGGCGCGGCGAAAGATTTGGAAACTGGAAGGGCCGCAGCGGAAGAATATTCAAAAACCATAGAAGGCGTTCTGAATGATAATTTTTCAGATAGCACAATCTTGATGTTAGCGATTGCCGGTGGTGGTGGCACCGGTAGTGGTTCTGCAGAAACTATGGTAAATTTAATGTCTCAAATGGGCAAGCCTCTTTCGGTTTTATATGTTCTTCCTATGGCCAGTGAAGATGCGTTAGCCAAGCATAATGCTATACAAACTCTTTCAAAGTTGGCGCAATTAGCCAAGAACGATGTTATCAATTCGCTAATTGTTGTGGATAACGCCAAGATAGAGCTTATGTTTTCCGGGCTCTCGATGAGCGAATTTTGGAAGGTTGCCAACAAATCTATAGTAGAACCACTGCACTTGTTTAATCAACTTTCCGTTAATCCATCACAATATACCTCATTGGATCCTATGGATTTTTCGAAATTATTTATAGGAACTGGAGACTGTGCTCTTTATGGTATGATGGAACTAACAAACTATATGGAAGATTCTGCGATAGCGGAAGCAATGATTACTACGCTAGAAAGCGGTCTCTTATCAGGTGATTTTGACTTATCACAAACGCGGTCGGCAGGGGTTATTGTTACGGGAACAAAGAAGGTATTACAAAAGGTTCCAGCAACGAATATTGAATACGGATTCAGTATGATAAGTAAATTGTGTAATGATTCTGTTAGAGTGTTTAGAGGAGTATACGAGGTTTCTGGGAATGATGATGTGTTGAGAGTGTATAGTTTCTTCAGTGGGTTGGGTCTGCCAGAAGCACGTATATCTGAGTTAAAAGAAGAATCAGACAAACATATGGAGGCATTAAAAACCAAAGAAGATGGTCGTGCCACCTCAATGAATATAGACATGGGAAAGACGCAAACAACTAGTGCTACTGATGCATTGTATAAGAAAATTACTAGTAAAAATTCGGCCATGGGAAAATTAACAAAGCGAATTGTAGACAAGAGGAGAAAGTAATATGCTAGAAAAATTCATTAGTGCAATTAAGTTTAAAATATTATCGTATCAGACATCTCACGCGAGAGCAAATGGTTTTGGGTGTGGTAGCAGCATCACAAAATTGGCACATAAATTAGAATCAGCGCTTTGGGGAAATAGAAAAGACACAGATAGGACCCGCGAAGATGATATCGAAGCAGATGAATTTGTAGAAATGGACCCAATAAGCCCCCGTGATGTTAGGAGAAAACCAAGGCTTAAAAATATACTCAATAAATAATTATATGATTAAAATAATAATTGATAATGTTTTTTGTCAGATTGCTGATATTGACAATGTCGATATCATTAAACACCTAGACTCAATATTAAGTTATTGGGTGTTGGGTCACGAATATACTAAAGCATTTCGTAAGGGGTGGTGGGACAACAAAGCAGGAAAATGGAATCGTTGGGATGGCAAGCGCCATCTTCTTACAGATAAATTAAAATTTCATACAGGGCTATTAAATAAAGTCAAAATTATTCTAAAAAATGAAGGCGTGGCTTTTGAGGAAATAGACAATAGGAAACAGATTCTATTTAATGACCCGATAGTCATACAAAATATCGAAATAAGAGAATATCAAACAAGAGTTTTAGAAGTTGCTCTTCGTGAAAAAGGTGGAATAATCCAAGCGGCCACGGGCTCAGGGAAGTCTGTTATGATAGCCCAACTTATAGCCAATATGAATGTCAAAACTATGATTTATGTTACTGGTATAGATCTTCTGTATCAAATGCACGAGATGTTTGAAAAAGTTTTAAAAATGAAAATTGGAATTATTGGTGACGGGCAAGCAGATGTGAAGCGAATCAATATATGCACCGTGTGGACAGCATCTGCCGTATTGGGGAAAAAGTATGTTCCCATGGACGACGAGGATTATTCTAGAAAAGAAGACGTAAAGTCTATTAATAAAAACAGAATAGTAAAGGCAATTAAAGAGGCAGAGTTGGCAATATTTGATGAGTGTCATATGCTTGCCACAGATACATTACAACTGATAAACAATACAAGTTGCTCGGCCAGATACAAATATGGGTTTTCTGGCACCCCCTGGAGAGATGATAACGCCGACTTATTATTAGAATCTGTTTGTGGGAAAACTATAATAGAAATAACAGCATCAGAGCTTATAAAAGACAATTATTTAGTGGCACCCACAATTTATTTTGTTGATGTTCCTAAAAAAGACAATATTTCAGACCAATACCAATCTATATATAAAGAATACATAGTAGAAAATGAAGTTAGAAACGACAAAATTATTAAATCGGCTATTAAGTTGGTTGATGCCGGAAGAAAAGTATTAATTCTTGTTAAAAATATAAAGCATGGCGATATATTATTAGAACAATTGGAGGATAAGTATGTAACTTATTTTGCCAAAGGAGATGTAGAGTCTTCCGAACGAAATAGGATTCGTAAAGATTTTATAAAAGGCGACATACAAATAATCATAGCAAGTGTGATATTTGACCAAGGAATCGACTTGCCGATTCTGGACGCATTGATATTGGCTGGGTCAGGAAAATCGTCAGGTCGGGCCTTACAGCGTCTTGGGAGAGTAATTAGACCATTCCCAAACAAGAAGGATGCAATCGTAGTAGATTTTATCGATAATGCTAAATATTTATTAAATCATACGGCCGAAAGAATTAAGATATATAGAACGGAATCTGGGTTTAAGATAAAACTCCCAGAGAGACCCAAAGAAAAAGAAATTCCTAAGAAATCAACTAAATCTAAAAAAATTGCAACAGACAGTTCTTCTTGGTAAGTAATTTTATCTCCCAAAAGTGTAATATTTAAACTGAGGAGACAAAGATGAAAAAGACCAGGAAAAAGCCAAGTGCCTGTGCGCAAACAGTTCTCGGGACAAAATGTCTCGGCAAATATAATCTGTCTTTTGACGGAATAATCCCAATTTTTATATGCGATACTTGCGGTCATAAAGACACAACATGGAAAAAATTCTATGAGGAATATCTAGAATTATATAAAACAAAAGAAAATTGGAATAATCCTAAGAATACAGTTAGTTGTATCTTAGGAATTTTTTGTTTTTGTTATAAAGAATTTTATAAAATCGACTATACATTTATTCCAAAAAGTCCAAATCCATACAGTATAAAAGAATGCAGGGATGCTTGGATTCTTCTTGCCGCATTTGACAATAATATACACGATGTAAGAAAATATATAATTTGGATATTTGGCAAAGGAATTAGTAAGAGCACAACAATTACTAATTTCGGATACATTCTAACTCCCGCGCTTATACAAAAGTACAAAATATATTGTGCAAAAAAGCATATCTTAACTAGAGCCTCAAAACTACCAGAAAATTTTATAAAGCATTGTGAAACTAATTTTCCAGACATTTTTAAATCCATGGAGCTGGGAACAATGAATGATTTGGGAGCCTTGTTAAATCATGTGAAATATTATGATAAAAATATCAAAGATGATGGCCTGGAAAGAAAAGTCTTAGATGTCGCATCTCAAATGGGATTAATAACAAATGGCAAATTAAATATAGGAGAAAATTAAATGAAAAATCTAATAGGTAATATGATAGAAGTTCATTTAAAATCATCTGATAAAGACGAGTCATCGATTTATGGAATTCTCATAGAAGTAACTGAAGGAGAATTATACGTACAGAACTCTGAAACAACATATATATGGGTTATTCCAAGGGACAATGTAAAATATTGTACAATATCATCATTGCCTTTAGAAAATAAAATCATATCCAAGCATGAAAATAGACAAGAAAAACAGCCACTGGGGCCTACCCCACAACCACCAAAGAATCAACTTTCTCATGACAATATATTAAATATTTTTGTAAATAATGACAAGATAACTTCTATATTTCTTCCGCCCTCATTGGATATCTCTGTATGGAATGACACTATAGCAAATATACTGGCTTCCAACATTGATGTAAAGAACGCATTGACGAATAGAACACAAAAATCTATTGATTATTATCCAGGAGAAGTGTATATAAATACTGATGAAGTTGTGGAGACTGCGCAAAATACATTTTCTATGAATGATTTTATGTCAAAAGAACTGTCTCCATCCGAACTAATAACAAGGGTTCAGGGTTTTAAAAAGAAAGAATAGCGAATGATTAATCAAAAGAAAAAAGAATACATAAAGGGCAAGATTAGCACAATGCATGGGTGTACTGGCCCATGCATTGAGTGTACAAAAAAATTTAGCTATATAGATATTATGGAGTCATCAAATATACCGGTTGGATACTGGCTATTAAACTTCAAAGATTTTCATAATACGGCAACCATCAAAGATTTGGTTAAGGATTATGCTGATAATTTAAATAAGAATTACTACGAAGGCAAGTCTATATGTTTTGCAGGAACGCAGGGAACAGGCAAGACTATGGCATCAATCATAATCTTAAAAAGGGCCATCAAAAATAATTTTTCTGTGTTATATTGTACCGCCGCAGACTTGTTTAACGAAATAATGAATTCGAAATATGATATTAGAGAGAAATCAAAAAATGTAGATTTTTTGGTTATAGACGAGCTAGACTCGCGTTTTTTTATAAGTGACCATGTAAAAGAACTTTTTAGCGGAATATATGAAAATGTGTTTAGACACAGATCACACAATATGTTGCCTACGATTATTTGTTCCAACGAAACAGACGGGCTCACCAACATGTTTTATGGGCCATGTATTCAGAGCATAGAATCATTAAATAACCAATACTTAACAGTATATCCGATTATCGGTACGGACTTTAGAAAGAGCAAGGGCTAACAACATGCATACAAGTTTGAATCTAGACAAAATTATATTATCGTATGCGGTGCACAACAAACAATTCGCAATGGATTTATCCAATTCTGTAAATTATGAATATTTTCATATAGACATACAGTGGCTGTATATCGCAATAATGGACTATTTTAATAATCCAAAATTTAAAGAATTGCCAACATTATCTATAATCTCGGAATACTTAGAAAAAAAATATTCACAGGAAAGTTTTATAAAGGCCGGAAAAGAACTCTTTGAAAACATTCTTGCGTTAGAAACAAATGAGTCGGAATTTAAATGGTATTTGGAAAAGTTAAAAACAAGATTCAACGACCAGGTCCAAAGATCATGTGTGTCCAATGCTATAAAGTTAATAAGAGACGGAGAAAATGACGATAATAGAATAGAAAAAGTAAATCAAATAATAAAAGACGCAGTTGTAACTATCGACTCTATTAATAAGTCAAAAACTTACCAAGAAGGGTCATTAGATGCTAGTGCTAGAACCAGACTTCAAAAATATAAGGAGATAGAGGCGAATCCAGAAACGGCAAGAGGAATTTATAGTGGATTTTCAGAATTAGACCGTATAACTAATGGGATGCATCCCGGAGAATTACTTATAATTGGTGGAGCCACTAGTTCCGGAAAATCTGTGGTTATGATGAATATGGCAATAAACGCGTATCTTGGAAAACAGAATCCTATGGAAATGCCGCCAGATGAATTAGTAAAAGGGCACAATGTTTTGTTTTTTACATTAGAAATGCCAAAAGACGGTCTGGAAAGAAGAATAGATTCGTGTCTAGCACAAGTTTTATATCGAGAAATACGAGACGGAAAATTAAGCTCCGAAGATAAGGAAAAATATTTTAAAGCATTGAGGTTTCAGGCAAAATATAATAAAAAATTTCATATAATTGATATGCCCCGTGGAATAACGGTAAGGGAAATAGAATTAAAATACTTGGAAATGAAAGCGTCAACTGGTATTAATTTTGACATTGTTGTTGTCGATTATATAGGTATTATGAAATCAAGCTCAGAGCAAACTTCTGACTGGCTAGCATTAGGGAATATAGCAGAAGAGTTGCATGAATTCGCCAGAGTATACCAAATTCCAGTAATAACAGCAACGCAAGTAAATAGACCAAAAGACCCCTCGAAGCAACAATATTCTACTGACAGAGTTGCGAGAAGTGATATGATACCTCAAAATGCAAATATTATATTGCAAATAGGCAACAGGGGAGACGACGAATATACTAGATTAGATATGCCCATTTATATAACCAAAATGAGAGATGGAGAAAAAGGCTCTTTTACGCTAATGAAAGACTTTGCAAAAATGCGTGTCGTGGATATGGTTGACGCGACCTTTACCGAAGAAACCGGTGGTGACAATGAACTTATGTAAGGTCGGAGAACTAATAAGAATAGAGTGGAACAAGGACAGCGGAGAGGTAAGGGTTGTGATAGATATTACCGACCCAGCCTTTAAATCCAAGATATTGCACAACGAAGATTTTAAAGAATTTTTAACTATAAAAGGAAGTGATGCTATGATAGTAGCATCAAAATACGGAGTCTAAAATATGCCACTTTTTTTATTTAAATGCCCCAAGTGTCTTAGTGTAATTGAAAAATTAGTAACTAGCGGAAAGGACCATGATATTTTGTGTGATGAGTGTGGAGAAAAATGTGAAAAAGAAATATCTGTGTGTTTTGGCAGAACTAGTCTAGATGCGAAAACTCTATACAATGAGAAAATCTTACCAGATGCAAAAAGGATAAATGACCAAATAGCAGGCGGAAACGACGATGTGTTTTTTGACATTTGTGGAGAATAATTGTATATTTTTATTATAAATGGGTGTATTATTAATAGTATGCAGTTCTGTAATTCTAAAAATCTACCGGAGGCCTAAATGAACGAATCCAATAATATTTTCTCTGATATTGAAAAGTACTTGGAAAAATTAGATACAACCGAATGGAGCGGAACTATAAAGGAATATATACCTATGGTTCAGCAGAATTCTAAATTGTCGCAACTGGCGCATGCTCGTGTGTTGGAAATGATAGAGAGTGCGGGAGTAGAGTTTGAAGAAAAAGATAAGAATAAACAATTCCCAAAATATAATTTTTTCAAAAAAGACTTGTTTGGCGTGGATGACGCTCTTCATAAAATTGTCAAATATTTGAAAGCAGCGGCCTCTGGTTCACAAGTCGGTCGTAGAATTCTATTATTGTACGGACCAACTTCTTCGGGAAAGAGCCAATTGGCATCATTATTAAAGAATGGATTAGAAGAATATTCTCGTACAGAAAATGGAGCCCTATATTCTATTTCTGATTGCCCAATTCATGAGAATCCTCTAAATGCGGTGCCATATCCTTTGAGGAAAAAATTCAGAGACGATTATGGGATTAAGATAGATCCTTTGGCCAGATTGTGCCCATTATGCCAGTTCAATCTCGCTGACAAATATAAAAACGATTGGTTAAGCATGCCCGTTAAGAGGATATTTGTTAGTGAATCTAGCAGAGTGGGAATAGGAACATTTCTTCCTGGAGATACTAAAAACCAATCAATTACAGAATTGGTAGGCTCGGTAGATTTTAGTAAGCTGGGAGATTTTGGAGTAGAATCAGATCCTCGGGCCTATAAGTTTGATGGTGAACTAAATGTCGCTAATCGTGGAATTATGGAAATGATAGAGATGTTAAAGGTGGATCCAAAATTCCTTTATGTGCTATTAACCTTGGCCCAAGAGAAGACAATAAAAACAGAAAGGTTTCCTCTTATTTATGCTGATGAGTTTATTATTGCACACACCAATGAAACGGAATATCGCAGGTTCCTGGCAGACCAGAAATTAGAGGCGCTACATGACAGAATTATTGTTTGTAAGTGTCCCTATAATATGATTCTTAATGATGAAGTTAAAATTTATGACAAATTGGTATCCGAGGCAGACTTTGGCGGCATTCATATTGCTCCATTGACCTTGAAAGTTGCGTCTATGTTTGCTGTGCTAAGCCGATTGGAAGCAGGAAAGGACCAGAATCTTACACTGCTGAAAAAAATGCAACTATACAATGGACAAGATGTAGAGGGCTTTACTGCCGAAGACGTTAAAGATATAAAGGAAGAGACAGAGCGAGAAGGAATGATTGGCATATCTCCTAGATATATATTTAATTGTATTGCAGATTGTTTTACCAAATATGATTTGCGTTGCATTACTCCCATCGATGTACTACGTTCAATTAAAGAAAATTTTGAAAGCAATGCTAAATTAACCAAAGAAGACATCGCTAAGTACGATGACTTGCTTACTGTGGTCGTAGAAGAATATACTAAGATGGCCAAATCAGAAGTACAAAAGGCTTTCTTCTTAAATTTTGAGGGAGAGATTAAAAATCTTTTAAACAATTATATCGATAATGTGGGGGCCTATTTGGATGATACAAGCGTCGAAGACGAATTTGGCGATCATCATGAGCCAGACAAATATCTTATGCGAAATATAGAAGAAAAAGTTGGGGTAAGTGAAAGCGCTAAGGATAGTTTTCGTCAAGAAGTATATCGAAAAGTAATAAAGACCAAAGACGAGAAGGGAGAATTCGACTATAAGTCGCATGCTAAATTGCGGGAAGCATTAGAGAAGCAGCTTTTCGACGAGAGGTCGGATGTAATTCGATTGACCGTGTCTACGCGAAATCCTGATCCGGAAGCCCTTCAAAAATTAAATAGCGTTATTGATACCCTGGTCAAGTTCCATGGATATACACCTGAATCAGCTAATCAATTATTGCGGTACGTATCATCTCTAATGTCAAGGACAACATAAATAGGATATTTTAAATTTCACCTGATACAGGAAAATAAAAATCTATCAGGTGAAATTTCATAAAGTCTAACGAAAACAAGACATTAGAGTATAAAATAAATTTAAAAAAATCTATCAATAATTTTGTATATGGTATGAGGCTGAAACGATGGTAACAGGTGAAACGAAAATGAGAAAGAAGGCTAATTATAAGCTTACTATGGAGCAAAAAAAAGAAATCTGGAAGCTCTATAATGATGGATTTACTCCTTCTGATATAGCTGGCAAATTTGGTATATCTCGTGTTACGGTCTATAGAATAGGAATTAATAACAAATATGCCTCTGGTAAGTCATAAGCACATTTATTGGGAGTGTTGTGGGTGAGCAGGAAAATAACAATAGAGATTTTAAAAGAATATGCTAAAAGTCATGACGGATATTGTTTGTCAGAAGAGTATATCAACCCCAAAATTTCTATAAAATGGAAATGCTCAAACGGACATATTTGGGAAGCACCATGGAAAGGCATGTATGACGGAAGATGGTGTTGGCAATGCCATATTGAAAGTTTAAGACTTGGTATAGAAATTGCAAAACAAATTGCTACCGAAAGGGGTGGAAAATGTCTGTCAGAAAAATACGACAACTGGCATACCAAATTAGAATGGCAGTGTGATAAAGGGCATCGCTGGAGCGCTTGTTTAGATAATATAAAAAATCAATTACAATGGTGCCCAGAATGTGCTTTAGATAAAACAAGACTTTCTATTGAAGATTGTCGCAAAGCAGCATCAAAATTTGGCGGAAAATGCTTGTCAACAGAATATAAAAATGCCAAAAGCATCATAGAATTAGAATGCAAAAATGGACACAGATGGAAAACAGTGGCAAGTATTATATTACATCAAAACAAATGGTGCCCCAGATGTAGAGACAAATCACAAAATGTATTGGCCGAAAATATTAAAAAACTTTATACTGGATTTTCTATTGAACAAAAATATCGTGGATTTGTTTGGTTAAACACAGATGACGGCGGAAGACAGGAGATAGATATATTTATATTTGGATTAAAAATTGCAATAGAATACGATGGCCAAGGACATTTTTACCCAGTTAATTTTGGTGGCTGTGGCGCCAAAACCGCAGAGAAAATATTTGAAAAAACAAAAAAGCTAGATGACATTAAAGATGATAAAATATCACAACACAATGACGATATAAAGTATTTTATACGATTTTCGTATCTGGATGATATTTATGATATTGGCGCAATTAGACAAAAATTAATTGATAATAATATTCCTATAGGAGATGAAAATGTCTGATTCTTTATTGGATATCTGGAGAATGAGACGTCGTGGTGCTAGAGACGGCCAACGTCATGCTGAAAGAATTAAGAAGGCCATCAAAGAAAACTTGAGAGATTTGGTTACCGATGCCTCCATCATATCTTCTGACGGCAATAAGAAAATCAAGATACCAATTAGATATCTTGATAGCTATAGGTTTAGGCACGGCGAGAATAAGAATCAAGAAGGCGTTGGTCAAGGTGACCACAAGCATAAACCAGGCGACGCAATTGCGCATGACGGCACTGGAAAACAAGGTCACGGGGATAAAGCTGGCGACAATAAAGGCGAAGAAATATACGAAGAAGAAATTACTATAGCAGAAATCATAGACATGATGTTAGAAGATTTAAATCTTCCTTGGTTGGAACAAAAAGACAGCGCCATAGAAGTAGAGACAGAAAATGTAAAATTTACTGATATATCCAATGTGGGCCCGCTATCAAATGTAGATAAGAAGAAGACCGTATATGAAAATATGAAGCGTAATGCAAAGATGGGGAGTCCTAGGATACATAAAATCAATCCTGATGACTTAAGATATAAAACCTGGGAAGTGGAAAAGGAATACCACTCAAACGCCGCGGTCTATTTTTTGATGGATCGTTCGGGCAGCATGGATGACGATAAGAAATATTTATGCAAGAGCTTCTTTTTTTGGCTAGCTCATTTTTGCAAAACCAAATATAGTTATGTCGAGCTTGTTTTCGTTGCCCATGATACAGAAGCTGCCATAGTCCCAGAAAAAGATTTTTTTAAAATCTCAAATAGCGGAGGAACTTTGTGTAGTTCTGCGTATCAGTTGGCTTTAGAGGACATTCAGGCCAACCATCCTCCTGCGGCATGGAATAATTATGTTTTTGCATTTAGTGATGGAGATAATTGGAGTATTGATAACGAAAAGTGTATAAATATAGTAACGGAGCTTTTAGATGTGTGCACTGCTGTTGGATACGGAGAAATAGACACCAGCAGTTTTTATAATAGCTCTGGTAATTCTTTTTCATGGTCCACATTGCATACAGAATTCAAAAAACACATCAAACATCCGAGATTTATTACAGCAGCGATACAAAAGAAAGAAGACATTTATTCGTGTCTGCGACAATTTTTAGGGATAGAAAATAAGGAACAGCCATGAGACTAACAGACTTAGAATTATACCGATGGCGGTGGTTTCACAACATATATATGAAAGCAAAATCCAGACAGATTGCTGCTTCTCACTATACTAAGCCTGTGTATTGGACACAAGTCGGGGCCTTTGTTTCCACTTTACCAAGACAAAGTGGAAAAACAACAATGCTGTCTCTTCTGATAGAAGATTTTATTTTAAAGGGCGAAGATTATATATTAGTAACACACAACTTACACATGAAAAACAACATCTCGACCAATTTTTTAATTCCTAATAATAAAATTTGTGTTGTTAGTAGTGATGCCAATGAACTAATGTTTTATATGGGTTATAATAAAATAATCACAAACGGTTGCCATCTCTTGATTGACGAATATCAATTAATTGACAATAACGTTTTGATGGGTGTGCTGAATTTTGATTGGAAAACTGTGACTATGGTAGGAACCGTGAGGTAAAAACTATGGGCCAAGAATATGTTATGAATGCTATTTCTGAAATCGAAACATTGGCAAGAAAAGAGGGCTTAGATTTTTTTCCGACAATTTTTGAACTTGTTGACAAAAATATTATGCTAGAAGGGTGTTCATATGGTCTTCCGGTGCGCGCACGACATTGGAGTTATGGAAGAAGCTATCAACACCAACGGCTGTACGGAGAGATGGGTTTTAGCAAAGTTTATGAAATTGTTTTCAATAATGATCCATCCTATGCCTTTCTTTTAAATACCAATCCAGATATTATAAACATTATGGTCGGAGCTCATGTCTTTGGCCATGTGCATTTTTTCAAACACAATGTAATGTTTAAAGGTTCAGATAGAAGCATGATATACAGGGCCGCCGAACGTGCAACTCGAGTCGATAATTATATAGAAAAATATGGATTAGAAAAAGTAGAACACATTATGGATATAGGGTTTGCGTTAGACAACCATATTGATTGGCACAAAGGCCTTTTTAGAGAAAAATATGCAGGAAAACAAATAGTAGAGCGAATAAGTCAAAAAGGCGAATTTGATGATTTGATAAACAAGAAAAAAACCAGAAGCATACAAAAGGGAGTTATTGGAAATAAGCTTCCTCCACATCCAGAAAAAGATATTTTGTGGTTCCTAATAAATTACGCACCATTAGAAAACTGGGAAAGAGATATATTCTCTATGATTAGAGAGGAATCATATTATTTTTATCCAATAGTAGTTACAAAAATTATGAATGAGGGGTTTGCATCATTCTGGCATGCAGAATTAATGTATAAATATTCCAACTTAAGCGAGCAAGAGTATTTAGATTTTGCAAAAACTCACGCGGGTGTAATAAACCCAGGAAATACATTTAATATAAATCCTTATTATTTGGGGTTTAAAATTTTTACAGATATTAGAGAAAGATGGGATAAACTGCATTCAGAAGGTAAATCTTCTATAAATGGAATACAAAAGGTAATAGAAGTTGCGGCAGGAGAAGATGACGCATCTTTCTTGAGAAACTATCTTACCGTTGAGTTGGCCGAAAAAATTGGATTGTTTAATTACGGATACAGGCTTAAACGAAACCCAGAAGACAAACAACTAACCGAAGAGCATGGCATTATTGAATTAAAAGATAGAGATTTAAATAAAATTATCGACAATATTATTCGACCGACCAATAATTATGGAGCTCCTTTGATTACTATAGACCAAGTGGATGGAGATACATTAATATTGAGGCACAGAGACAACGAGACACTAGACGAAAAATATATGGAAAAAACTATGGAATATTTGTTTAATGTTTGGGGCGGGCCAATAGAATTAAAAACCATGAGCAATGGAAAATATATTACATATGATTTTGATGAAAGTGGATTTGATTTAACATAAAGGAGCAGAAAATGGGAAGCTTGATTGTAGACAGAAATTCTCCAGCTAAAGGAACGCCAGCAGTTGACTTGCACGAATTGCAGAAAAGATTAAAATCTATAGTCAAAGAAGAGGACATCGAGGTTATAAAATTAGCGATTCGCACTATGTTAGACGAGATAGTGGACGGAACAAGATAAAGGAAATACGATGTATAAAATAGGCATAATTGGACATAGCCCTGAAAATTTTTCTATTCCTTCAAAAGAAACAGTTAAAAATATGATTAATGACACTATTAGTCTATTAGCAAGCCAATATAATACGGATGTAATTTTTAATATAATTGGAGAAATTGGGGTTGGTCTTTGGGCGGTAGAAGAAGTGCTTAATATAAAGGGCGCTCATAAATATCATATATATTTACCCTTTACTCAAGAAATAACATCAGAAGATTGGTATGATGAGCAAAAAGAATTGCTGAAGAAGGGATGTGATAACGCCAGATCTATAACCATATGTAACTCTAAAAAAACTCCACAAGACGAACAGCCGTATAGGCCACTTATTCAAGATTCAAACTTCATTATATATTTTTGGAATGGCAAAAAACAAGGAAAAACCTTCGACGCAATCAAATATGCGCTTGAAACAAACAAAATGGCACTCAACGCACTAAATGACCTGAAGTTAATAACCAATAAAAATATCTAAAATCCTACCACAAAAATCCCACAAAAACATATATTAGATTTTTATAATTTTATGACCTATAGGTGTATTATTGTAAATAGACGGGAAAAATGACTAAATTTATAACAAACAAAGAAATAATAAAAATATTTGAGCAGATAGACTCTCAAAAACATATTAATGTGGAAAGTGTTACACAATTACAGAACAATATAGTTAACAAACTGTCATTTTTGGTTTATAATACTGTCAAGCCATATAGGAAATTTACAAATTATGAGGATTTGGTACAAGAAGGATTTATAGGGCTTATCAGGGCCGTAAGAAAATTTGATTATAGACTATTTCCTAATTTTTTTATTTATTCTGAAAGATGGATAAGGCACAGTGTTAAGCGTGCGGCAAGCAAATTTGATATAGTATATTGCCCGAATAGAAAGAGAGTTGTTTATACAGGATTATCAGAATTTAATGAAGAGGTAATTAATACCACGCCTGAGGATGATTATATATCCAAAGAATCATATCAAAAAATAAACAATGTTTTAAATGAACTTCCCGAAAGAGACAGGGAAATTATAGAAAAAATGTTTGGTTTTGGGCTATCAGACCAACAAACATTAAGGTCGGTAGGAAATAGTTGTAATTTAACCCACGAGCGCGTAAGACAGATAAAAAACCAAGTAATATCAAAGCTTAAGAAGAATAAAATAATGGATGATTTATACTAATATATTTTATTATAGGTGTATGTTAGTATTTTTGTCTTAGAAATGGAGACATTTATTAATGAGATTAAATAAAAAGTACTTTTTGAACCCAGCACATTTAGAAATAGCAAAGGCACGTTATTTTTTAAAAGATAAAGATGGAAAATTAATAGAAAATGACATAGATGACGTGTTCGAGAGAGAAACCAAACATATATTTCAGAATGATACAGAAGAAAATAGACAAAAAGCATTAAAATATAGGCGCGAAAAGAAGATCGTTCCTGCCGGCCGAATGTTGGCGCAAGCAGGAACAGATGTTAAAAATTTGTGTAATTGCTTTTTGATCGGTTTCGATGACGATACTCGTGAGGCAATTTCTGAACTAAAACGCAAGCATTTTCATATTCAGGCTCACGGTGGTGGCACTGGCCTAAATTTTTCAACACTTCGGCCTCATGGCAGTGTTTGTAAAACAAATCAAAGCAGATCTTCAGGGGCAGTAGGGTTTATCGGAGATTTCTCTTATCAAAGCTCTAATATTGAGCAAGGAGGTAATCGTTCCGGAGCAAATCTCGGATTGCTGGAAGATTGGCACCCAGACCTATTAGAATTTATAACGAAGAAAAGCAATAGTAATTGGGAAAATATAAAAAAATTCGCTACAATAAATGACAAGAAAGAATTCGAATCCTTTCAGTGGAATAATCCGCATCAATGGCAGATGTTCAATGTAAGTGTGTTGCTTTCTAATGATTTCATGAATAGAGTCGTTGACAATGACGAAACACCATGGATTTTGAAATGGGACGGATCAGAGTGGCATTTGTGGGAGTTTGATTTATGTGGCAAAACCATTAAGGTCACAGCACCAGATAAAAATATGGCTTTCTATAAAGCATCTTGCACCATTCCTTATTTTAATAATCAAAATCTAAAGCTAGTAAAAGGTCCATATGACGTATCTGCGTCAGAATGGTTTGACATCATTTGTAGGAACGCATGGGATGATGGATGTCCCGGAATTATGTTTATAGATGTGGCCCGCAAGTTTCACAACGGGGAGTATTTCAATTCTATTTGTGGAGCAAACCCATGTGGCGAAATTCTTCTTCCTAAAAATAGTGTGTGTTGCTTGTGTTCGATTTGTTTGCCGTCTTTCTTTAAAAATGGCAAATTTGATTGGGAGGACTTTAAAGAAGCAATCAGAATAGCAATTAGAGGGCTGGACAATATTATTGATATCACCAAGATAGGCGAAGAAGATATAGATGCCAATACCGTAAGAGAAAGGCGTATTGGGCTCGGCACAACTGGAATAGCAGAATTGCTAATACTAGAAAAGAAAAAATATTCCAGTGAAGAAGGAAGAGAGTACACTGCAAAAATTCTTGAGGTATTGAGGGACACATCATACGAGGCTAGTATAGAACTAGCCAAAGAAAGAGGGCCTTTTCCAGCATTTGATTTTGAAGGATTCTCTAAATCAGAATTTTTTAAGACATTACCAGAAGAAATACAAAATAATATAAAGATACATGGAATACGCAATGTTAATTTAAATACTCAACAGCCCACTGGAACTACCGGAACCATGCTGGGGTTTTCACAGGGTTGTGAGCCCTATTACTCAATGTGTTTTACCAGAAACTCAAGGGTGGGTTCTTTTTTTGACGGGTCGCCAGCATTTTCTAGGTGGTTAAAAAAGAATAAAATTGACTACTCAAAATACAAACTATCACTACAAGAGTTGAAAAAGGACACAAGTGTTCCAGAATATTTTGAAGAATCTCACGAGATATCATGGATGGATCATATTAAAATGCAAGCAGTGTTTGCAAAATATATTGATCAAGGTATTTCAAAAACCATCAACCTTCCCAATTCTGCTACTGTAGAAGACGTAAAAAATGCATACACAGAAACATATAAATTGGGCATTAAGAGTGTCACTGTATATAGAGATGGGTGCAAGCAACAGATATTGGAGAACGGAAGCAAGATAGAAGACAAAAGGCCAGAGCGAATAATGATGGCATCATCTCCAAAACGGCCAACAGAACTTCCATGTGACATCCACAATACAGTTGTTCGAGGAGAAAAATGGACTGTGTTGGTGGGGTTACTCGATGGCAAACCATATGAGGTTTTTGCTGCGCCACAAGAATCATTTGAATTATCCTCAAAATATAAGAAAGGCACAATTGTTAAAAATGGTGACGGAGCCTATCACCTTGATATGTGCGACTTTAAGATAAAGAATATTTCTAAATATATTCAAAGTGACGAACATCGAATAATCACACGCCTAATATCTACGTGTTTGAGGCACGGAGTCCCAATGTCATTCATAACGGACCAATTAACAAAGGTTGATGGAACTGTGGTGGATTTCAGCAAGGCCATTTTAAGAGTACTTTATAAGTATATTGAGGATGAAACAATAGTAACAGAAAATAAAGAGAAAGTGTGTTCAAACTGTGGCAGCACTAATATCAAGTTTTCAAATGGATGCTATGAATGTCTGGATTGTAATTACAGTAAATGCGGTTAAATATAAGATTTTTCATGACTTTTGGTGTAATATAATAATATGCAGAAAATTATTTTGTGCAATTTATCAGACAGTGTCAGCGTTCTCAATGAAGAGAGGTTGGCCTGGATAAACAATATACTGGAAGATTTGAAAATTGCACGCGAAATACTGAATTTAAAAAATATTGACGAGTTTCGTAATGAAATGGAAATGTTAGGCATTGAGATAGAGCTAGACACCGCGAACAATGTAAATGTTTATAAAAAAACCTGGCACAATGGGAAAACTCCAGAGCAATCAGGGTGGCTTCCGGCAAAGAAAGAAAATTTAATAGCTCAGTGGAAAACGCCTTCATATATTAAAAAAATAGAAGGAAATAATGTATATTATGAGATTCATCTTAATGAATGGTCTATTGTTAGGAAAAAATAATGGAAGAGTTTTATATAAAAAATAAGCAAGGTAAGTTTGTTCCAGTAGAAATAAAGCATATTCTTGGCAAAGAATTAAATGGACATCTTATTGTTCTTAGAGTAGGAACAGATGCTTATCCGGCCACAGAATCTGACCTGGATGAGACGGCAGACAGCTTCAGCAGAGCAGATTTTCTAAAGGGATTGGATAATATAAGTATAGTTATTACGCCTTATCAAATAGATGTTGATTTGTTTCCAGAAGAAGAACTGGACAAAAAAAATATTTATCTGCAAATAACAAGCGGTCAAGATGTATTGATGTTAGAAGAATATTTAAGAAAAATGTACAACAATCTTAAATCAAAATACAATACCTCAGTTGTGCCAACGCCATTAAAAGTAGGAGAATACAGAAAAGTGCAAGAAATTCTAAAAAGATGTCAGATTAGAAAAGACAGACGAGGAAGTAGAAGTTAAGAGTATTAAGAAAATAAAAAACAAAACAGGAGTCCCAAATTTATGACTAAGATATTTATACTCGATACTAATGTTCTTTTGCATGACCCGAAGGCTTTATCGGCATTCGGAGATAATGAAATAGTACTTCCTTTGGTTGTATTAGACGAGCTAGATAAGAAAAAAGTTGGTTCCGACGAAGTAGCCAGACACGCCAGAATGGTAATTCGTACTTTGGATGACTTAAGAACCAAAGGAAATATACATGAGGGTGTCCAGCTTTCCAATGGTGGCATTTTAAAAGTAGAGTTGGGATATTATGACAAATGTCCTATGGGCCTAGATCCGTCGAGAGCAGATAATAGACTGATAGGCATCGCGTTAGGAATAAAAGAGCATCATAATGACAGAAAAGTTATAATGATCACGAAGGACATTAATCTTAGAGTTAAGTGTGATGCGCTAGGTGTCAGGTCAGAAGATTACAATGCCGACTCGGTTGCTGAAAATCCCAACATGATATATGATGGAACTAAAGACATAGAGATTGCCGATGAAACATTATTAGATCAATTCCATAAAGATGGGTTTTTGCCATTTGATAATAATTCATATGGATTCTTTCCCAATCAATATATCTGTATTAAATCAGCTATATCCAAGAAGTCAGGGTTGGCTAGAGTCGAAGATAATAATTTAGTAAAGGTCAAAACAGTAGGAGATATTTGGGGGATTTGTTCAAGAAACAAAGAACAAGCTTTTGCGCTAGACGCATTATTTAATCCGGAAATAAAATTAGTGACACTTATTGGAAGAGCAGGCACAGGAAAGACATTGCTTGCAGCCGCGGCGGGTATTGCCCAATTGTTTGACACTCACTCTTATAAAAAGTTAATAATGACTCGTCCAATACAGCCTATGGGAAAAGATTTAGGATATCTTCCTGGAGATATCGACGAAAAAATGCGACCGTGGATGGCACCATTACAGGACAATCTGGAGTTGCTATTTTCGGATAAGGGAGCTAATTTTTTAGACATGCAGCGAGAGGCGGGACTTATAGAAGTTGAAGCATTAACCTATATTAGAGGCCGGTCAATTCCCAAGTCATTTATTATCATTGATGAGGCCCAAAATCTCACTTCACACGAAATCAAGACAATTATTACACGTGCCGGCGAAGGATCAAAGATTGTATTAACTGGCGATATATTTCAGATAGACAATACTTATATTGACAGTGTCGATAACGGTTTATCTTGTATTGTTGAAAAATTTAAAGGATATAATATATCAGCACACGTTACACTGAAAAAGGGCGAGCGTTCTGTTTTGGCAACATTAGCGTCCGAAATACTGTAATTTTATAGCAAAGAAAGTGTAGTATTATAATTATGGTAACTGATAATAAAAAAGAAAATGAATTGCATCTTCAGGGATTCCATGTGGTCGCAGGCTGTGACGAGTCTGGCATGGGCTGTTTTGCGGGCGATGTTGTGGTTGGAATAGTTGCATTTTCGATGGGAGTAGATTATAAAATTCTACTCCCGGATCTAAATGATTCCAAACAAAAAACAGCACAAGAAAGAGATATACTATATCAGCGAGTTCATTCGTATGCTCTCTCTTATGCTACTGCAACAGCATCGGTAGAAGAAATTGACAGAATCAATATTTACTGGGCCAGATTTTTGGCAGTTTATAGAGCGATACGAAAAATGTCAGTTAAGCCCGAGTATATAATTATTGATGGTAATAAAATAATACCATCAAAAGAACAAATGATGCAAAAGATTAGGGCTGGGTATGCTGATAAGCCAGAAGTAATACAGCAATTAGCAGAGGAATTAGAGATAACATTGCCTCCTCAAGAAGCAATAGTAAAAGGTGATGGCAAATGTATTTCTATCGCGGCAGCATCAATTTTGGCCAAAGTAGAGAGAGATAAGCATATTGATGAGTTGGCCAAGTTGGCACACCCAGATTATAACTGGGTTAATAACAAATCATATTATTGTCCGAAACAAGTGACTGCGATTAAAAAATATGGAAAGACCATATATCATAGAGAAAAGTATGTTAGGAAGTATTTAATATAAAGGAGAAAGAAAATGCCTAAGAAGAAAGTTGATGGTGCAGAGGGCCATAATGTTAGTGTAAAAAATCTTTCAATGGCAGACCTATACGCTTTGTATATGTTTGTGTCCGCGAATTGGAATAGGGGCTTTGGTGCAGGAAAGAAAAACGCAGAAAAAGTAATTGAAGCAAAGATGAAGGAGATTGAAGAGGAGTTGTATAGTAGAGCATATGGCCGAAATCCATTTGTTGCAGAAAAGATTGTAAGTGCCACAACCACGATAGAGGGCCAATTACCAGAGCAAGTACTTGCGTCATTACCAATTGTTAAATTCGATGGTGAAGAAAAGACAGAGCAAAAGCCACAATCAAATTTTATTATTGCAAACAAAGACATTAAAGAAGAAAATACAGAAAATTCTAGGTTTATTGTGGCAGACAAAAACAAATGATTTGGAATACTATAAAAAATACATTTGCTGGCAAATTGCCGGGATATAAGGAAAAAGATATGATAACTAGCGAGCAGTTATTAAAGATAATGCCAAAGTGCCCTGGTGATAAAGTACAAGCATACGCAAAATGTCTTTCAGACGCAATGAAAGAGGGCCAGATTAATACCAACAACCGTATTGCTTGTTTTCTGGGACAGCTTGCACATGAGTCAAATCAATTACGAGAGTGGACCGAAAATTTAAACTATTCTGTAAAGGCAATGATGTCAACATGGCCCAAAAGATTTCCAACCGTAGAGTCCGCAACTCCATATGCATATCAGCCAGAAAAACTTGCAAATCATGTGTATTGTGACAGAATGGGAAACGGAAACGAAGCCTCTGGTGACGGATGGAAGTACAGAGGACGCTCACCAATTCAAATTACAGGACGCAATAGTTATAAGGCCGCAGGGCAATTTATAACTATTGATTTAGACAACAATCCTGATTTTGCTGCTGGTGAGAATGTTGGTTTTAGAATTGCCATGTGGTATTGGGCAACCCATAATTTAAACACACTGGCAGATTCTTTAGATATACTGGGCATAACGAAAGCAATCAACGGCGGCACTATAGGTTTCGCAGCACGCGAAGCCTTTACAAAAAAGGCGTTAGAAATATTGAAAGCATAAATAGAAAGGAATAAATTAATGGAAAAAGAAATGGTAGATCACCCCATTCATTATGGTGGCGAAGAAGATATTTATGAAACCATTAAGGTTATAGAAGCATGGGGCCTTGATTTTTGTTTAGGCAATGCTATCAAATACATATCTCGTGCCGGCAAGAAAGAAAATACTATAGAAGACCTAAAAAAGGCAGTTTGGTATATAGAAAGAAGGATTAAGCAGTTACAAGAGGTACCAAAAGAATAAAGACAAAATCTAAATTTTTATAGGAGTACCATATGAGCAGATTTATTCAAGTTACTATACGAGAAAGAATCGAGGGTACGCCGGGGTTTGTCGAGCCGAAAGAATTTGATATCACGATAAATACAGACCAAATAACCCTGTTTAATGCAGGCGAAGATGGAGACGTCACATTTGTTAGGCTTTCGTGCGGCATGACTATTTGTGTAGCAATGAAAGAGCATAAGTTTGCACAACTTGTAAGAAAAGAGAGATAATGAAAATAGTAGAGCCAAGTTTTGTTATTGAAGACGAGATAGACGGAATAAAGATACTAAAGAAATTGGAATCTGCGGCCAGGAATTGCTACAAGTCAGAAAATCTTGTAACGGAAGATTCCTATAAGGCTATCATAAAACGGATAATCGATTCTCACCACGATTCTGTATTGGAACACGAATCAATTACTGTAAGGTTTATTTGTGATCGTGGCATATCACATGAGCTTGTTAGGCATCGTATAGCAAGTTTTAGTCAAGAGTCAACCCGGTACGCAAACTACTCCAAAGATAAATTTGGAAACGAAATAAGTGTGATATTGCCAGCACTAATAAAGAGTAGACCAGAATTATTCGATTCCTGGTTGTTAGCATGTTCCCTGGCAGAACAAAGCTATATGTATATGCTGGACCAAGGAATTTCTCCGCAGATAGCTAGATCGGTCCTCCCAACATGTCTTAAGACAGAAATAGTCGTGACAGCCAATGTTAGAGAATGGAAGCATATTTTTGAACAAAGGACAGATAAAGCAGCCCACCCACAAATGCGGCAATTAATGTGCCCGCTTCTCAAAGAATTCAGAAACCTAATACCAATAATTTATGACAATATAGGCACTACTGATATTTAAAGCAGGAGAGCGACAATGCACTATGTCTTGTTATTAGATAACAACTATGTGGCGCTGGCTATAATACCAGGCAGAAAAGCAATAAAGCTTCTAACCAATGAGAAAGTAGAGCCGGTTCATATAACGAGCAATCCAGACAAAATATTGTACGGCAAGGGGTGGTTTATCATGCCATCCATAATTCGTTTATTGACAAAGATACCATGGAGAGCTCATTCGGCCAGAATTGCCTTCTCTAGAAAAAACTTATTATTAAGAGACGATTGTCGCTGTCAATATTGCGGAATTAAAATAAGCAAAAATATAGCAACAATTGATCATGTAATACCAAGGTCAAGAAATGGCACGACAGATTTTTCAAATTGTGTGATTTGTTGTAAGAAATGTAATGGTATAAAGGCAAACAGAACGCCAGAAGAGGCCGGAATGAGGCTTATCAAAAAACCAGCAACCCTATCGTTTTTCAGTTTGTACAAAAATTATATTGATGCTGCGGCCGACGAATGGGCAAATTATATAGGAAGTTAATTAAATGAAAATAGAGTTCGCGGATAAAAGTTATTTAGAATTGATTAAAACTGACAATGGGGTTTCGGTTATTTTGTGTGGAATTAAAAACAAAAATCAAACCACGATATCGTCGGCCAATTTAACAAACGAGCAATCTAAAGAAATTTTTGATTTTTTTCGAAAAATTATAGAGAATAGTGTACTATAATGATAGCGACAAATGGATGTCGTATTTTTAAGGAGAAAGACAATGATTAATAGTAAGAACAAAAGTTGGCAACAAGAAGATGTAAGGGCTCTCAAAAAGCTTTTTGGTTCAAAATCCAATAGCGAGATTGCTATGTTGTTAAATAGAACACCGAAGGCGGTTGAACGAAAGGCCGCGAAGATGAAGTTGTTTAAGACCAAAAAGTATCTTAGAGCTCTTGGTCGCAAGGTTTAAGCTACCTAATTGCGATATCTAATTCAATGGGCAGCCATCCGCATCCGCGTCTGGTCTGCCCATTGTCATGTAAAAACGAAACGAAAGGTACAATAATGAGCAAGTTACAAGATGCGGAAACTGCCTATACATTTGATGATTTTGTGTTGGTGCCGATGCACTCGGAAATAAAATCCAGAAAAGACCCAGAAATTAATGTTAGTCTTCCAGACTTTGATTTCCCGCTACCAATAGTGGCAGCACCAATGAATACTGTTTGTGAAGAAGATATGTTGGTGGCTATGTGCGATATGGGCGCCACTGGCGTATTGCATCGCTATATGTCTATAGAAGATCAATACAATATGTGCAAAAATGTTATGGCGCGTCTTTCAGACGCTGTCTCCGACACCCCAGTTTTATCATGGGGGCCTAATTGTACACAAAAGTTCTATGCTGCGGTGGGAGCTCAAGGGCCGCAAGGAGATTCTTCCGACCGGGCTGCTGCGCTAATGGAAGCTGGGGTCCATGGAATTTGTATAGATGTGGCCAATGGACACAACGCTTTGTGTATAAATACGGTTAGGGCTTTACGAGCCCGTTGGCCCACGGTTAATATTATGGCCGGAAATGTTTGCACACTCGCGGGCGCCCGGGATTTAGCGGCGGCTGGAGCCAATTCTCTGCGCGTTGGTGTAGGGCCTGGGGCTGTCTGCACTACCAGACTCGTGACTGGTCACGGAGTTCCGCAGTTATCAGCTATAGAGGACTGTGCGAGAATTAAGGAAGAATATCCCAATATAGCTTTGATAGCAGATGGCGGAATAAGATATAGTGGAGATATAGTAAAGGCTTTAGCTATAGGAGCTGATGCCATAATGATTGGGTCTCTGTTGGCTGGTACCATAGAATCGCCAGGCGAATGGTTGGAAGAAAATGGACAGCTTTTTAAATATTATCATGGTATGGCTAGTGTAGAAGGACGAAAAAAATGGTTCGATAAATCAAAAGCCGGCTTGCCCAGCGAAGGTGTAAGCACTAAAGTTCCATACACGGGGCGATCGGCATACAGAGTTGTAGAAGGCTTGTGTCAGTCGGTTAAAGTTGGGTTGAGTTATGCTGGTGCGCGTAATTTGGCCGAGTTGCGAGAAAAAGCTGTATGGCGCCGGGTAACGGCGGCTGGAGTCACAGAAGGAACGCCGCATGGAAAGCGTTAGTAAGCAGTTATGGCAATATATAAATACAATGAATCGTCTAAACAACAGCAACAACCCAATTAAACAATTGTATTTTCAGATATTACATGCTAAAAAAGTTAACAGCACAATAAACATAAGTACTGATAAATTAAATAATGTATATGAAATAAAAATAGAGGATAATTTTTCAGGCTCGCGCATACTATACACATTAAGACCCAAAAAACAGGCAGAAAAAATATTTCTACCTTAGGAAAAAGAAAAAATGAGCGAAAAGAAAAGAGGATGGATATACAAAGAAGTAGTGGGTATTGGCATATTAAACCCTCGACTATTAAATACTATGCGTTTTAAAAGCGATTGGGCACTAATATATTATTACATTCTCTGTTGTGGCGACCCGGCCTGGGCCAGCTCATATAGTTTGGAGGACGGTACGTATGCAGTTTCAATAGACCATGCGTGTTGTAACACACTAGTCTTTGAATGCAAGCATGGGAAAATAACATTTATTGACGATTAAAACTTCCAAATAGTGTATAATATAATTATGAACAAAACCATTAAATCTTTATATTACCTGAACTTAGATAACAAGAATTGCGTTGCCCATATTGTGAAAGATATGGCTGTGTGGATAGATTATATCACTAAAACAATGGAAATGACAGACGGCTACGCAGATTACAGAACAATTAGTAAATATCTCGCCAAACACATAAAGGACAAAAAATGAATTATTTGGGATTTAGAATAGAAATATCAAATAATATATTAACCAGGAATTGGACTAGAAAATTTTCATCAAAACATTGCTTGGCGCATATTGATGATATGCACAAAGAAGGAAAAATAACAATAGAACGATTGGGCAATATGCTAATAGCACACGGGCAAAAAGCAGATTATAAAACTGGCCTGTCCAATTTTTCCCTGACATATGAAACGTCTTCCGATAACGAAGAGCTCTTTAGGATTGTACAAATTATGAATGTGCTTGGCAATGACCGTCTCATAAAGGAGAAAGTAAATTCTTTTATTAACGGCAAAAGTTTGTTGTGCGCTCTTCCACAACTAGACCCTATTAAGACGGCCATAGTAAAGATAGACCAAATAATTCCTGGGTTTATTAGGTGTGGCTGGTATTATGCCCCGGAAGCCTTATTCGATGTCTGATTCTTTGTGGGTAGTGTATATTTTGCAATTGAGCAATGGAATATATTATACCGGAATCACCAACAATCTGGCCCGCAGACTAAAGATGCATGCAAGTGGTCATGGAAGCAAATTGGTGAGAGCTTTGCGTCCGTTTATCTTGGTATACACGGAGCGTGCAGAAAATAGAAGTTCGGCCAGCAAAAGAGAAATAGAAATAAAAAGATTAAGCAGAAGAGAAAAAATAAAACTAGTAAGGAATAACAATGAAACAATCAAGTATTTATAATGAAATACGTGAAGAAAGAAAAAATCAGGACAATAAGTGGGGCGGCGCGAATAATGATGATTACCACACAGAAGAAACATGGGTGGTATTTTTAGTAAAACATTTAGGCAAGGCCATGATATTCGCTAACAAATGGGATTTGATTATATTCCGCAAGCAAATGATACGAGTGGCAGCATTAGCAGTTGCGGCCATAGAATGGTGCGATAGAAAAAATATAAAATGAAAAATTATTTTTACAAAGGAGAAAGAAATGAGTGATTTTCCGATTCAACCGTTGTTTGACAAAGTATTAGTTAAGAAAGATGACGCCACCATGGACAAAGACAATGTGTTTTATCTACCGGACACTGTCAAGGGACGAACTCAAACCGGAACGGTAGTAGCAATTGGGCCTGGGTATCTGGACTTGGTAACAGGCAAATTTATTCCCACCACTTTGAAAGTTGGCGACCGTATATTTATCAAAGAATTCGACGGATATATAATTCAATATAAGGAACACAAAGTGTTTGTGTTTAATGAAAAAGATATATTGGGTAAGTTAGCCGAAGGGGAGTAATGAAAATAACGCAGGTCGACCAGAACATATTATTTCCTGGACCAAAACACCCATACCTGTCACCTGGCAATTATGTTGTAGATTTGCCAGAAAAGGGCCTGGTAGCTTTTTATATATCTGGAACAAGATTATCAATAGGGATAGCAGGCAGTGACTGTAATGTTATTTTTATGGGAAATAAACTAATTCTCAGACACATAAGTTTTCTTAAAAAAGACCAAATTATCATGGAGTTTAAGACCAGCATTTACACTTATAATGTATTCGCAAAATTCCATGACGATTTTGACGCGAAACTAATATCTATAATAAGGAAATAAGATGGATTTTTTTGATAGTTTAAATAAAAGAATAGAAGAAAGCGAAAAACGATGGAAAGAAATCACCCATATAGCAGAAGAGCTAAAGTTATTGGGAGAACATGACAAAGGAAATTGCGACATACGACGTATCTTTTGTATAGAGCAATTAGTTTTGTTGATGATAGAAGAGTTGAGACCAATGGCCAATATAGGACAACAGGCAAAAGACATGCAAAATGAGATATCTAATATGCTTAATACATTTGATACCGAGGTAAAATAAATGCACCAAATATTACCAATAACAACGTTGTTGTCAGATTTTGAGCCAGGAAGCATAAACAAAGATGAATTAGAAAATATGATAAAAGATTTAGTGAAGAGCAACGAACCAGAAAGAGAAGTAGACAGCATTAATTATACCGATGATGGCATAATAGTTATATTGGATAACGAAGAAACGATAGATATCAGTATTGATTGGGACGAAATAATTATAGAGGACTAATATGGGCGGATTTGGAAGTATTTTAAAAAAAGGCAAAAAGATATTTGCTACCAAAGAAAAGAGCGGAATATGGAGCCGTTGTGAAAACTGCAATGCCCGCAATTTGATTTATGAGTATATAGATAACGAAAAGCAAACATGGATGTTGTGCGAATGCTGCATATCAATTTTTGCCAAAGATGAGGAGGAAGAAGAATGAAGGTTGCTAATATTAAATCCGGTACACTAACCCACAGCTCTACCATTAATTCTAAAATAAATATGGATCATTTATATATGAAGCCATGTTATTTTGCGGATATTGAACGAGCGGAAAAACGAAAAGATTGGGTGTGGAGGATTGGATGCAAGTATGAGAACAAAAAGAATGAAGACTTTTCGTTTAAAATGTATAAGTTTGGCGACGTAACCGATGAAAAAACATGGCTATATATAACTAGCGCGGCTTTTGCTATAGTTCTAATAGATACGTATAGGAAAGATGGAGAAGAGGGCATTAGACAGATTATAAGAAATACACCATAAGAGGATATTTATAATGGCTAGTTTTGATGATATATTAAAAAAGGGTAAGAAGATACCCGTAGCAGCCAAAGAGCAAGAAAATTGGTTGTCTCATATAAGTTCTATTATACAAGGGTTGTGTAAATTAAACACAATGTATGCAGGAAAGCCAGGAGAGCACTTTGTTCATTCGATAGAGCAAGTGAAATGCTTAGGGTGCCAGAAGGCTTTATATTTGTTGGTCGCTATAGATATGAATGACAGAACCTCCGTAACCAAATGGAGACTAAGCAGTTGGAAAATGGACGGAGATAATTATTATTGTGAAGATTGTGCGAAATCTTAGAAATGAGTGATATATGAAAACGTTAATATGCGATCTTAGTTATGGCGATACCGGCAAGGGAAGAGTGTCTGCCTATTTTTGTGAGAAACACAATTATCAATGGTCGGTTCGTTTTAACGGATCGAATAATGCTGGCCACACAGTCTATGATAATGAGGGCACAGAATACAAGCTACATCATTTGCCAGCTGGAGCAGTATTTGGCAAGAAAATAGCACTAGATGCCGGAATGGCTATCAATTTAGAAGAACTGAAAGTTGAATTAAAGACGCTGAAGCATCCGGCAGAATTATATATTTCCAAAAATGTACACCTTATCCAGGACAAACATCTGAAACAAGATAGTGATGGTAGTGGAATAGGTAGTACAAAAAGAGGAATAGCTTATGTGTATGCGGATAGGGCATTAAGAAAAGGTATCAGGATAGAAAATATCAAAGCTGATGTGGAGAAAGAATTAGGGTGCACTGTCTATTCTGGACTTCCTCCATTTGGGGCCGAATCAGCTCTTTATGAGGGCGCACAAGGAATTATGTTAGACGTCGACTACGGAAATTATCCTTATGTTACCTCCTCATCTGTAATGCCCAGTATGGCTCATAAGATTGGGCGAACAATCGGGGTTATGAAGGGATATGTAACTCGAGTTGGGGATGGCCCACCTTATACTCCCGATGTTCCGGAATTGAGAGAAAGAGGCAAAGAATTTGGAGCAACTACCGGAAGGCCCAGGAAATGTACCTGGCTAAACGAAGACGATGTAGATTATGCTATATCTATAGTACAACCGGATGAAATAGTGGTAACCAAGTTAGATATTCTAGATGGAATGAAAATAGGACTATACAAAAACTCAAAACTAAGTATGTTCGATACTCTAGACTCGTACGAGAATTATTTGTTAGAAAGATTTCCTCAAATCAAATGGTTCTCTAAATCACCCAGTGGGGAGTTGCTGAAGGTTTAAAATAATGCACGATATCATTAATATAATTGAAGGCTGGCTTATGATGGCTAAACCGCCGTCCAGTTCTAAAACTCCCAATGATTTCAGAGAATGGAAGAAATGCGTGGCTTTATCCAAGCTGGGATGGAAAATAATAAAATGTGAAAAATTATCAGAAAATTCAAGTACTTTGGTTATTTTTTGGCACAAGGAAGGGAAAGAAGACTTGAAGGTTAAGCTTTCTTTTTTAGAGCAATCTTTGTGGATAGACTATTTGGAGAAAAGGAATCAAGATGACAAACAATAATACAGTTAATCCTTGGCCCGCACTTTCGCAATGGCCTTTAACGCAAACAACAACTAACAGTAACGGGACTGGTGGGCACGCAACAGCCTACTATGGCAATACACAAGTTGGTGGGTGCATCGGACAAACCGACGGATACGGATATTATTATGTAACTGTAGGAGCCTCTGGCACTACACTAAACAACAACTCTTATACCGTCTTCACCGACTCTGACTCATTTAGGGTCATGAAGCTTCCGTTGAACAGAATACCAAAATCAGTATATGTCGACGGCAAAAAACGCATCCTGGGGATTTTGGGAACTAATGCGGAATGCTTTTATACAGGAGAACACCTGATATTTACGACTAAACTATTTGGATTCTGGGATAGTAGTCACGACACAATCATATTAGAATATCCAAACGCAACTTATAACTATAAATATACAAATGATGGACAAAGGCAATTGAAAACCAAACTTATTAGTATAATAAAATGAATTACAACCCCACAATCTATTTCTTATATTGGACCACCTTTAAACAAAAGGAAAATATAAAAGACTGGGCAGAAAAGAATCGTAGTTGGATAATACAATCGGGAAATAACACGACACCGTGTAGCGATATTCTAGATTTTATTGATAAATTTCTGATTACGGGGTATAATAATAGTATGGGTGAAAGGAAGTTAGATGAAGAAAAAACGAAAGACCAGAGTAACTAAAGCGCTTAGACTGCAGTTTCAAGAAGAGAACAAAATAAAGGCCAAGAAAAATAAAATCATTCCCGGCCCGTGGACCAATTTAGAAGTAAAGTTTAAAATAACTCCGGAGTTAAGACTTACCAAGGGTATTTCGTATGATATGTATGGGGCTTATATATTTGACGATATGTGGTTTGAAAAGGGATGGTATCCTGTTTATATCAATATAACATCTAAAGATATTGCGAAAGAGGTCACCGAACATGGAAAAGATTCGTTTATAGCCGCCTGGGAAAAGGCAATTAACACAGAAGAGAATAAAAAGAAGTACGGGACTATAGTGATATTAGAAGCTAATATAGATCACTCTGTTGATGCGGACGAGACCCACAGATTCATATCTTGTAAGGCAAAAACTAACAGGAAAACCATTCCTGGGTTCACTGCCTTTAGAAGAAAAAAGTACGTATTATTATGAAATCACTAATATTTTGTTTATATAATCTATATGGAAGGCGACAATATACCGTTGCTGCTCTAGAAGAAATAAAGCTCGCATCATCGTTGCAATTCGAAGTGGTGGTTTGGGCAAACTGTTGTGGCCAGGTTAAAAATAATATAATGGATGATGTCCCAGAGGAATTAATAAATTTTATTAAAAAATATGCAATACATGGATAATAGAATAAAATCAATTTATATAATTACGCTACGATCAGGTCTAAAGATTAATAACATAATAGACCCGGAAGGAACTATATTAGATACCATATCGGCCGAAATATTAAAAGCTTACGACACCAGATATTGTTCCTCGTCCGAAATCATAACTTTTGTTAAGGAGTTTGTAATATGAATGGTAAATTTAAGGCCATTTACAAAACATTGCTATTAAAAAAGAGATTCCCGGCCAAACCAAGTATCACACAAATGATAGACTTTATATGTATGTTTTATGTTGGCGAGGTAGGAGTACCAACTTATAAGGAAGTAAGCGATTTCCTAGAGGAATATAAAATTGAACGGTAAGTTTAAACTAATATACTATGCTGCCTTAAGAGCCCAAGGTTTAGCGGAAATTCAACGCGGGATACTCTGGGGCGCGCTGCACGTAGTATATAAAACAGAGAATATTACAGATACTATCAACGCCGCCCTTGAGTTTGTAGATAGGTATTATGTTGAACAATAAATTTAAAGTATTATACCTTACAGCTTTACCCAAACCCACAGTGCGATTATGCAAGGTTGTAAGCTGGAGCCAGGACTTTATATTACAAAAGACCATCAAATTGTTAAAGGGACACGTAGGAGAAGCCTATTTGGTAGAGTTGTCGGTCAAGAAATTTTTAGCTCAGTGGTTAATTAAATGAATCTAAATTTTAAATTTCTATATACTTATATCCTAGCAGGAAGGTATAATGTGATAGACGAAGAACAAGAAGACAACGTTCATTACCTAACATTATGCAACCCAGATGTGCAACTTACTCTATTAATTTCCTCTTCTGACCGTATAAAAGTGATTAATAAGCCTCGTTAAACTCACTATACCATTAATCAATGCCAAATATATGATTTTATTATCTTTTTATTATAAAATCCGCTCACCTATACGGTGTTAAAGAATACCCAATAATCCGTATCAGTCTATATAAAATATGCGATTTCTAAGTCCTTGATAATACAAGGATATTTTTTTATTATTTATACCCTTAAATTTCACTAAGGGAGGGTAAATAATATAATGAGTCAGGAGAGAGAGAGCTCACAATTATAATGAGCCTATAAAGTATGACAGAGTGGAGAGTGCTAATGGGCCCGACAGGAATGATAGGTGTTGATGTCACTCTAGTAAAGCTATAGAGATTAAACAATTGATGTGTCTCAAAATCAGTAGACATACGAGTAGGAAAAAAATTTAATACGCTCTAAATCGATAGGTGTTAATAGGCGCTCTAGGAGCGCTGGTCGAAACATAATCATTGATAAAATTGTGCAAATATGGTCTTATGGGTGGGCTCCTTGCCTATCTCTCGCTTCTTACTGCGCAATCTTTGCGTAGTGTATAACTAAACTATGACGCCCACGCCATAGCGACATTTGAGTCATACGCTTTTTGATCAAACTATGCAAAGATTGCGTGGTTTATTGACGATATGACAACAATGTCGCGCCTTTTGATCACGTTATGCAATCTTTGCATAGAGCTTTGGAGCGACTAGGACCAAAAAGTCGTGCTAAATCGCGTATAAGGAACGACGCCCGATGACGCAGCGCGTCGTTCCGACGTGTAAAAAATTGCCTAGTGCGTAAAAAAATCGCGCCTGATTTCATTAGGGAATTTTCAAAAGTGTAAAAACGATTGCGCATCGCAAAAAATTCATAGCTGAAATCATTAAAGAATTTTTTTGGCACCACGATTGCATTGTATTCATGCAAACGGCGGACGCTACGCCACAAGGGAAAGGGAAAACATCATGGCAATCGTTGACGGAACAGACAGGAATTATCGCGACGTGCTAAGTCGTGCGCGAGTCAATGGTGAGGCTCACGACTTTCGCCATTGCCAAGGCTGGCACGCACCCAAAAAAACGACCATGCTAGACCTATACCGCACGGGTAGGGCAAGCGTAGAACAAGCCTTAGCTCACAATGCCAAGCCCAAAGACCATGTTGCGGCATTGGAATGGGTCGCCAATGCGCAAGGACAGGATGCGATGTTTGCCTTTGCTCAAAAATTGGTCGCTCACGGCATTGATGTTCACAAGCTAGAGTCAACCCGCAAGGCTACCATGACGCGCCAAGTCAACAAGCTCACGGCTGAAAATGAGCGCCTGGTAAGAACGGCAAGAAAGCCTGTCATTACCATACGAAAGGTTGTCGCAGGTAAGTCGGTCGAGCGCGTGGTATTGTCTGGCACGCCGAAACCTGTAACGCAGCGCGACATCGAGTCCGCCGAATCCGTGGCCATTGCCGAGAAGTATGCCAGTCTTAAAGCACAACTAGACAAGCTCAAAGCCACGCCTCGTGAAACCGTCGGCGCATTGTCACAGGAACAACTAGCCGAGATTGCACGACGCAATGCGTCAAAGGGTCGTCCGATAGTCAAATAGGCATAGACACACACATAGACATAGGCGCCACTAGGGCGCCCTGGTAATGCGGCCTAATGTTGTTGTCTGACATTAGCAGGTGACAAGCCCTGGTAGCTCAAAGGCGAGTCCGATGAGCCAACGCAGAGTCACAGGCACACACATACACACATATGGTCATGGTAAGTATCATGGCCGGCACCAAGGGATGAGTGTGTCTGGTAGGTTTTAGGTGAAGTCAAAAAAACGCGCTAAAAGTGAGAGCGCAAAAAACGCGGACGACCGAAAGGCGACGCGGAAAGGCAAGACAATGGACCCAATCATTGCGGCTCGTCGGTTTAAGGCATTGGAAAGAATACAACGTCAAATTGATTATCTAGGACGTTGCTGTGAATGTGACCTTGACCATGTTTTACACTATGCCGGCGGTTTAATAGGCATGGCGCAAGAGTGTGACTTGATAACAGAAAAAGAAGAATTTGACTATGTGTGGACCGCGAACGATGTTGTTAGAACACGTCGAGGACACTAACACACACATACACACATAGGATATGCCGCAATGTGGCCTAATGGATAGCCGTTAGCAGGTTGTAAGCCCTGGTAAACACAGAACACGGTTAGGTACAATTATACCTTAGGAGCATTTTGCGGAAGCCAAGGCGTGAGTGTATCTAGTCGGTTGGAAGTGAAGTCGTTTTCGTTTGCGTTTTTGTGCGAAAACGCGAAAAAAAATTCAACTGCAAAAAGCGGGGATGGTGAAGTTTGCCTACTCGCTGATTGGTCAAGTCGATTTTTTTCGCATTTAGTGAAAGCGGTTTTTTGCGGCAATTACGCCGCCTTTGTGAAAGGATTGTTAGGTACCATGGACATCAACAACATGACCCCGGAACAGTTGAAAGCCGAAATCGCCCGTTTCCAGACCGAGAACGACGCTCTCAAGGCCAAGGCTGCGGCACGCCAACACTTCACGCTCAAGGTCAGCCCCAAGGGCGCGGTCAGTATCTACGGCTTGGGCCGCTTCCCGGTCACACTCTACAAGGGCCAAATGGATACCTTGTTGGCGCACAGCGACGACATCAAGGCTTTCATCGCGGCAAACGTGGCCACGCTCAAAGTCAAAGAGTAGGCTAGAGCCAAACAATTAGAGCATAGGGCCTGAAATAATGGCCCTCCTAATGCAGCCTAGTGGATTTGCCACTAGCGGGTCACAAGCCCCTAATGCAGAGTGGGAAAGGAAACAGTCATGTTTTACGCACTAGCTATGCTTTCGGTATCCGTCATGCCAGCGGATTGGGATAGATACGATACAGCCTTGATGACGACTCTGGTTGCGGAATCGGTGTATGATGTCATGAGCACGAGATACAGGCTCAAACACCCGCACGAGGGAATAAGAGCCGATCAGTTGTTCGTCGAGAATAATCCGCTCTTAGGTCGCAATCCTGGTGCGGCTAGGATATGGGGTTCGTTTGTGCTGGCTAATGGTGCAGCCTTAGTGCTGGCCATGATATTGCCATCGCCAGTGAGAAAGGTGTTTCTGGGCTTGACAGTAGAGATTGAGACTATCAACCTGGTACACAACGCCCTGATACCAGGATATGTGTCTTACCGTATGGCGTTCTAAGTGTTTGATATGATAGAATAACAATTCCTAATGCGGCCTATGGGATTCCTCATAGCCAGTCACAAGCCTGGGTAGCTCAAAGGCGAATCCGATGAGCCAACGCAGAGTGGGAAAGGGAACAGTCATGTCCAAGTCAGTAGCGACGGGAAAAATCAAGGAATATCTCCGCCTGATTAAAGTGTGCGAGATACCTGATTTATATGGGAATTATCGCATACTGAAAGGCATGATTGAGATGGCATGGTTTTTGGACGCCATCAGTGAGCAGGAGTATTGTCGCGCAACAAACGACGCCAATGAAGTTTATGGGCGTCGAACAGGATATTAGCCAGAGGCTTTTGATAGGGATGGGACGCAAAGGTAGCATAACGCTACCATAGCTCAAAGCGAAACCCTGGCCTATCAACGCGGTTGGGTATCCGCGTGCCGACCGAAAGACCGTCACTCGGCGAACAAAATACCCAAACCAATCAAGGGGTTATACTGCCCCGGAAAGGAACGGTCAATGGAAAATTTGCCGCGTTTGTTAGAAGCTATCAAGCAACAAAAAATCGCGGTTGTAGACGCTGAACGTATAGCGGCACACGCCCACGAACAGGTCCAAGCCGAGAAACGACGGTTAGCTGAACTGGAAGCACAATCTGCCGACGCATACCAAGGGCGTAGCAGATACACCGAAGGACAACGGGTAGAAGTCCGTCGTGGTATTCGTGTGTGCTTGTGCGAGCCGAAGAACATTGGCGAGATTTGCGAGTCTCTCGCCGACTACGACCGTGCTTTGGTTGAGCATGAGGTTGACTATCTTTGCACTCGCAAGGTGTTGGTGTGGAACGGGTCCAGAGGACCGGCATCGAAATATAGCCGGGTATAAAGTCCGGCTGTCCGTAGGGTTAGGCTCTATCGGCTTTTTCTAGGCTTGGCCGATAACCTAAAGATTAAGTAAAGCCTAGCTTAATGTTGCCTGGCGTGCCAATGGACGCTAGCCTGTCCCAAGCCAGGGTAAAAACAGAGGGCATAGAGTTCTAGTGTTTGGGTAGGAGCAGGACGAGCGGGAACGTCGGCCGGAAGTGAAAATGCCGAAGGGTCATCAACCTGGAGGTACAACACGAGTAGGTCAAACGGAGTAGTGGGAGAGGCTGATAACCTTGATGTATCTACACCGGCCCAAACACACGTAATGTTGCCTGGCGACCTAGAGGTCGCTAGCCTGTCCCAAGCCAGGGTAAAAACAGAGGGAGAAAGGTAAGTCTATGAAAAGAGTAGCAGAGCGTATTCGACATGTGCTCCAATGGTTGCCGGGGCCGCCATATCACAAAAACTATTGGCGGCCGCAGTCTGTCTGGCGGTATAAGGCAACGCAAGTGGGCGAATGGGCACCGGGACGTCCAATCCTAAGTTTCCGTGAGCGTTGGGTTTTCCGCTGGACCATAGGCTGGCTGGACACTTGGGTGTATAAGCGATGGTGCCGTACTTGGGACATGCTGTTCCAGGACCGTCGCAATCTGCTCAACGCCATCAATGATTTGCTGGAATCGGCAGACCAAACTGGGTGTACGCCTGATTTGGCTGTCGTCGAGCAAGCCAAGCTGGATAGGATTCGTTCTGTAATAGCGAATCTCAGCTAGGGAAAGGTACACTATGGAAAACAGATACCGCTGTCAAGGCTGTGGTATAGAGGCGAAATACCTGTACTTTATCCCGAAGTACGTCATGCGGCCTGTGCGAATACCTGACCCTAACAGGCCAGGACAAACGGTTGAGAGACTCATATTCACATGCAGGTGTGGGTGTGAGGATGTGGTCCTACTACAACAAGGAGGTGAAATAGGTCAATAGTATCAAACACTTAAACCTATCACACGCCTTAATAACCGGATGCCAAAGTGCAGAAAGACGGGTACTAATGACTTGGCCGTGAGTATAGCTACAAGGCCAAACAGATAGAACAAAGGGCTGGTAATGCCAGTCCGTAATGCGACCAAACATGTGCAGAGGCCGTAGTGCAAATCAACTACGACTAGGGAGTAAATATGGGAGGACGGGAGTGAAACAATCTCCCGCCTTCCCCTCCCGAACTAACGAGGCGTTGACGCACGCCTACAAGCACAGTTTGACGGTCCTAAGTCCGTGTAAACGCAGAAGGATTAACAAAGAAAGGAGTAGTCATGGACCGACAGTCATTCAAGGATTTTTGCGACCAGGTGAAAGAGTACCGCGATGAGCACTCTGTGGTCTTGGCACACGAGGCAATGCCTTCTGTTCTGAAGAGCAAAACCCTGCGTTGGTATCCGGCTCGTGGTTTGCCGTATG